AATCTGTATCAGAACCCCTTTTAGAACAATTGGGTAATTCCCGTTTTACAATTTTTCCACTAAGATATCCAGATATTTGGGAAATGTATGAGATTCAACGTAAATGTTTTTGGGTACATACTGAAATTGGCTATGATAAAGATCTCGCTGATTGGGAAAAATTAACCAATAATGAAAGGTATTTTGTAGAACATATTCTTGCTTTCTTTGCTGGGTCTGATGGTATAGTGTTAGAAAATTTGGTATCAAATTTTTGTGAAGAAATACAGATTCCCGAGGCCAGGTTTGTATATGCTTTCCAAGCAATGATGGAAAATGAACATTCTGCTGTATATGGAAAATTAATAGAAACATTGGTAAAGGATAAAACTCGCAAAAAAGAATTATTTAATGCTATAGATACCATACCATGTGTAAAAGAAAAGGCTGATTGGGCTAAAAAATGGATGAATAGAGATTCTAGCTTTGCTTCTAGATTAATTGCCTTTGCAATTGTAGAAGGTATATTTTTCAGTGGAAGTTTCTGTGCTATTTTTTGGCTTAGAAATAGACGTTTAATGATAAATGGATTAGGCAAAAGTAACGAGTTTATTTCAAGAGATGAAGGGCTTCACACTGATTTTGCCATATTATTATATACAAAATATATTAAGAATAAATTGCCCGAAAGTGAGGTATTTTCCATATTTAAAGAGGCTGTAGAAATTGAATCGAAATTTATAACAGCAAGTATCCCATGTAAAATGATTGGGATGAATAGTGATTTAATGATACAATATATACAGTTTGTAGCCAATAGATTATTGCTTCAACTTGGATATAATAAATTATATGACTGTAAAAATCCCTTTGATTTCATGAATCTAATTTCTATACCGGGTAAAACCAATATGCATGAAGGGGATGTCACTGAATATCAATCAGCAAATAGTAAAAAGGATCATTTTTCTCTTTCCGAGAGTTTTTAAGAAATTTCAAAAGGAAAAAAATTTTTCAGGTTTGAAAACTATTTAAAAAATATAAATTTTTATAAACTATTATAAAATACGTGATAAATAAATACCAGAAATGGCTAAATATGCAAAGGTAAAAGACTTTTTTGGTAATGTAGATAGAATTACAACAAAAAAAGAAGTGGAAAAATCAATAGAAAAAAATGAGATTCTTTTAATAGAGAAAAATACTAGTAATTATCCCAGTCAAATATTTATACATTTTTCTAACATGTATCCCTCTTTGAAATTTGTACATTTACACATGACAATAAGTAGAGAAGATCTCAGAGCAAGACCTAATATCGCTGAAATTCCTCATAAAAAAATTGAGATATACAAATATGGGTATCTAATATATGAATTTACTAAATATGGAGATTACTGTGCTCCTCCCCCTCGTGTATCAAGTAGAGGGAAACCTCAAGCAGATATGATAAGGGGTGATTTATTACAAGATCCTGATACACTGACAGTCAATGGTTTAACAGGTCCTAATTTACTTCCTAGAGTAGTAGCAGTGATTGATGATCCAATACATGATGCTATAAAATCTCTTGAAGATTTGACATATCGCCAAGTACTATATATTTACTATTTCTCTAGTATAATTAACATGATAGATAATATCACTAATTTCTTTACCAAAATTTGCACAGGTATCCCAAGGGAATTTATAATGTTAATAATCATTGTATTGATAATGAAATTTGTATAAGATTTTCATAGAAAATTTCATAAGGATTTTCATTGAAAAATAAATTATAGAAAAATATAAGAAAAATTTATAGAAAAAAAGAGTTTATTTCAAAAAATAAAATCCTATAAATATTTAAGCTCCTTGATTTTTCTAAAAAAAAAATGAGTTATCCAACATATTCTGCAGCATATCCAAAGGGATCCAGTAAAACTCCTGAACCTCCTTCCGATCTTTTAACACCTGAAAATGACCAAAATGAATTATATAAAAAATTATGTGATAAAGCAGGTATAGTTTCTAAAGACGAAATACAGGAAATCGCATTAGAGGTTTATAACCTATTATATCCAATTATTTGTCTCAAAAAATTTATCACAAATTATCTAGGGAATCCTTGTCAAATTATTTTTCGGTTAATAATGTTAATAATTCTAGTATATTTTATCAAGTATTATTAAGGTGAAATATACTTGTAATTTAAGAGTATTTTATAACAATATAAAATATATTATTTCTCTATTATTTTTCCTCAAATTTCAATGACCAATTTTCTATCAAATATACCATTTTCTTCATGTTTATTATATTCATCGGAATATCCTCTAGGATTACATATAATTCTAGTATCGCCAATATAATATGAAAAAGTATTATGAGTATGGCCATGTATCCATATCTTGGGGTTTGTATATAAAATAGTGTCTTCTATATCTGAAGCAAAATAATGGTTTAATGCAGTGAAACCTGAATATATTTGATTTATACTAGAAAATGAAGGGGGGAAATGAGTAACGATGATCAAGGGATATTCAGAAGCAAAGTTTTCTTCAATGAATTTTACAGAGTTTTCAAAGTAAGATATACAGTCCATTATATTATGTTTTTTAATATTGGAAAAATCAGAAATTTCCTTGTTAATTTCATCCCAATAAATTCCAGGAGGATTACACCATAAAGTACAACCAATAAATTTTATACCGTGAATTATTACAAAATTATCCTGTAAAAAATGACACCTATTTGATATATTTTTATCCTCATTAAACAATCTATTCATTTTTTCTATAGTTTCTGGTACTGTTTTAGAGTAACATTCATGATTACCTGCGATCAATATTATTTGGATATTTTTATTGGCTTTTAAAATTTGTAGTATATATTTCTTTAATTTTCCTATATCACTATGAATATCCCCTGCCAATACTAAAATATCAGTACCTGTATAGTCTAGTACAATATATGAAAATTCCAAGTGTAAATCGCTAGCTATCTGAATTTTTACCATTTTTCTCTTTTTTATATATCTTTTATAAAAATTTATAAATCTATAAATCTTTTTCAATTATAATTTTTCCTTGTAAAACAATAATTTTACCTTTTTTTCCTGAATTTCAGAAATACTCATAATTGCAGAGTATTCCCCTTCAATTTCATAGTCTATATATTTACTATCAAAAATATCATTTTCATCTGGAGTATATTTTAGCTTGTTCATCATTCTATTTTTTAACTCTAAATATATACTCTTTTTATTGGATAAAATTCTAATATTTTTATATAATTGCCTTAGATCGCATACAATTGCCCTTTCATCATTTGAATCTAAAAAATCCCTTTTTTCTCTATCTCCATATAATTCTATATATTTCTTTATAAAAATATTACTACAATAATTTTCTATATTATCAATCAGACTGTTGATTATACTGTTAAATTTATAATCTAATTTCCAATATTTTTTAATATCATTTCCCATATCAATTTGATATTCCAAACAGTAGAATGCCCATGAATTATATTCTGAATCCTCAAAATCAGGTACATGAATATAAATATCTTTTATCCTAGAATATATTATATCTCCTATCCCTCTGATTGATAACTCTTGAAGATATAGGTTATTTTGAATATCCTTTTGAATGCTATTTTTATCATTTTCACTGGAAATATTTTTACTATCAAAAATATTGATAAAATAATAATTTACAGCACAAGTATAATTGTACCTTTCCATTGAGCCATATTTTGCTTTGCGATAATTTCCCCTACTCAATATTATTTTATCAATAGTAGATAAAAATTCGTCAAGGATTATCACCCTTTCTATATCATTCATTCCCATATTTTTTAGAATGGCAATCAGATTATCATGATATTCCCTTATGAATTGATATTCATAGTAATATGGTCCTCTAGTAGAAATAAGAATCATTTTATAGAAATTTAATGATGCTATAATTCTATTGTCAAACCCTAACGAAATATCATTTAATATTTTATTGATAAATTTCTTTGGTGTTTTCACAGTATGAAAATTGAATATAGGCAGATCCATATCAATATTTACTATATATTTACTATCATGAAAATAATGATATTTTTCAAAGACCTGTGCCTTTATTATTTTACCTGTTATATTTTCTATATAATTTATATCGGAATATTCGGCTATTACTGTTTGTTCAATTATTTCCTCTTTCTTTTCCTCTTTCTTTTCCTGAGTAAAAAATAGTTCTGATAATTGATCTTGGAAATCTAGTTCATTTTCTGAGTCATTATTAATTTCCTGAGATTTCTTTATAATTTTCATCACAATTTCCTTTTTCATTCTTTTTTATTCATTATATCCATTTTTTAATTTAATTTTATTTTAAGAGGTATATTTTACTTGAAATAAATACAGCTTTTTAATACAAATAAATGGAAAAAAAATTTTGCTTGATAATTGACTTTGTAAATGAGCTTGATAAATTATACGGAAAAAAATTAAAGCCATTATGTCTATATAAAAATTTATTGGAGAAAATAAAACCATCAGATAAAAATTATGATAAATTTGTAGAAAAACATGTAAAAATTATAGAAAAATGGGTTAGAGAAAATAAAGCAAATATTATTGAGAAAAAAAATACATTTGATCCTAGTAAAATCCTCTATACAAATAGGGTATTTATTGATATGAATGAGATTTTTTCATTGGTTTCTCTAGATGAAGATTCTAGAGAAATAATGGAAAGTATATATGAATTTCTAATCACATTTTCAGCTATATTTGATCCCACATCTAATGCAAAGAAAATATTAAAAGAAAGAGCCCCCAAAAAAACAGAGGAGATATCTAGTAAATTAAGTTCAAATAAAGAAGGCCAGTTTTTATCAAATATTTTCGGCAAAATTGAAAATAGTATAAATCCTGACAGTTCTAACCCAATGGAAGCTGTAGGAATGTTAATGAGTTCAGGGGCTATAATGGATTTATTTACAGGTCTTTCCAATGGTATTCAAGATGGCTCAATGAATGTAGGATCATTAATGGGGGAATTGACAAATTTAGTTGGAGGAATGTCTTCTGCTATTGACACAGGAGATGATCCAATACAAAAACAAATGTTGAAAACGGCTACAGATAGTATTGGTAAAATAAATACAATGATTACAGAGGAAAAACCTGAAACAAAGGAAGAAGAGATTTCTGTTCCTAAAATAAAAGAGTTGGAATTGGATTAATTTCTTTAGAAATTTTTATTTATGAAAATTTCTAAAGAAATTCCCTAAAATTTATAAGATTATAAATTTTTTAATAATTAATCATTTTCTTCTGAAGAATTTTCAGAATCTTCCGAGCCTGAATTTTTATCTAACAATTCCTCTTCATTGACTCCATCTTGTTCTCCATCTAATTCATCTATACTTTTATCATCATCTCCTGCCCCTAAATTATCTGGTAAAATATAGTTTAATCCGTGTTGTTGACATTTCTCTATATCTTGAGGATTTAATTGCCTTTTTTCTCCATCTTCCATTTCTACCCCTATGACTCTTCTAGTGCCTAGAGCGGGATCATCATAATCACTGAAAATAAAGTATTCCCCTTCAATTTCATATATTAAATTTCCGTATACACTTTTTCTAATATTAAAGGTATTTTGATGCCTTTCCATTTTTTGCATTATATTTTTACTCTTTTCTTTTTTAATATCCTTGGCCGTAATTCTTGTTTTTACAGGCTTGGCCGCTTTTTTCCCTGTAATTCCTAATAATCTATCTTGTAGTATTTGTTTTGTACCAGATACCAACAAATGTCTTGATTTACATAATGCTCTTAATTCTATCACTTTTAACCCTGATACAAAATTTGGGTCCAATTTTTCTAGAGATTCTTCCTTTTCAGGCTTTTCTTCTTTTGTTTCCTTCTTTTTAGGCGCATTAAAACTTAGATTTTTTTCCAAGCGGTTTTCAAGGTCTTTTATATCAATATCATAATCTTTACTAATTTCAAGCAAAAATGAAGATACTCCTTTTTTGGTTAATCTTGCGGTCATTGTTATTTTAGAGAATTGAGGATTTTTTAAATCAATTTAAAGTATTCCCAATTTTAAAAAATAAATTAATTTTAAATTTCCTAAAAAAAGTCTGAAAAATTAAATGAATCTAATAATCGTATATTTCTCTATTTTTTTAGCATGGTTTTTTCTATTGTACAATCTAGCTATTATAGACTATAGATTGGCTATTTTATTTGTTATCGGTAATGTATTTTGGATATCAGGAGGGTTTGAAGCGATAATGATCATTAGTGGTGAATATTACACTAGATTAACCAATTTAAAAAAGTTAGTTTCTACACAGTACAAAACACCGATAATGATAATATATAAAAGTATATGCCTAATTTTCCAATTAATGTATAGAAATTTTTTAAATTACATGAATAATACTGTTGAGAAAAAAGATGCTAAAACAAACCTTGTTAGATTTGCTATAGGGGGCAAGTTATTTTCTCTGTTAGTTTCTTCAAGATTAGGACCCGAAGAAATATTACAAGTAATAGATGAAAATGATAATGATATTACAAATGAGATTTTACCTTTTATAAGGCTACAGAGAAATTTAATGAAAATCACACCAGAAAAATTAGGATATGGAAATATACAAATTATAACTACAATTCATGATGATCCAATAGATTTGGAAAAAGGGTCTGATATTATCGAGATATTGAGAAATCATTAAAAATATCTCAAAAATATATATAAAACGTACCCGGACCATTGATATCTCTTACAATTTCCCCATTTAGATATAATACTAAATTTTGACTTGAAGAAAATTGTATTTTTTCAGTAGAATCGGTATAAATGGAAATATTTAATAAATCAGAGAAATTCAAAGGCAAATTATTCATCCAGTTTATGATATCGTCATTGATGGTTATTTCTTCTTCTGAATTTTCATTGAGAGAAATATCCTTGAAAAATTTCCCATTTACAGATATCGATATTTTAGCCACGGTTTTTCCAGTATTTTTCAACTTGAAAACTACTGGCCATTTACTGTGAGAATTTAAATATAAAAGGGATCCAATCACATATACTAATATTACTATTAAAATTGTTATCAATAAAAATTTACTATTCATTTTCCTTTTATTTTCTCGATAAATCTTTATAAAAATATAAAGATATTTATAGTGGATTTCTTTCAATAATTTTTCAATAATTTTTCAATCCACCGAATATAAAAATACTGATGCTAATAATTTAACATCTTTTTTATTTATTCGTATATTTCTATATTGCAAGTAATCGGTAATGGCAATTGACATGTTTTTGATATTGACATATTTACATTTTTTCTCTATTTTTTTCTGTAGTTTTTCAGGGAGTATCAAACATTCTTTACCAAATTCTATTGATAATTTATTATATTCTCTATCCAAGTCTATTTGGCTCTCAAGATCCATGAATTTTATAATGGGAAATGCATTGGAAAGATATACAAAATCGTTATCAGTATCATATTCATATTTTTTAATCAATGTTAATGGATTATGTTTTATTATTAAAATTCTGGTAACATTCATGATATATTTATATAAATGAGTTTTCAATATGAATACAGTTAAATCTTCATTTAAATGTTGTGTATTATTTAGTTTATATCTTCCTGTGATTATAGATATAACAATGTATTCTACAAATTCCTTGGCAATTTTATACATTTTATCATTTTATATTTTTTCTATTTATTTCTCCTTTTCTTTAATATAAAAAAATATGAAATACCAATAACGATACCAAAAAATATAACTGTAAATATGGAAAAAATAAAAAATACATTTTCCTTTCTAGACACCAATGACTCTATTCTAGAGAGATATTCCTTTCTCCCTTGGACTGTGGCATCTCTCCCAGCTACCCATGTATTAAAATCTGGTAGAGTTTCTATATTGATAACTCTTGATGCATCTAGCCATGGTCTATTACGCAATATTCTTCGCGAATAACCTGTTTCATTATCAATACCCCCATTTAATATGGATAATCTGCTTTCTACTGCAAATCGTTTATTTTTAGAAGCATTTCCCTGAGAAGCTCTAATTCCTCCTTGACCAATCCCTACTGTAGGATCATAACCACTTGGATAGAAAAAATCAGGAGCTCCTGACACTACATAATTTTCTAATTCACACTCTCCGAATTTCATATAAAAATAACCCTGCATCCCCCATTCCACGCCCCAGAAATTCTTGATTATCCAATAATCCTTGTCCCACCCCACGATTTCTATAGAATGTCCTGAAATAGGTTTTCCCTTTTTATCCCAAGAATAAATTTCCTTTTTAGGGTCAAATGTATAAAAATTTGGATATACTATAAAACTAGCTGCAACAGGGCCGTACTTGAATATTCCATATTTTATCAGGTCGATAGACCCCCCTAATTTTTTAACGCCAGGGAGATAGTAATAATTTTCACAACGATAAAACCTTGCAGGGGTACCACTTTCCATGTTATTTTTTTCCCAATATTTAAAGTCAGAACACATGTCAGAATTTAAACCAAAAAATCCCATACATAAAGGCATGTTAGCAGGATTCTGAAAATTTGCCAAGGATGTATAAGGGGCACATTCTATAGTATTTGTACCCCAAATATACAGAAAATCCCATGCAGTATATAAAGTGGCTCCAAAACACCCAATTTTAGTTAATACATCTATATTTCCTTTTACAATCTCTTCATCATTGGGTTTGGCTATCCATGTTTTTAAATGCTCATCCGTGGCTAAAGAACATAGTAATATTCTAGTAGGGGATAATTGAATATTTAATTGACCCATTGATTGTATATTAAATTTATCTGATAAACAACTTGCTGCAGAGAATGCCCAACAACTACCACAATTCCCTTGATTCAATGGAGGAGTGAGACATCCCTTCCATACATCTCTGCCATCAAATGTATCAGGTAATTTTACATTTATTTCGGGTATATACCATACTATGGATTTATCAGCTATTAATTGATCTACACTTAATATTACTGTATTTGTAGGTAAAATTTGTGATGACATTTCTCTTTTTTATTTAGAGAAAAAAGGAAATTTATAAGAAAGGAAATTATAAGAAAGGAAAAAGAGAAATGAATAGATCAATCTGTTTTCATATATATCATGGAAATATAGATAGTTTAAAAAGAGATATTTCTCAATGCAAAGAACAAAATAGAATAAGAGACGGAGATTTAAATAGATATGTAAAATTGGCTATTGATGCAGATAGTCTTGGTAGTAGGTTAGAAATGGTAAATCACCTGATATCTGAAGGGGCCGATTTTATGTCTGCATTGGATTATTCGGAGGATCATGGAAAAATAGAGATTTTTAATAATCTTTCCCATCAATTAGTCAATTTAATGCCCGTGTAATTTTTTTTAGATTTTTTTATAAAAAAATTTGAGATTTTATATATTTATAAAATTTGAGATTTTATATATTTATAAAATCTAAAGCAATTCCACATTTGGAATTTTAAAGAAATTTCTAATATTATTATTTATCATTACAATTCCCTTTTTAAATCCTATACCATGTATTCTTGTTATTTTTCCCTCGGAAAATTCTACATCTTTATTTCCTATTATTTTAAACTGAAAAGATAGATAAATCAAGGCTAACACCTTTTTCATCAATGGATATCCCAATGAATATTTCTTCATATTTTCTACTATATATTTATCTAGTATTAAATCCTTTATATTTTTTTTGCGTATTTTTCCCCAATCATTGTTATCAATTTTAATTTTTTCTTGAAATTGTTCAAAAATGGCTAATTTTTCTCTATATTCTTTATTTGAAAATAAACCTAATTTTACAGTGAATAATTCGTACAATTCTTTATATAATGTTTCAGTATCTTTTGGTTCAGTTATTCTATATGTAAATTCTTTTCCTTTTATACACGATATCAATAGGTCTTTACTGATATAGGTTCCCATTGGACATATTCCGTATGATAAATCCTCGAAAATACTCTTCCAAAAAATATCATTTGTAGCTGAACAACACTTGTACACAAACGGAAATAATAATTCCTTTTTAGCTACCATTTTCCTAATTTTTTTCCCAACCCAAAATTTCTATTTACAATTCCGATTTTTTTTATATTTTTTGCAAGGGTTTATTTGCTAAATATAAAATTATTTTAAATTTATCCACATTTTAAAAAATATGAAAAATTAAAGAAAAAATCAAATGATTCCACTTGAATTAATAGATTTAATTTGTAGTTATATTAATCTTGAAATTTTAGATAAAATAATAATAGGAAATCTCCTTTATTCTTTAAATGAAAATCGTATAAAAAAATATTGGAGAAAACTAGGTATTCTTAAACTGATAAAAAGAGGTAATTTTACAGCAGTGAAATATCTATATGAATGCAAGGATTACATTGATGATCTCGCTGTAAAATATGAGAATTATTTATATAAATCGATAAAAATACCCGGTAAATTATATGAAAAAATATATGTATCTTGTATCTATGGTCATTTAGATATTTTACAGTATTTTCTTGGTTTTTATAAAGTAGAGGAAACACCTAAAAGAAAAAGAAAAATGTTATATAATACAATGTTATCCAAAGCATGTGCATATGGAAAATTAAATATAGTAATATATTTACACACAATTTTAGGAGCGAGTATCTATACAAATTGTAATGATCCTATAATATATGCATCTGAAGGTGGTCATTTAGATATAGTCAAATATCTAGTGAAAAATGGTGTCAGTGTGCATGTCCATGACGAATCACCTATATCACATGCGGTAAATCATGATCATTTAGAAACGGTAAAATATCTGGTTTCTCAGGGGGCTAATATTCACGCTGTAAAACATAGTGCATTAGCAAGCATGTATATAAAAAGTATGGAAATGTTAAAGTATATATTATCATTTGATCCTGATATAATTTATCATAATAAAAACTCACTTTTATTGGCTAGTGAAAAAGGTGATTTAGAAATGGTAAAATATATAGTTTCAATGTTGGTAAATAATCCCAAAAAACCAAAGATAAAAAATATCAAGGATATTTCTGATATATCTTCATGTATAAAAATTGCAAGTATTAATGGGCATTTAAATATTGTAGAATATTTTGTAGAAAATGGAGTAGATACTAAAAAATGTATATCTCTTGCCAGAACAAATGGAAAAATAAAAGTAGTAAATTACCTACAAAAATTCCACGAAAAAATGACAAGAGGACAGCCTAATAGACCATTTACAAAAAAGAAGGATTTTCCATATTAAAACAAGTGGAAAATTTTGATAATTTATAACGATTATAAATTATGCTTAGTAATTCATATTAAAAACAGCTCTTGTTTCCCGTCTATGATTTATCTTTGCAAATCCGTGACTAATTTGTTGAATTCCCCATGGATTTCCCTCACCATATTTTGTAGCCCAAATTGACAGTTTACTATTATTTCTCTCTGTATTCAAGCTTGTTTTTATATTACTGTAAATCACCTCTATAGTCCTATTAATCATATCCTGTACCATATTTTCTGGAGCAGATGGGGGTACAATATATCTACTATAAATATCCTGTGTTTTAGGTCTATAACCATCATAAACATCACTCATCACAGAACATATTCTATCATTGGGAACTATTATAGGTCTTCCATCAGGATCAATTCCTCTTGTTAATTCTGTGATTTTAGTTGAAATCATTTCTATAGTATCAGGAGAAAAATAATCATTTAAACTCCCTGTTATTCTATGGTTTTTATTCCATCCTACATATTTCATCCCATTATAGTCGCAATTTTTCCTCACTGATGAAATGGCTTTTTCAGCTGCTAATACATTTTGTTGCGTATTAAATATTGTTTCAAAGGTTTGCCCCCCTTGGGGATTCTTATCAGAATATCCCTCCATTATTTCTCCATATTCTAGCATTTTTCAATAATTCTCTTTATTAAAATCAAAAAACTATTTAACATTTAAAAAAATATAAAAATATTGGATAAAATATAAGAAAAATTAAAATGAAAATTACCTTGACAAATTTTGGCTGTTATAATAACGAAACATTTGAATTCCCTGATAATGGGTTAATGTTGATATCTGCCCCTTCTGGTAAAGGAAAATCCACAATAATCAAGGCTATACTTTTTGTCTTGTTTAATATAGGAAAAAAATTATGTACATTTGGGGAAAAATCTTGCAAGGTAAAAATGGTATTATCTTTTCCTGATAAAGGAAACCTAAAAATTACTCGTACTAAATGCCCCAATAGATTAGTACTAGAAAAAAATAGTGAATTATATGAAGATATTGTAGCACAAAATGTTATTAATGAAATATATGGGAATAATTTCCCAAATGTGAGTTTCATGGACAATAGAAATATATACAAATCCTTTTTAATGATGACACCCATGGAAAAGCTTAAATTTCTAGAGAATTTTGCTTTTGAAAATATCAATGTAGAAGAAATCAAAGAAAAAGTACAAACGCAAATAAGGGAAAAAAGCAAGGAACTTTCCACAGTAAAAAATGATATAACAGTTGAACAAAAATTGTTAGAGAGAATAACCATTCCTGAACAAATAGAATTTCCCATTAAATATAAAAATAGAGAAAAAGCCATTAAAAATGAAAAAATCAAGTTAAAAAATACACTGATATTATTAAAGAAAAATAATGGAAAATTGGAGGAAATCGAAAAAGTGATAAAAACTGTAAAAGAAAATATAACAAATAACAAGATATATTTTAATCAGATAAATTCTGCTAAATTAAGATTAGAGAAATTGTTAGAAGAATTAACTGAAAATGATAATATAGGAAATGTATCTGAATTAATGATAGAAAATGACCTTTATGAAAAACAAATAGAATACGCCAAATTTTTAAACAAGATGCAAGAATTAGAAAAAAATATAGAAAAAATGGAAAAAACAGAACATGCTGAATTACAACAGAAAATTATAGCTTTGAAAAACAACTTGCCTAAAAATCCTATAAAAGATACTGAAAATAAATTATCGGGTTTATACTGTATTAAACCCAAATTTACCGAATATGAAAAACATGTCAAAAAATTAAAAGAATATGCTGATATAACTCTAGAAGACGTTGAAATGCTAAAAACCAATATAAAAAATTTATCTGAAAAGGTAGATATCCTCACTCAAAAATATAACAATATATTGTTATCTGAAAAAGTTCTAGTTTGTCCTGGCTGTAATATAAATTTAATTTATACAGAGGGGCATCTGGAAAATGTAGGAATCATTACTGAAACAGGTAAAACCGGGGGAAAAGAGGAAATTGAAAGAGAATTGTCAAAAACTAAAAAAGAGCATGAATATACCAAAAAAATGTTAGATGAAAATACAGTATTATTAACAGAGAAACAAAGGCTAGAAAAAGAAATTGAAGAAATAACCAAAATTATACAAGAAAAAGGCTTTGATGTAAAATCTCTGTCAGTTTCTAAATTAAATGAGGACATTGATAGTACTAAAAATCTATTAACTAGAATAGAGAAAGAAACATCTATTATTCAAGAACTAGAAAATAGGTTTAATAAAAAGGATTTTTCCAGCACATTAAAAACAATGATAACAGAGCATACCAAAATGGTGGAAAATAATAAAAATTTTCAAATTGTAGATTCTATAATTTCAGCAGAAAAATATGAGGAAAATAAAAAGAATATCATTTTATATGAAAATAACAAGAATATTCAAGAATCTTTAAAAAAGAAAATTTTGGTGGAGCAAGATATTCTAGAAAAAAATGAGAGAGAAATTATTCATGATATCCCTGATATTTCTATATTGAAAAATGATAAAGAAAAATTAGAACAAGAAAATAATGAATTAAAAGAGAAAAAATCTGTATTGAAAAATAATTTGGGATTGATAGACACATTTCTAGAAAATGAAAAGGTGATATTTTCGGTTGAGAATATAAAAGAAAAGATTGCTGAATTAAAAGAGCGAGAAATTTTGATATCTAATGAACATTCTGCGGCTTTAAAAATGAAACAAAAAATATTAGAATGTGAAAGCCTATCAATATACAATATAATTGACTCTATAAATTCTACTGCTGGGTATTATCTAGATAAATTTTTCACAGAAGATACCATTACTGCGAAATTATTACCTTTTAAAGCTGACAAAAAGGGGGATCAGGGATCCCAAGGGAAGCCCCAAATAAATCTAAGTATTATTTATAAAGAGGAAGAATGTGATATCAGCAATCTTTCAGGGGGTGAATTATCTCGCTTGATTTTGGCCTTTACATTGGCTTTAGCAGAAATATACAATACTAGAATGATTTTACTGGATGAATCTACTGCTAATCTAGACCATGAAAATACACAAAATGTGTTTGAGGTGATTAAAGAGAATTTCAAGGATATTTTAGTGGTTGCTATAGCCCATCAGGTTGTAGAGGGGAGTTATGATCATGTAATGTATCTGTGACTTTATGATTAATTTCTTTATAATTTTTATAAAGAAAAAAGGCTTTATTCTACTGAAATTATATCAGCAACGTATCTGGGAAGTCGAAGGTCTCTCCAAACATGAATCTCTTTTGCACTTCCCATATAACAATATATCAGTAAATTTCTATTCATTTCCTGTTTTCCCTCAATATTAATTTTAATCCAAAAATGGTAATAATTTGGAATATATATAGGTTTATCAAAAAATCGGTATGTTTTATTGTCTACATTTTCTAATTCTATTGTTTTCAGTAAAAATAAGGGTTTGTCCATTCCTTCTGTGGCTATATATAATTCTGCTGAAATTAGAGTATCTTCAGGATATCTTTCTACAGTGAAATCTTGGAAAAAATCAATGTTTCTCTTTATTCTGAAAAACCCATTTTTTTCAAGATTATAAATCAAGGGAAATTTAGCCATTACAATATTTGAATTTTTATATTCTTCAAGATTATCGGCCGAAGCCAATGATATAAAAGAATGGTTAGTAGTATTGGATGGTCTAGGAATTAATCCTTGCCCAATAGGTTTAAATTCATATTTACAGAGTAAAGTACCAATGATTTTTTTCCTAATATTTTCAATAAAATCTTCATTAGATAAATTATCAAATATAGAGGAAAATTCGTCATTGACTTCTATAGGTTTGGATATTGGGATAATTTCCTGATTTTTCACAGGCCTTATAGCCATTTCTATATTTTCCATTTTTTTGAATATATTCATAGCATCCATGTTATCCACTAATTTACATTCCAAACGCTTTCTATAGTCACAACTTCCCATATAACAATATACTAACAAATTTTTATCAAGATCATCAGTCAAATAATCATTTTCTACATTGATTTTTATCCAAAAATATAGATATGGATATGATGTCTTTATTGGCTTGTCAAAAAAGCAGTGTTTAGTATTGTCTAGATTATTTAAAGGTATAGTTTTTATCAGAAATGTAGGCTCTTCTTGACCCAAATATAATTCTGCTGAAATCAGTGTGTCTTCTGGGTATCTATCTACTGTAAATTCATTAAATAAATCTACACATCTTCCTATTTTGAAAATTTTTCCCTTTTTAGTATCTATTGTCTTGAAAATCAAGGGAAATTTCACAGTTACCGGATTTGCCTCATGAAAATGATGTTTATACTTGGGTGTTTCAGAAAAATAAGCCAATGGTATAAAAGAATAGGTGGATTCACTTGAAATATGTGGATTTAATCCATGCCCAATAGTCAATGGTTCTTCCACTAGAATAGTACTAATGATTTTTTCTATATCATTCTCCGATATTTGTTCTATTAATTTTTCTTGCAATGGTTTATCTTTAATTGTCTCTTTGATATCATTGACATTTTCCATTGAAATTTGAGTCATTTTTTATTATATATTTTCTCTCTATCTTTCTCCATGTTTTATACACTTAAATATTTTATAAAGATATAAAATATTATAATGATTTTAACCTTCCACAAAATTAGCCAAAACTACTCCTTTTTTAGCTCCACTATTTGCCACACCTATATGAGTTACTACTAAATCCATATACTCTTCAGGTTCAATCCATGTATCAGAGTGTGTCAAATCCATGGAGAATCCAAACTCACATTTTACCTGCACTACTTTTGCATGAGACCATTGCATTTTATTTATATCGAGAATTGATACACCATTTGGATGTATTCTTCTAGCCATTTCCTCATCCTGGCAAATTATAACTGCTTTTTCATATTGATCATAACTACATTTTTTTTCTTTAGGTCTGGACACTAGATAAATGTTCAAAGGCATTTTCTTGATATTTTCTTGTTATTTTATAACATTATAAAATATTTTCATTTTTATATTTCTTTCCATTATCTTTTTTTTCAAATTATAACACTTCGGGATTTACCTTTACACACATTGCCTTTAACAATGTATGCAATAATTTTGTGGCAAAAGGTATGACCACTGTTTTTATATTATTTCCCTTGCAACTAACACACTCATTTTCTATCACTGTATCACACCCACAATCATTGCATATTTTTAACTGAAATGGATCGCTGGTGGAAAATAGTCTTTCCTTGAGAAAAGCCGAATTTCCCTGAGAAATTACACATTCAGTCTCCATATTTCCAAATTTTAACCCTCCAGCTCTTTGTCTCCCTGCTACAGGCTGTCTTGTCAAGGCATTTAAATGACCTTTTTTCCTACTATTTCCAGTGAATAATGTTTTCCCATCTTTTCTAACATAGAAAACGCCGCCCCTCACTGTGAGACAAAATACAGGGACTGTATCTATATATTTTTCTTCATATATTAAATGCTTTGTATTTGGGTTTCTTTTATGTTTGATCAATTTAATTTTTTTCTGAGAAATTCCTTGGGAACCCTCAATAGGATTCTCAATAGGATATATCCTACAATTATACCCTGCATGCAAGCATAAAATTTGAAGCATATCTATAAAGGTATTGTCACCTGTGATTGTATTGCCTGCATGAAATACTATTTTTAATATTATTTTACATTGGCCAGAATCTAGCTGAAATATTAATTCAGGAAAATATTTTTTTCCATTAATCAAATTTCTTACAAATTTTGATTCAGTAAAAAATGATATAGTATCCCCTTTGGATGCATAACATGATCCATATGGAAAACCTATATTATTTAGGCTTGAAATCACAAGTGATTTTATATAATCATTGGGGACTATAATAAAATTCTCACAACCATATAGTAAATATATAGTCAATAAAATAATGAAATTATCAGTGATATACATTTCTGAGACTCCCTCATATTTAAAGGGAGTTTTATTCCATTTAACATTGCTTTTATATTTCACAATTTCTCCGTATATTTTTTTTGCTTCTATTAATTGGTACCCTTTTTCTTTTTTTACATACATTTTATGATTAGATGTAACTGTAAGGGAAATATCTTTGGAAGATATACTATACATTTTTCTTTTTTGGGCTGGGTAAATCAATATTTTTTCAGGTTTTTCATATACTAATTCATTAGTGTCTGGATCTAAAATTCCTACCAAATCATTCTCCTTTAAATCTCTGATGAACAACCATCCTCGAGTAGTCAATATTTCATGGTCAAACGTGAGACAATGCATTTTTTGGCTTACCAAGTGTTTTAATCTATAATAATAGGTAGGCCCCATGAATATTTTTGCATGCAATGGTCTCCCTGTTTCTCCATTGATCATTATCTCTTCGCCAAAATCATTATAACCAAGGGATTTTAATTGATTGTCTAGATTTTCCATTAAATCTTTTGCTGATTTTTCATCATTAAGGAAATCACCCCCCTGATGAGGGTGATTAAAAGTAAAATTTGTACCGTCCATTATCTCCCCCCGGATAGCCCCTATTTTACTAGACATTATTTCTAATGGCACATTTACCGTCATTCTCGATGTAAATGCATGAGGATTTAATATGACATCGGGGACCATTCCCGTAGCCATACTAAATGGAAGATCTTCTTGATTGGCTATATAACCCGCAGTACCTTTTTGCATATGAGTGCAAAATTTATCACCAATTTCAGGGATTAAATGTTCTCTAATGACTATATTCACGACACGATATCCATCAGGATTTTTCTCTACAAAAACTCTATCTACTGTACCTGTTTCTCCAGATTTTATAGCTATAGAAATATCAAGTTCTATATTGTCCTTGGCATTATATAATACTTTGCCAATAATCACATCATTTATTTCTAATTGACTCCCTACACATACTATTCCATTCTCATCTAGAAAATCATAGTTGAAATGATTTCTGATATTTTCACTTGGCAATTTTATCACTTCATTGCTATAATTATCTATTCTACGTTCCTCGGATGAAATTGTCTTGTAAAGTGTACCCGAGAATAAACCTCTTTGCAGCGATGCCTTGTTCAAAATGATGGAATCTTCTATATTATTTCCCTTGTGTGTAGCTACAGCCACAATTGCATTAACTCCTCCAGGCATTTTGTAATATCCAGTGATTTGTCCCATTTTGGTTTGTGTAAGAGGCTTTTGAGGATAATCAAGTATATAGGAAATTGTATCAGCTCTGTTTTTATAAGATAGATTATATACACCCATTGATTGTTTTATCATGGATATCACATATGACATTCTGGGACTAGGACTATATGCACCAAAGGGAACCATGTTAGCAGTCATTCCCCACATTAATGTTGGGTGAATTTCACAGTATTCAGTGCTCTCTATTATCTCAGATACATTCATTACTATTTCCGCTGTTTCAATTTCTGAAGGATCCAGATATGAAATATATCCTTTTTCTATCAATTGTTCCCAGGTATATTTTAGATTTCTCTTTTTATTGGTTGGATATACTAATTTTCCTTCTTTTACAGTCAATAAAGGTCTTATTAATCTCCCTTCATCGGAAAATATTCTAATTTCCCCGTCAAATCTATCATATACTATACTGATAGTGTAATGGAGATAGCCTAATTGTCTCCAATATTTTACTGTATTTACAAACTCTATTGGATCATTGGTAAATCCCAATAAATCTCCATTGAGAAATATTAACGGGAAATTCATTAAATTTTCTCTACCCTCGATTTCATTTGCAATTTCATTGTACACCCCTTCTTTTTTTTCTTTTTTTATAGCTTCTTTTTGAGCAGAATACTCTGATATTTTTATTATTAAATCGCTGAGAATGTCCTTTACCAAAAAAGTATCTATTCTACTACTGATATTTGTTAGAGGAGTTAGATTAGAAACAATACCTACAGATTGTCCTTCAGGCGTTTCCGATAAACATTCATAGAAAAATTGTGATGGATTAATTTGGCGAATATCGGTATTTTTTCCTTTTTTACTAATTGGTATAACACATCTAGTCAAATGAGACACCATGTCTATATAGTTTTTTCTAGCTAAAATTTGAGACACACCTGTCATTCCCCAATTATTTCCCTTGACCGTCCAATTTCCTGTTTTCATACAAGATTCTATATTTTTAGTGATATTATGATTTTTAGAAATTGCAGGGATAATATCCTGTCCTTTTTTATCCAATTGTTCCTTTATATCAATCGACCATTTTTTATATAGGGATCTAAAAATTTCAGTAAATAAAATACCTGTAGATTGATACCTTTTATTCATTATATTATCTTTATTATCTACAGGCCTGAGTTTGGCTACTGTCAATAATAATTTTCGTATTATAAATGTCAAGAAAATTCCCTGTTCTAAAAATGTTTCTTTTATACCCAAATGTGGTAGGATTTCAATGGCCAATATTTTTTCCATGCATTTACACTTTTTTTGTAATTCTGTTTCTTTGCTCAAGGTATTTTCCTTTATAAATCTCTGATAATATTTTGGGGATATAAAATTGCTCATATAAATTATTGCATCTTTTTGGGTTTTTATAACAATTTCTGTTTCCCCTGTTTTTTTATTTGCTATATATTTCCCATCAACAATTATATGCAATAAATATTTTTGTAAACAGGCAATTTTAGAGAGATTGATCATTTCTAATATTTCTTCTTTGGAAAATCCCATTGCTTTCAATACGATTCCAACAGGAATACGAATAGTCATATTTGGCAATATAAATTTAATACTACGTTCATCATTGCCAAATACGCATTTTAATTCTATAGAATGGCAGGTCTCTTCAGACATGCTTCTTGTCTCTGTATAATACTTGTATTTAATTTTATTAGATTTACTCTCTTCATTTTCATATACCAATACCTGGTTATAATTCATGCGTTTTTGAGCCACAACAGCCCTTTCCAAACCGTTTATAATAAAGTAACCTCCAGGGTCATTTTCACATTCACCCAATGATGGTAATTCCTCGCTACTTACTGATGAAAGGTAACACTTGCAAGATTTTAGCATTATTGGTATCTTGCATATAGGTATTCGAAAATACTCGTTTTCAGTGATTTCATCTTGTTCCTTGATGATTTCCTTTATATTTACACATATCGATGAGGAATAATGGATACCTTTTTGTCTGGCTTTTTGAGGGGTAATATACTTGACATTTCTATTTTTCCCAATTATACTGGGGGAATCTATAAAAACATCTCCTAATAGGATTACATGTTCTTTTCCACTCCCTATAGATTTTATCATTGGTTCGCTATTAATTACGCTTTGAATACCATTAATGAGAAATTCATTAAACCCTGATATCTGCATTTCGGCTAGGCCTTGGTCCCTAAAATAAATTGATAGAATTTCCCAAGAATATTTATCCATTTTATACTATAATTTTCTTATTACTTTCAGCGAATAATTTTATAGATATTTTTAAGTATGTTAAATTTATATATTTTATAAATTTTTAATTAATTTTATTTTACTTGTTTTTTCAACCAATTGTATAGTTATTATCGCGTAAATAATCGTATACTTTCCAATGTAAATAATCACATGCTGCTTTTATTGATAATTCTTTCCATTTATTGAGTTTATCCCATTTTTCAAATATATATAAAGGAGCAAGATATTGCACAACCTCGAGATGACCATTACTACTGGCTAAAATAATCGCAGAATTATCTTGGGCTGTAATATCTGCGTTTAAAGATACTAGATATTTCACTACTTCTAAATGATCATTTCTACTCGCAAATATTATAGCCAAATTATCTTGGGCTAGAGGATTAGCGCCCAATGATACCAGATATTTTACAATTTCTAAATGCCCTTTTATACATGCATTTATTACTGGACGATTATTTCTCACAGTGATGATAGCTTTTTTCTCCACTAAATATTTTACCGTTTCAAAATCGCCTATTTTACATGCATGTCTTATAACCGAACCATCTCTATAATTTATATCAGCCCCTAAAGATATTAGATATTTCACTACTTCTAATACATTGATTGGCGAACAATTTTTCACAGCATGTATTAAACAGATGGACGCGTAATTCTCATAGTTTTCATTTTTTATTTGATATTTTATCCCTAGAAAATCATTGTTTATCAATAAGCGAGAAGCTGATGTCCGTATCCAGCATTTTTTTAAACGATTTTTCATCAAAAAATAAAGATGAGTTTTTTCTCTATTTTTTATACATATTTTTGATATTAGTTTTACATCTAGTTTTTTACAGATTAAATCTATTAATTCTAGAGGTATCATTCTACCGTTATTTTATAGTTTAATTCTATAAAATATTCTATTTTATTTTTTCTATTCAACGATTCTACTATTTTATCATGTTTATATTTTTTCGCTAAAAACAAGGCTTTATTATTTTTATCAAGATGAATTTTAATTGTAAAAATATAAATCACATTTAAATAAAATAAAAATTTCATAAACTCTAAAAAAATGCGTAGATCATCATTTAGGAGATCAGCCCCCAAAACAAAGGTTTCAAACCAGACCCCAGTATCTCAATCATTGCCAAAAACAACCCCAACGACAAAACTCCCAATGGTTCCTATACAAAAACCTGTTAATTTTCCAAAAAATCTAACCTCACAAAATGTAGTGATCATTGGAGATCCAAATCCCCCTACACAAATGACGAATATCCCTATTAATATCCCTATGAAAAATCTTTTTATAAGAGCTACATTGTCAGAGAAACATGTAACGGGAAAAGAAACCGCCCCAATGGTTCCTAGGAAATTTGGACGTAAAAATATCATTGGAGAAAATGTTGTATCTGACAGTATACAAAATGATATTGATAAGATAAGAATGAATGATTTACAGGGGAGAATGAAAAATGGAGATTCGTTTGGGAAATTGTCAAGAGAATCGGCAAGAGAAAATCAGATGGAAATGATGCGTAGAAAAATAGAGGCCCAAAAATCTTTTCCATTTGAGGCTGCGCACACTGTAAAACCACAAAATGCTGTTCTTCCTACTGAAAATTTGTTAGTTTCATCAGTGATTCCCAAAATAGTAGAAACTCCCAGGATAAATGTATCTCAAATAGATACCGTAAAATCTGATTTGGATATAGTATATTCAGCTTTTACCACTGATTTATCTAAAGTTTCCCTTGATACACCTGATACTCCCCTTGATACACCTGATACTTCCCTTGATACACCTGATATTCCCCTTGATACACCTGATACTTCCCTTGATACACCTGATATTCCCCTTGATACACCTGATATTCCCCTTGATACACCTGATATTCCCCTTGATACACCTGATACTTCCCTTGATACACCTGATACTTCCCTTGATACACCTGATACTTCCCTTGATACACCTGATACTTCCCTTGATACACCTGATATTCCCCTTGATACACCTGATACTTCCCTTGATACACAATAAAATTATGAAATTTATAAATAATATAAATTTTTTTCAATAAATAAAAAAACAATAAAATAAATAACAAGAAAATGCCTAGACGACATAAAATTCAAGAAAACACAGAACCTAAAATCACTACTGAAAAATCTAACTCATTTGAGAGTGTGGAATTGCCAATAAATCCTATTGAACCTATATCAAAAATTCCCTCATTTTCCGTAACGGAATCTGTACCAAAAATCCCCTCATTTTCCGTACCAGAACCTCAAGATAAATCTGGAATGATTTTAGTAAATCCTACAAAAAATCTTTACTATACAAGGGAAATGATTGAAGCGGAAAAACTTAATCAGCTGAAAAGCCTAGAAAGAAAGGCAGAAATCTTAAAATCAAGGGTCATAGAACCCGTAGTAAAACCCATTGAGACATTTTATATATCACCAAAATCGGTTCAAAAAGCCCCTAATAGATATGATGATGATCTAGAAAATATATTGAATGCAGGTCTAAAATATACCCAGTGATTTTTTAAAATTTTAAAGTGATTGAAATTTAAAAAGGATTTATATTCTATATAAATCCCATTACATTTAATGTTTATGCCCCTATCAACCCGTGCGTGATTAAAGAACTTTTAACAGCATTAAATGCAGCAGCCAAAGCTTGTATATTTGGATCAGTAGCAGTGATGGTAGTTGCATTTATGGCCGTTGCAGCATTTGCACCTATTACGTTAAGATTATAACCTGCCTGTCTATTGGTCACAACTTGAACAGCATCTACTTGGTAATTTGCAGTAGTATTAACAACACCGGTACCATTTACAGTGAAAACCGTATCTGTTGCATTTTGAGCTTGTAATAATACGATACTAGCGGGGTTTGCTCTCAAGCTTTGTAATCTTAATACTTGTGATGTTCCACTAGGTCCATAACTATCGATAATCTGTGTATTCCATGAACTTGCATCACCTGCATTATTTCTATAAAATCGTGCTAAATTAACAAGTCCTAACTGACTAGACCAAATATTTGTATCTCCTGCATTAATTGTTCCAGCTAGAGAAACATCTTTTGTAATAGTTGATGATCCATGAAAACCATTTCTAATAATATTATAAGCACCATTATCCACAATTGAAGCTGTACTATAAGTACCTTCAAATCTGCAACAATCTACTAAATTACTAATATTTGCCGCAGGAGATGCAGCTCTAAAATTAACACCAATTGTAGAAGTTACTGACTCCATTGAAATACCGTAAAATTGATTGTGATTTCCTCTGAAAAAATCCACAATTATCACATTGGCATTTGCTGGTACCCATCTACCTCCTACAAATGTATTTTGGTTAGCAAATCCAACAGCATCAGTAGGATTAAAAACCACATTGCTGACTCCAGTAGTACCAATTCCCCAAATGGTCATACTATCAAATGTATTATATGCGACTCTCTGTGCCACTCCGCCAAAAGTTCCCGGAATTAAATTCATTAGTATATCAGGGGATCCAAACAACATTACTGATTCCCAATAAGATTGGGACATGTTGTAAAGATTTATCAATCTTGAACCTGCAGTGATTACAGTACTCCAAAATCCCAAATAACTTATATTTACCCATGGAGGAGATGCTGCCGTGGATTGTCCTATAGAAAGCAATGGGGTAGCAACATTTGTCCTGAGTATTGATGAATTTCCTACAATTCCTGTGACATCCCCTACACATCCTTTTAGCTGTATATTATCATTTATTGTAAGGGTAGAAGTAATAATATAAATCCCAGGTGGAAAAAATAGGCATCCTCCCAAATTTGCATTTAATGCATTTTGAATAGCTGTTGTATCATCAGATATTCCATTACCTTTGGCACCCCAATATTTTACATTTTCTGAAAAGGGTAATGTGTCTAATAATTCCTGTGTTTGAGATATCCAATTTTGATATTGATGGACTGGATAAGTCCTGCTCAGTTTAAAGGTTTGAGCAGACATTTTAATTCTGAATTTATTATAGAATTTTTTTAATATTTTTTTAATTTATTATGCACCTATTAAACCATGTGTAATCATGGCACTTTTCATAGCATTACACATTGCCGCCAAAGCTTGTATATTTGGGTCAGTAGCAGTGATGGTAGTTGCATTTATGGCCGTGGCTGCAGCTGCTCCAACCACAGTGGTATTAAATCCGGTAACTCTATTACTGACTACCTGGACTGCATCTACCTGGTAATTTCCAGCGGCATTTACCACTCCCAATGGGGTCACTGAAAAATTGGTGGTTCCATTGACATTACCGTTGATAAAAAACCCTGTAGTTCTGGCCGCATTTAACTGTAATAAATTAGAATTACCCGAGTTAAAATATGCATCACTTGCTACTAAATTATAGGTATTTGTAATAACATTTTGTCTGACAAATCGCACATTTTCCTTGTCAGCTATATCATTTCCCATAATCATTTTAGGTATTCCAGCATTCACTGTATCCCTTGTGATTACAAAATTATCTACAAACTGCCTTTGGTTCTGTGTATTAAAAGTACCTACACCGACTATACTTCCTGTTAATGCTTCACCATTAGTAAATGCAGCACTTTTAGAATATACTGTCAATGTGGCTCCAAATCCTTGAGGATCTACTTCAGCTACAATGGCTGTCGCACCACTGGTGCCTCCTGTTATTACTTCATCGGCGACAAAAGTTCCACTTCCCGTGACGCTAATTTGTTCGGCCATATTCATTCTACCGAATAATTGTCCTTCATAAAGATTGGTTCTTCCTATTACGAGATGGCCATTTGTATTTTCCGCACGGCACATGTGGAATGAATTGGAAAGAGCCAATATCCCTAATCTTGTCGCGAGAGTATTAGTACCAGCCTCAAGAGTACAAGCATAAAATCTATTGTAATTTCCATTATCAATTCTCACATGGGTACCATTTGTACTTACAAGGGTTCTCCCAGCGAAATAACTATTTTCGTTGGAAAATCCAGTACCAGTAACTGCTATGGTAAACGCGTTATTAGCTCCTGTAGCTCCACTGATCTGTATCAAGAAATAATATATTTGGTTATAAGCCACACGTTGAGAATTTCCAGGGATAAAATATAAACCATGTTCTGTAGCACCAAAAATCCTTATATTTTCCCAAGTAGCATTAGCAAGGTTAAGTACTCTTACTACACTAGACCCCGCTGTATAGACCAAATTGCTCCAAAACATTATATTACAAAATTCCACATTAGGTACAGTAGAAGTAGTACCATCACCTATGCTTATTACCGGATTTACATTTCCTCTGATAAATGTAGTGTTTTTATTTTCTCCACAAATTCTTATAGTTTTAGATATGGTTATGGTTGAAGTTATTAAATAGGTACCAGATGGGAAAAATAGACTGGTCTCGGCTGCAATAGCTTCATTAATAGCCGTCGTGTCATCATGAGTTCCATTACCTATTGCTCCCCAAAAAAGTATATTTTCTGGATCTGGAATTGTCTCTATTAATTCCTCTGTTTGTGATATCCAATTTTGATATTGATGGACCGGATAAGTTCTACTTAATTTAAATGTTTGAGTAGTCATTTTAATTTTATTTATACAATTATAAATATTTTTTTAAAAGATGAAATTAAGGAGCCACATCTATAAATGTAGCAAGCCAATTTGTTCCATTAAATGTGGCTGTCATTCCATCTCCTGCCGCGGCAGCATAATTTACACCACCATTACCTCTTATATTTCCAGGTCCTGTGGTCACTACCGTTGTATTGGCATTTAACATTACAAATATACGCTTACCAGTGTAACCTCCTGTTATATTGGCCAAATTTGTAGGGGCTGTATTTACCACCTGAAAAGTTGACCTATTTTCTACGCTGAATGTAGTGGCTAAATCAGTTATCAAGTTAATACCAGAATTTTCGTCATCTTGAAATGTATTGCCATTTAGATAGGTATATTTAGTCGTGACTAGATCAAAATTATTATTGAATATCATTCCTGTACATGTTATCAATTGTATTCCCAAAGTAACAGTGAAACTATCAAAAGAACTACCAAGAGTATTATTTGTAATAATTGAATCTTGACAGTTTGTAAATGTGCATACCAATACTGGTGCAAAAAGTGGGCTGATTTGAAAGTTATTATTGGTAATGATTAATTGTCTCAATATATTTGCTCCTCCTACAGCTGTTGCATTAATACACGATACCATTGAGCGTACTGTATTATTGGTGATTCTTCCATATGCACAATCAGCTGTTGTACCAGTTATTCTAACGAAATGAGCAGTATTTGCATCCCCCAAATTTGTTCTACAATTATCAATTACCCAATAACTTGTATCGGTTATAGAAATATATGTACTAGTGGTAAAATTGGTACCTATATAAGCGAACGTTAAATTTTGTACTACAGAAGGACCTCCAATTATACTGATTATTATTTGAGCTGTATTAGTATCATTCATGAATAAACTACTCAATCCTCTGTTATTTCCTATCAAAGTTTGATTTGCATTGAGTACTATAGGCGTGACAATAAGATAGCCACCCGTAGGTACATATACATGGGCATTATTATCTACAGCATCTTGAAATGCTTGAGAATCGTCATTTATCCCATTTCCCTTGGCACCCCAATATTTTACATTGTCAATTTGAGGAATTGTTTGTATTAAATCACTGGTTTGTTCCAGATAATTTTCATATTGATGGACTGGATAGGTCCTACTAATTTTAAAAGTTTGTATAGACATTTTTATTTAAATGATAATTTATAAAAATTAATGAAAAATTTTTTTCATTTAAATTCCCTTAATTTTCTCACTGTATTTACTATATTTTGTAAATCATGGGATCTATGGATTGTTGATACGTTTCCTCTGCTATAAAAAAGTGTAGTATGATAAAACCATGTTCCAGGAGATTTTTCATATATATAATTATCAGGCATTCCTTGGGCTACAAATTTATTAGAATTTTTCCCTGGAGTAATTCTATATTTCCAAGTGTTATTTTCTCCGTTTCTCCTATCGGGGGTTCCCTCCTCTTTGTTTTCCCCATTTTCAATGGGAATTTCAGATTTTTCTTCAATATATTTTCCTATATTTTCCATGCCTCTTTTATTAATCAAATATGCACAAGCTGAATAACAGTTTTTTTCTGTATGATTTATCATTTCATTGTCACCGCATTGTATTTGGCCTATATTCAATATTGACCAGTCAGGATCAATCTCTACTATTTCATCAATAATTTCTAGAATACTCTTTTTCCAAAAAGGTACTGTAGATAATGACATGTCATCTTCAAGAATAATGGCATAATCATCCCCATTTTTATAAGCAGTATAAATGGCTTTCATATGTGACATTGTTGTAGCTAATTCTATTTCACTAGTATTTTTAGCTGTAGTTTCCAAATTTTTCAACTGTTCAGGGTCTCTTCCATTTACAGCAGAAATTCTATAATAATTTATAACACTATAATTTTTCATTTCTTCTTCCATTTCATTTCTTCTGTCCATTGAGGTATCCAAATTTATGTAATATATGGGAATAAATGATAGATTTTTAGGGACTAGATATTCTAATTTACTTCTATTAATTTTTGGGTTTAATTTTGAATACTCATTTTTTAATTTTTCTTGGGAATTTTTTATTAATTTTATCATTTTATCCTTTTTATCATATATTTGTATATATCCGTAAAAATAAAAAAGAATGGATATCACAATGAGAAAATATATATTTAAAAATATCAAGGAAACATGTGATTTTTTTCTACCAAAAAATACTATTAAATAATAAACGTATAATATCACAAAAATCACTAGTACCATATACACCCCTTTTAATAGCTCTAATTCAGGTATTTTTAGCATTATTTATTCTTTATAAAAATATAAAGAATTAAAGAAAAAATTCCGATAAAAAAATGGAAGAAAAATCGGTACAAAATATACCTGAAAAAGACTCGAATAAACAGCTTACAAAAAATGATTTAATATCACTTAAAAGATATCATTATACATGGGGTGATAAAGAACATATCCAAGAAAACATTTCACTAGAGAAAAATCTCCAATGGATGCACAGGGCTTGTGTTATTGTGATATATAAATGGGGAGGAATAAGGCTTTATTCTATTGCCCGCAATTCATATGTTTTTTGTGATAATTCTCCATATGAAATTATTTATGCATTGATAAATGCAAAAATTGGGGAAGAATATGAAAAGTCCATTGTTTTATATAACGAGCCTCTGATGATGTTCTCATTTGAGAGAAAACCTTATCAGAATCCCTTTTCAAAATTTTTTCTAGGGGATAAATACAAATTCAATAATCATTGCAGTAGTAAAAATAATATTTTTGCGGAAAGAAGAGCAATAGAACTCGGATTCAAGATACCTGAAAATGGACTTTTTGGAGATGTAATTTTAGCTCCAACTGGATACCGTTTTTTCAGTTTGGAAATGGGGTATGAAATATGTAAAATTCTAAGATCAGAAGCCGGAAAGAATGTAGGACGAATTAACTCCTTTGATTTTACTGAAAATTATAATACGATTCCTGTACAATTTTCGGGAAACGAAACAATTAATTACTTACCAACTATAGAGAGGAAATTCAATCATAATAATATGGTTTGTAACATGCTTACTGTAGCAAATAATAATAGGTGTAGATAAAAATATTTCTTTATAATTTTATAAAGAAAAAATAATAAAATTAAAAAAATTTTATTCCACCTTTTCTTTTTCTAATAATTCATTGCTTTTAATATAAATGGTTATATTCCCTAATGATCCCACATTACTTTTAAATATTAGTGGAAGGTCATTTTCTATGAAAACTTGTAGATTGGTACATAGTCCTGAAATCTTTATAATTTTAGTCAATGTTATACTCTTGAAATTTTGCAAAAGAATTTCCACTTGATCTTCAGTCTCATTATCCGAATCATCTGAATTTTCTAGCTCTCCCAATGTAATCTTGTTAGAATATATACTATTATCAGATGAAAATGCTACACTAAAATCTTTGCAAGAAACCAATATATTATCGGATAATGGGGCAAGTTGCTTACAAGCCTTTTGAAATTCAGCAGAATTTATAATTATAGATTTATCATAACCATTAGGCAAATCTATATCAAGATTTTGCACATCATATTGTATGGGAATTTCCATTTCCCTTATACTCTTTTTATTATTCTCATTGGGTACTATACGAATTTTTAGTTTATTTACATTGTCATTTGTTATGGCAATTGTGATAGAGTCCTTTTTTCTCGCTGATTTCATTAATTTATACATGTGACTCAAATTAAAGCTAAATAATAAGTCTTGATTTCCCTTGAATGTATAAAAGTTAAATTTATCATAATTTAAAGAGATATCACAGAGAATTTTTTTATTGGGGTCAAACATTCTAGAAAAAATCCCTTTTTTATTAATCTTGAAAAATGCTGTTTTATAATTACTGTGGAGTAGCTCAAATAAATTCTTGAGAATATAACCTTCTAATGTTTTGGCTTTGAATAAAAAGGTCATTTTCAATGATATTCCAATTATTCTAAAAAATGATATAGAATTTATGCAAAATTGTCTTCTTTAAATAAAAATGAAAAATAGAGTATCTTTTTTCAGAATAATAATGCTTGCAAAAAATAGAAATATTGATAATGCAAAATATCATTAATTCAGAGGTAGAAAAATATATTAAAAAATATTGTAAAAAAATAGAGAAAAAATATAATATAGAAAACGTATATGAAATATATCTAAATTTTTCTAGAGAAAAAGACTTTATACATGATCCCCCTATATCCTTTTGTGGTTATATTTTAGTATCAGGACCAAGAGCAGGGGAGGAATGTGGGATCAAGGCTACAAAAGGTGATAAATGTACTAGACATTATAAAATGCAAATAGAGAAAAAGGAAAAGAAAATTCCCAGAAATAATAATAAAAAAATTCCTACAGATATTCTAGTACTTAGAAAGGATAAACAAGGAAATATCTATCATCCAGCTACAAATTTAGCCTTTGACCAAGATAAAAATGTTATTGGGAAATATCACAAGGGAAATATAGATAAAAATATAGACTTTGATTTTATCCAATTGCAAACTATACAAAAATATACTCTACAAATTTTAGATGCTTGATATCAATAATTTTAATGAAATGGAAAAAAAGAAAGAAAAAGAAAACCTAAAAAAAATAAAAAAATTAAAATAATAAAATGGATAAAGAAAATTCAAGTATGGTAGGGGGCACATGCTCTTATAAAAGTCTATGCAATTATAATGCCAATGGAGCAATGGCTAGCACAGAAGGTATTCCATCTATGCAATGTCAATTAATCGGAGGTTTTGCTTTGAATTACCCTCCAAAATATGATACCTTTTCTCATGGAGGTCAAGGAGGTGGTTGTGGAGGTTTCTTTAAATTAAAAGGAGCTTATCCTTGCTCTGCCAAAGACAAGGCATGGATCACCAGACCATGCACCACTAGTCCTGCCAAGGGAGCAAACTGCTGGAAAGCCAATTGCGGAAATTAAGTGTTAAATATATTTTATATTCAATATAAAATATTTGAAAAAATACAGCTCTGATATTAGGTAAATTTACCTAGTATTATAGTTGTGTCTTTTATACGATTTTACATACCAATTTTTCCTTTTAACATTTCTCGCATTATTTTTCTCATTTTTGACAAGTCTTGAATTTTTTGGTTTACTTTTTTTATGGGATTTTTTAACTAGTCTTTTTTTTTCTCGTTCTTTTTGTATTGGTGTTTGTTCTATACATTTCTCTATACATTTCTTTTCAACAGTTGTAAATCCAAGAGGAAAAAAATCAGGCCTAAATATAATTAATGGATTGGCCAATGATCTAAGTGAAAAACTAGGATCAAATGTTATGATTCTATAACGAGGAGATATAAAAGGAATATGCAATCGGGGTCTAGTGCATTTTTTCTGTATTAAATTAACGTTTAGAGTACTATTTATATTTTGACAGGAACACACTATAATTTTTTTTGAAAGAGATAATTTCTCTATTTTTTCCCTATTGATACCTGATGCATGGGTAAAATCTATAGTGTGAATACCGTTTAATTTATTAAAATGTTTATTGAAATATTTGTTATTAACATATTTCTCTGATAAATTAGATAAATTTAAACCAATTTTTATATATATTAATATATATTTTACCATTGGTATAGGCTTGGATCCTGATAAACCTAAAAATGATAGGATTTTTTTAGGCTTTATTTTTGTCAAGATTAATGCTATAATTTCTAATGGTGCCATTTTTCATCTTTTTTTTATATCTATATAAAAATTAATTTTATTTAACATTATTCAACATTATTTATCCCGGAATACAGCTTTTACAAGGAGATTTTTTTATAAAGAGAAAATAACAGAGAATTATAATAGTCAAAACAGTGATACCAAATGATAGCCAATATAATATCAATTTCTTTTTATTATCCTTTTCCTTTTCTTCTTTACTCATTGCGCCTACGGCACCCATACCACCGGCTATAGCCAATACAGGCCCTATCGCACATGGAATACATGCCATTTTTTATTCTTTATTTTAATGAAAAGGATAATAAAAAAAGTAAAAGAATAATTAAAAATAATAATGCATATATATGCTCTATTTATAGATAGAAATTTATATAATATTTATAAAAATTATCGAGATGCAGAAAATGATTGTAAAAGAATAAAGGAAACAGGTACTACTCTTACTATACTTATAAAACCATATATTTTAGTAGAAGCACCATTATATCCCTGAAATATCTGTAGATATTTCACTGTGTTTTTTTATCAATTCTTCTAAATATTCTATTAATTCTTTATGATCATTTGACTTGGCATATTTCAAAATACATTGAACCGGAAATTTTATACCTATTTCTACAGCATATTTTACTATATTTAAATTTCCATTGGCAGTGGCTGTTTTTATTGGCCAATAATCTTGTTCTCTTAAATCTGCTCCCAAAGATACTAAATATTTTACAATCTCTATATTTCCTGAATTACATGCATAATATAATGAAGAATTATTTTGAGCTGTAATATCAGCCCCATTTTCAACTAAAAATTTTACCACTTTTAAAGATGACCATTTACATGCAAACATTAAAGCAGTATCATTATCACATCTAATATTTGCTCCTATTTTCACTAGATATTTTATCACGTCAAAACTATCAAATTGACAGGCAAAAGCCAATGAACTATCCTTGCCTTTTTCTGTCTGAAAATCCATCTTTTCATAATGATAATATTTTACTCCATAAAGATCATTGTCTCTGATTAAATCAGATAAATCATTATTTTTCACCCAATATTTTTCTATACGATTTTTATTTAGGAAAAAGAGGAGATTATCAGGAAAAATATTAGGGGAATCCCTACAACATGATTTTACTAATAATTTTCTATCAATTTTTTCACATATAAAATCTATTAATTCTAGGGGTAAATTTAAGGGAATTTTAATCATTTTTTTATATATTTTTTATATATTTTTTATATATTTTATATATTTTTTATATATTTTATAAAAAATTGGAGACTTAATAGAAATATTCTATTTTAATTTTTTCTTATAGATTTCAGATATTTTGCAACATCTACATGACCTTGAATTTTAGCTGTATTTATAGCTTCATAATCATTGATTTCTACTCCAAGAGATATCAAGTATTTTGCAATATGTAATTGTCCATAATGACATGCTGATAATAATGGCCAATCATTCTGTACTCTAAAATCTGCACCCAAGGATACTAGATATTTTGCAATTTCTAAATTGCCATTTTTACAGGCTTCTACAAATGCTATATTTTTCTTTATAGTAATATCAATTCCATTTTCTGCGAAAAATTTTACTATTTCCAAGTGATTTTGACCACATGCAACCTGTAAATGAATTGCAAATACATTATTTTTGATATTAGATTCACCTCTCAAAGATGTCAGATATTTTACAATCTCTAAATGACCATATGCACACGCATTTATTAAAGCATTATGTAATAACTGTGGATATGGTATAAATTGTCGATATTTAACAAAATATTTTACAATTTCTAATTGACCATATTTCGATGCATATTCTAAGCAATGACATCCTATACCAAATATCCTATCTAATTTCCTTGTATATTTTATTCCTTGGAGATCACCATTTTTTATTAATTCTTCATTGCTTGTTTTCTTCCAATAATTTTCTATACGATTTTTATTCAAGAGAAAAAAGGGGTTATTTTCACATTTTTTAATTATGGTTATTCTTACTAATAATTTTCTATAAAGTTTTTCACAAATAAAATCTATCAATTCTATTGGTAAATTTAAAGGGATTTTATTAGTCATTTAAAATTGAGAAATTTTTTCCATTTAATTTCTATTTTATTTTTATTCAATGATTTATCATTATAAATCCTCATTAAATGATTTATCATTATAAATCCTCATTAAAAGTCTCTACAAATATTTTGTATATTTTTAGCAAATTTTGCTCATGTGCTTTGGATAACTGTTCAATTCTCTCTACTTCTCTAATATTTATTAATCTATATAAAATTCCTTCCATTCCCCTTGCAATATATAAAATGGAAAATAATAATTTTTCAAAGGAAACGCCCTTGGGCATTTTAAAATATTTTATCACAGAGAGAATATTTCCTGTAAAAATTCTCTCAAATTTCTCTGTAACATTTTTCCCAGAGAGGTAATCTGCCCTCACTAAACTAGCTATATCAATCATTTTCCTGAAAATATAAATAGTAATATCCTCATCATTGATTTCGTTTGAAATCTTGGTAAATTCCCTAGAAAAAATTCCTATCGCTTCGGGTAATTTATCGTATTTCTGAGGCTGCAAGGGAAGGGTTATCAAAGAATGGAAAATATCTATAAAAATAAATGGACTGTCAGAAATAATTGTATTTCCTACATGAGATAGATCCATTATTTTTTCAAGGATATCACAAGGGCTAGCATGTCTAGATATATACCATCCACTTTCCCAATCTACTCTCATGTTTCCAAACATGTTTCTCACAAATTTATTAAATTTAGAGTCTCTCCCATAATTTTTAAAGTCATCGGCCAATGATACTAAAAATAATCTATAGTCACAAATTGGGTCAAATTTATCTATATAAAATCCCGAGTCATAAAAGGAAAATGTATTGTAAAATGGCTTGTTATCAATATTTTGCGAATAAGCAAAGCCATAATCTATAATCACTGGTAGATACCCAAATGTAGGGACGGAAATAATCTCATTATATCCATTATTTGTAACGGTATATTCTATACACCTATCTCTTTCACATGGATAAACAATTATATTATTACAGTGTAAATCATAATGAGTTAATTTCACTGATTCTTGAGCTACAATTATAGCTAGTAAAATTTGCCTGATGATAGAGTACATTATTTTTTTCTTTAATTTTCTGGATGATATCAAGTCATGTAATTTTTTTCCCTTGACATATTCCACCAATAATACGTCATATATCATTTTAGAAGAATCATCAAAAATATCCTTGGACAATATATCATTATTTATACGGAGGGGTATTAGCCCAAATGACCTAGAAAAATTGGGGTGATTAATTGTATTGACATCCTGGAAAATTAAACTCTCATGAATTGTAGTATAATCACTATGGGGGGAATACTTGAAAATAATGGGGTGGTCAATTTCCTTTAACTTTATCAATCCCACTACAGCCTGTTTTCCCTGTTTTTTAAAGGGATATTTATATTCAAAATAGTCATTAAATTTTAATAGGTTTTTACCAGAATTTTGTAGAGCAAAAATAGGTTCTAATTTTTCTTTTAATAAATGATAAATGTCATTTCTTTCTTTTAATTTATCCGAGATTTCTGACATTTTTTAAAAAATGAAATAGTTTTTAAATATAATTTATAATGGTTTATAAATTAGTTGAATTGTTATCTCCTTTTAGGGGATTTCCTTTTAGGACTCTGATATCTTGTTCTCGATTTTACAGGGGGCGAATAACCTGTAATCTTTGTTGGGAATTTCTCTGTTCTATTATAGGTATTTAATCTCCTCTTATAATCAGCCAAACTAGCTGAAAATGTAGGTTTGTTCTAAAGGATATATAATGAGAGAAAACCGGCCCTCGCTGGGGAACCTCGCATTTTATTTAGTAATAAAATGGTATTTTTTTTCTTTATTTTTTTCAAACCAATGAATCTTTTATAAAATCTCAAAGACCAATTGATCAGAGTGTTTCAAAATGTAAATATAATATTTTTCATCGTGATCAGATGTCACTTGCTGTACAGATTTCATAGAATCCAATATAGTTTCATATTTTTTCCCATGCATGTACCCCTTGATATATAACCTGTCAAATTTTGCATCTTTCCCTATTAATATAGGGATATATTTTTCCCCGAAACATGCCCTTTCTGCCCAGTCAGGATTAGTATTATTTGTAAAGTGTATTGTATCAAGACCTTCACAGTCTTTTAGAGAGGATATCTTCACTCCTTTCCTAGTTTGAAAATGAAATGTGTCTCCGCTATTATTATAGCCTATATCTAACTTGACCAATATAATATCTTTATCCATTATTTCTTGTATTTTTCTTTAATTTTATAAAAAATTCAATTTTATACAGAAATGTTAAATTTTGTGCTAAAAGATATACCCTCTATATTACTTTCTGTTTCTTCAATGACTTCATTATATAATTTATGAGCCTTGTAATCATATACTAGACTATTGAATATTTGGTTCCTCATTGTGTGATAATGGGGCCAAAGCCGAATTTTCTGTTTTTTCCAATTGGTATAAAATTTCTTATTTCCTACCATTTTATTTTCCATTGGTTCCAATACATTTTTATAGAAAATGGCCTGCTGTTTTATATATTTTAATAGATCATTCAATATATAGAAAATAATATAGTAATTTTCGATTGTTGGTTCCAAACCCTTGGAAATGATATTTTTCAAAGCCAGAAACCTCACCGGTAATTTCCCTACATAATTTTCTATATATTGCATGTCTGATAATATTGTTCTCCAATAATATAGTTTTATAGCTTCTGTAAATATAATGTCCATTTTTTATAGTTTTTTTCTATCAAATTTATTAAAATATTTTATATTCAATTTTATAATAACTTTATAAAATAAAAATGGAAAAGAAAACACTGATATATATTATACTTGCAATAGTAATTGTAGAGGTTATAATTATCTTGGTAATTTTCTTTTTAAAAAAGAGTAAATTATACAATTGCATAAATAATGAATGTGTCTCAGGTGGAAATATGACCCTATCAGAATGTGAAAATATATGCGGGCCAATGAAACTCTCTTTTACCCCCTTTGGAAAAACTGTTTGTAATAAATTAAATTATTTCCCTGAAAACGAGCTTAATTCGGGGTTTTATAAAATATGTTGGTTCAGACTCGGGGCTAGCGGAGATTTTCGCAAATGTAACAGAAATGCTTTAATATCCGCTATAATTGATAATTATAATTGTATAGCCCCTAGTATTTCTATAGATATTCAACCAGATGGCACTTTTACTGATAATTTAATAGAAGAAAACAAGTATTATTCTGAATTAGTAAATGAGATAGTAGATACTGCTGCAAAAAGGAGAAAATTAATAGTTATTTCCCCTGCCTTGATTCCTGGAGAATTATACAAGTACTATAAAATATATAAAAATGGGCTCGAAAAATTATATCATTTTATAATACAATTATATAATCAAAATTTCATTAAAAGTGTGGTATATGATGTAGAATTTTGGGATGATAATGATGATAAAAATAAGGGTATTACTGATTGTGATGATCATAGTCGTGGGCAAGTCCATACCGGTCATCAGCATTGTCTATACGAAAGAATGGGAAGTTATATGAGTGAAATTGCAAGGGCCTGGATAAAGCTAAGACCTGATTGGGAAATTTTCATTAATGATTACCCCGATTCTGTCCTTACTGAAAATAAGGAATTTATAAAGGCAATAAAAGAGACGCCAAATTTAGGCTTTCAAGTTCAGGATTACTGGCACTATCCAAATGATAATAAAGCAGTGAATAATTATATATCTTTAGTGGGTAATGCTAAAAAATTGGTTTGGGGATATGCAGGTTATAAACAACAGAACGAACTATGGACCAAGGCCGATTTTGAGAAATGTGTGGAACAGAGTAAGGCCAAAAATTACTATGGAATTTTTGTATTTGGAGGTATTTGTTTTTTGACAAATAATGGTTTGCTTGATTGTCCAGGATTTACCTGTCCAAATTAAGTTGATATTTTATATAATTATATAAAATAATTCCCTTTTCTTTCTCATGATTTTCTTTTATCCAAAAAACCTTTCAATTTATCAGGGCTATAGGAAGAAAAGTGATGATGTACGCCCACGTTATTTTCTTTGAACATTTGGTAAATATCTCTACCATCATAAAGAGCCTCATTTCCATTTACAATCACGCTATGTAGACAAGGGAAACTTTCTAGACACATGCTCATATCCACAATTATATTTTCAGTAATATAAATTTGGCTCATTTTTTCTTATTTTTAGTTATTTTTCCTTTAAATTATTTTATAAGATTATAAAATATTATCCTTATTCTTCCTCTGTAGAATCCTCGAATTCCTCTGAAGGATATTCTTCCTCTTCTAATTTCTCTTTATTTTCAGAGTGAATTCCAATGGGTTTATCATGTCCTTTTTCCTCTAATGCTTTCTTGATTTTGGTCATTGTTTCTTTTGTGATATTAGTCATTATGACTCCAAGTATTGTATCTATTGTATCTTCTTTTTCGGGTAATTTCTCTGATTCTTTTTCAATCTCTCTTTTTTCCTCTATTTTTTTCACTGTTTTAGAATAGGTGAGATAGCATTCTGTAGAACATAAATATATTTTACTATTATTTTCAGGATCTCTTTTAGTGATTTTCACAGTATGAGAATCTTTGGGCATCCACTCTTCACATTCAGCACATTCTACTAACAAATTTTTCCTCAGGCATTTTTTACTACAATAATACTGGATTTCATCAGAGTATCCATCTTCACATCTGTACTTGAACTTTTCATTAGTAATTTCCTTTTCACAATCATTGCAAATTTTGGCTTTTTTAACGGTCATTTTCTATCAGGTATTTCTTGATTTACAATATTCATTTTTCTTTTATTCAATTTTAATTTTCTATTGTGATATTTTTATTATTTTCCTCATAATTTTCCCTGATATTTCTATTATGAGCAAAAAGGCAATCAGGGTCGCAAAAATATGATACTGTATTATTTTCTATTAATTTTATGACAAATATACTTTTAGGAAATTTATCATGACAATAACCACATTCTTCTATCATTCCATTTTTTAGGCATTTTTCGCTACAAAAATAATACTTTGTTTTATCTCTATTATTTTCAGAATAAGAATATATGATTTTTGTATTGATAAATTTTCCTTGACATGTATCACATATTTCTTTGGTCATTTTTTTCTTTATTTAGATTTCAAGAAATTTCTTTAATTATTTCAATTTTAAATAAAGAGAAAAAATATGACTAGAAAGGAGAAAAAAGAAATCTACTGCGGAAATAACAGATTACATAAACCATTGGTGGAGGGAAAGGTAATAATGGGTACTAGATATGAATGCTTTAAAAGAGGTATAGGATTGGGAAAAAATATAGAATCAGATGATGTGTATGTAGATTATGCACCTATTTATAATCCTAAAATTTTCTGTGGTAATAGTAATACTCTTCCCGAGGGGTATAATAGATTAGGGCAGCCATATGAATGTCTTCAAAAAGGAGTAGGGGTTGGAAAAGGTATAGCAAAAAGAGAAAGATAAATTTTCCTTTTTTTCCATGATAATTTATACAATTATAAATTATTTTATTCTCATTGACAACAGGGCAAACTTGTCCAAAAAATCATTGGAATCCTTTTTACATGGATAATTGCATTGACAATTTTTTCTGACATTTCTAATATAGTTTTCTCTATAGCATAATAGATTTTTATAGAAGAGGTGTAATCTCCATTTTTTATGCTCATTACTTCATTTGTAGTTTCAGATAAATGTTGCATCATGCATGTATGAAAATCTCCTGTGCCAAACATACTATGCAAATTATCAGCAATTTCATTACCATTTTTTATCCAATCGCCTTGTTTCTTTTTCAATTCTTGATCATTAATAGGTCCTGGTGTAGCCAATATAAAGACTATATCAGAAGCTATAGCGATATGTTCGGTCAGTAATCCAGTTAAAATCTCTATTGCATCTTTATTGAGATATGAGCCTATAAAATGTCCTAAATCTTTTTGATTTACAGTGAGTGCCGCTACAGCCGCATTTCTAGCATTATCATTTCCAGCAAAAGTTGTCAATATAAATTCTCTAGTAAAACTAACATGATCTAACCATAATTTATTAGATATAGTCATTAATTTGAGTTTATTAGCATTAAATCTAATCACTGCAATCATTAATATGACTAGTATAATTATAATGACTATCAGTAAAATATTGAGCTTGTGCATTTTCTCTTTTTTATTATAGATATTTTATAATTTTATAAAATAATTTTCTGATCCAAATTCATTCAAGATAATCCTCTAGAATATAATTCATTAAATCCTTTTCAGTCATGTTAATAACTCGTATTAATTCCTTGCATAAATTTGCATCAGATAAATCCCTTGTATTTTTCACTGGAAATTCAGTGCCATATTTTGCATATTCCAAAGCCTTGTCTTTATCTAATTTTACATTCTCTCCCATAAAATACATTTTGGCCAATTCATAAGCTGCGATGATACTTGAATGTTTCACGGCCAAATTATAATATTTTAATGTCAATCTGATATTTTGTTCAAAAATCCAGCCATTTTTATAATGCCTGGCAATAATGTAATATGACTCGGCCAATCTAGTACCATTATATGTATTTTTAATAGCTTGAGGAAGATCCATTTATTTCTTTAAATGTTTTCTCTATATTTAAATAAGTAATTCTTTATATTTTTATAATATTTTTATAAAGAATTTAACAAGGAACACCTTTACATTTACTGGCCTTTATTAACTTGCATTCAGTTTCTCCAGGTAAAATGCAATATATCATTGGGTCATTTTTTAACGATTTTTTATGAAATTTATAGACAAATAATAATATCCCAGTAACTATTACGATTATACATATAAGCCCTATTAATAAAATTTTGTCTTTTTGGTGATTCATTAATTTATTATCAATTTATTATTAATTTTTTATCTTTTTTACATGTTAATATTCGAAAAAATTACTCCTATTTACCTTGACCTTTTTATTTGTTGATTTTTCCCCTGTAATCCATTTAATCATGTTAGCAAGGTACACTGCATTTCCTTGCCCAAAATGAGAATCTATATTTTGCAAAGAATTTTCCAATAAAGCCAATTCCTGTTTTGTATAACTATTATCAGGTAATTTTATACCACTTTTTATAGTAGGGAAATATGCAGAAGAATCAATAGTATCTCTAAAAGAAAATTCTCTATTTAATAGTATTTCAGCTGCGGTATTTATATCAATGATATCAAGGGTATAATCTTGAGACATGTATGCTATAGATAATTCCTTGACTATTTTCAATATAGTTATCATACTATTTGCTATACAATTATCTGTTTTTGATGATAATATATTGGGGGCGCATGACTGTGTTTTACTCAATTCTTCTTGGGAAAAAGTTATTAATCTTTTTATATTGATATTTGTAGGATCATTGGTGCTTTTAGTCAATGAAAATATAATTCCAGCAAAGTATCCCCATAGAATATTTTCCTTGCCCTTGGTGAAACTGCACTTGTTTATTATAGTTTTAAATTCTATAGGAGGTTGGGTGCCAATTTTATCAATCATAAAATTATAACATGAAGAGTACATTTTACTGAGAAATACCTGAAGAAATTCATTAGTGATTTCAAATGAATAATCAGGCTTGTATTTCTCTGTAAATAATGTATGTATAAATCCTAATACATTACATATTTCTGTAAATCTAGATATCACCCATGTTTTGAAGAAATTATCTCTCATTAATAATTCTCCTACATCTTCTACAGTATTTATATTCTTTTTTAATAGTTTGATATCAGTGGAAATTTTAGCTCTCAATCTCATTAATTCTTTTCCTACAAAATTATTCTTTCCTCCCAATAATGGATTTTTATCAGTATAAATCAATTCTTTTCCTCCTGTGGAAAGCAATAATATTTCAAGAGAAATATCGCTAAATTTCTTGGTCATTCCTTTTACACATGCACTATGAATATCTGACATGTACTTTTCATCTCTTGCTCTAGAATAAATATTTATATATTCACCAATGGGAATAAATGATAGTTTTTCATTATCAGGTCTTAACATGTACATGTACCCTGTTTTTAATGGCGAATTATTTTCTACTTGTACCCCTAATAATTCAAAGAGTTTTAATGTAGTGTAATATAATACCGAAGGAATTTTTAGGTTTTCAATAGTCATTAAAATTTCTGTATTTGTAGGGGATAATAATTCTCCAGGGGCAATATATATTGCCCCTGCAAGAGGCTTTTCAGATAAATTTTCCTTGTCACTTTTTACAATTTCTTTTAGACTAGATTTTTCAGGAAGTAAATATTCAGTCAATTTATCATCTATTTTATCAGATAATCTCTCTGATAAATCTCCATTTTCAAAAAGAAAATATACTCGTTCTCGTAGATCCTTGTACTGGTCAATAGTGAGTTTCTTTCCAAAATCTCTCAATACATGGTCTTTTATTTCTGGTGATAAATCAGGCATTGTTTTATCTACCCAATATTGTATATATTTTTCAAATACAATACTAGATCTTTTTAGATTAATCATGTACACTATTTTATCAAAATTGTCTGATCGATAAATGTCAATTAAATTTCCAGGATTTTCCAATTCTTTATTGATCATTTCTAACTTATTATTGTTATATAAATTAAGGATAATATCTTTTTCAGGGAATTTATACTTGTTAGGGGCTAGAGAAATTAATTTGTCGTAATCCCCTTTGAGGTCTCTATAAATTTCCGGATCTTTCATTTCTGTTTTCATTCTTGCATCTATAGCTGAATATGCCTTGTATATTTTATATATTAACTCTTCAATATTTTCTTTTGAGATATTTTTTATAGACTTTTCCTTTTCAATTATCAATTCTGCCCTTATATTTTCTAACGCTATTCCAACCATATTTCTTCCTATAATTGTATTATTTTCAACCTTGCTTCCAAAGTACAAATTTTCATCAAGATAAATCAATCTTGTATTTCCTGTTGAAATCAACAAGTCTCTTACTTGGGGGGATTTCATTTTTTCTCTGTATGCAGCGTATAATGCCGATGCTGAAACATTTTCTATTTCTTGGTGATACAATTTATTTGCTACAGGGGCTACCTCTGAGACTTTTTGAAGATTTCTCACTGTGGCTATATATGAAGGAGAATGAAGAGTTTTAGCATAACAATAATGAGTTATTGTAGGATAAATATTTCCATCAATTTCTATTAAATTTTTAGCATTATTTGAAAGGGGACCAAAAGGGGTTTCTTTTGGATTAAAAATTAGTATTTTTTCGGACATTTTATATTATCTTTTTTAAATGATTCCTTTTTTCCGGATTTCCTATTTATTTGAAACAATATAAAAATATACAATAAAATATTTCACAGTATATAACGCCATGGCTATTATCAATAAGATTATCTCTGAATTTTTTCTAGGTAAAAATGATATAGAAATTAATATGATAAATACTACTATCATTTTTAATAGATATTCTAGGCTATTTTTATGTTTATAGAGTTGTATATTGCTCATTGCATATACAAATCCATATATAAAAAAGATTAATAATATCACTGTACAAATTAATACTATTTTCTTGATAAATTGAACTCTATTTTTTTCCTTTTCAGTCTCTTTACTGATATTGTGAATATATATAAAATTTTCTGATTTTCCTGATGCCATTTTCTGTTTATTTATCTTATTTCAAGAGAAATAAATAAAATTGATTTAAAAGGGAGAATTTAATGGAAAAAGAAAGAATGACCGATCCAATTTACAATTATTTCTATAATGAATTATCTGAAAAAGATAGAAAAATCTATGCATTTTTATTAGGTAGATTATCTAGAGAAAATTTCTATATAAATCCTCATGGAGAGATATTCAGTGTAGATAATACCACTCTCAGCCTCACTAGTCTAGTATGGAAATTTAACAGGTATAATATCCTCAATTATGATAGGAAAATCATTCAAGAATTGATCAAGGATATTATTTCTGGAAAATTGTATATTTTTGACCTATTACATGGAATGCTCTATATGGTGAGTACAAGTGGTAGTTCTATATATCAATTAAATAATTATACTGAATTGATAAAGGAAAATTTATCCAAGAGTTATCATAAATTTATTTCAGGGGAAAATGTATATCCTTTGGATGATACTACGGATTATATAGATTTTATTTATAATTTTATCAAATCTCCTATAAAAATTTGTTCAATATCATTCACAGATGAAATAGACTTTTTACATCCATATCATTTTGAATTGAGATATGTACTATCTTTACCTGATGCGATTCCCCCCGAGAAAAATAGGTTTTCTGACACTGGATATGATTTACATTTGTGCAAGAAAATAAAGGAGGAAAATGGTATTGTATATTATAATACTGGAGTTAGAATGAGACCTACCAGAGGATATTGTCTAGAGATCATTGTTAGGAGTAGTCTAGTGAAAATGGGTTGGTCACTTGCAAACAATGTCGGTGTGATAGATTCAACATATTCTGGCGACCTGATAATCGCTCTAAATCCTATTGGTACTGTACAAAAGGAATTAACTCTTCCTTTTAAAGCAGTACAAGCCATTCCTAGAAGAGTATTACAGGGAAAATTAATAAAGGTAGATTCATTAGATGAAACTGATAGAGGGGATTCAGGGGGGTTAGGCAGTAGAAATTTTGGATAGTTATTTTCATTATTTTATATTTTTATAAAATATTATTTTTTATTAAACCTCTAATACATATTCCTTGTAAAACAAATTATCTATAAATTCCTCTTGTTTTTCCCTAGATAATCTTTTTAAATATTTTTCAAAGCCGGAAAATATCTGTTTTTTAGCAGGATCACCGGAAAGATCTTTACCCTTTGTATTTATTCTGGAATATTTTTTATAAGCCTCTCTTCTCTTTTCCTTGCTTAATTCTTTAATCTTTTCTAAAAATGCCTGATAAATTAATCTCATTGATTTTCCCTCTGTAGCAAAATCATAGAGATCATGCTGTTTTTTAATGGATTCCCCTCCTTCCGATCCTTCAGAAGGATCTGAAGACCCCGAAAATATTTCCTCTTCCAAGTCTTCTAAATCTTCATCACTTAATAGATCATGTAGATATTCTATTCTTTCCTTTTTATTTTTCCCCATTAACTTGTCAAGAAAATTTTGTCTATCATCTTTATGAATATGAAGCATATAATCTATAAATTTTTCAGTATTAATTTTCTCTCCTAAATTTTCTTTATAAAATTTCATTAAATATTCACGGTTGATTTCTACTTTTTTTCCTTGTGACTGACTCTCAGATCTTCCGGAGGATCCGGTTCCTCCGGAAGAAATTACCTTGTCATTTTTATTTCTATTTTTTGGCCATTTTTCCATATTTTCAAAACATTGAGTATTACAGAATTTTACTATTACTGACCCATCTTTTCTTTTCATTACAGAAGATAATGGATTTTCACTAGTAATTTCCTTTCTACAATATTCACATATTTTATCAAGGTTTTTCTTTGCCTGTATATCCCCCGGATTTTTCACTAATAATTCAGAATATTTTTCTCCTTTTTTACCAATATCTTCTTCACATTCAAGAATATCCTTTATCACTGTAGATAATAATAGGTCAGCCATTTTCGATATTTGAATTTCTTCTTCTGAGAGTACTTTTTCTGTATCTTTTTTCTCTGAAATTTCTCTAGGAATATTTTCATATGTTTTTAGTATTATTTCCCTTTTTTCATACATTTCCTTTTTGATATCATCTGGGATTGGCTCCGTGAATTTACTCAATTGTTCGTCTAAATTTTTCAGATTAAAACAGTAATATTCACCTGATTCTTTTTTATAAAAATATATAGCAAAAGGATCTACATTACTAATATCATTTATACATATACTTTTTAATGAATCTTTTTTAGCAGAATAATCCAAGTAATTTATCCCTGTAATATTGGTTCGTCTAGCTTCGGGATGAAGGATATAGTAATATGAATAGACCATTTCCATGTATATATTTTTCACTTGGGATTGAATATATCTATTAATAATATTTTTTTCAGATACAGAAACCTTGGGATCTAGGAATACTTCGGGTAATACTTTTTCTATAGTGATTACTGATAATTCATTGGGAGAATAATAGTCTATCTTTACTTTTTCATTGAATACCCGAGACATTTCTCTTATTTCCCCTGAAAACAGTGATAGAAATGCTGAAAAATCTTTGAATAAGAAACTCAAGGAATTTTTTATATTTTTTTCTATAAATATTTCTACCAATTTTTTAGGCTCTTTAAAAGCAGGAATATATGATTTCACTTGTTCTTCCATTATATTTCTAATTATTTGTATATCGGATCTTGATAAACTATTCACGGTTCTATTCACAGCGGTATTAATAATTTTTTGAATACCTGTTCCCTGATGTTTATATAAGTCATTTTCTGCTTGTAATAATTCTACATTTCCCTTGGTCAATTCTCCACTGGATAATTCAAAATATACCTGAAATGACAAATCATTTGAAATCACTAGATAATCATGGGAATCATAGTACCTATTTTTTCTATATGGACCACATTGAGAATTGATAAATTCATTATTTCCTCTGTAAAATGTCTTGCCATCGATTATCTTACTTTCTGTAGGTATAAAATACTTTTCAGGTTCTACAGAATTTTTACTAGGATGAATCCATATTTTTTCAAAAGGGGAATCCAACCAAGGAGATGCTCTATAAAAATTAAGACATTTTTGATCTACTATTTGCATATATTTTCTCATATTTTTATCTGCAGCTACAGGAATATCAATCACTCTGGGTTCCCCCATTTCTGTTAACTCTACCATTTTGGATTGTTTATCGGTTTTTTTATATGGATCGTATTTTGACTGTTCTAAATCCTTGTTAAAAATCATTTCAGGTTCTTCTTCAAGCCCCTCAAATTCTTGTAATAATTCGCTATCTCCAAAAAGATCCTCCCCTTCGGGGTCATCTTCCCCTTCGAGATCAGACGATTCCCCTCCAAATATCTCATCTTCTTCAGTGAGTTCTTTTTCTTTAGATTTATCTTTACCCTTTTCTGTTTCCAATTTCTTTTTTAGACTGATATTTTCATAGAAACTCATTACTTCGTCTGAACGAAGAAATATATTGAGAAAATCATTGGATTTAGTTTCTGGTGATGTAGCTAAAAAATCCTCTATAAATTTATAGATTAATTGAGAATGCAATTTACCTAATTTACTAATAAATGTCCTTCTACTATCAGTAGGATTTTTAGCTATAAATCCTGTAAAAGCTACCTTTAATTTATCCTTTGATAATTTCAAGGTTTTTTCAAGAAAATCTCTTCTTGCCTTTTCTTCCCTTATATTTGCAGAAATATTTTTAGGTATTCCTGGAGCATATTTTTTTGGAATTTTACTCTTTTTTTCTTCGGCAACCTGTTTTTTAGCAATATTTTTTTGCTCCTTTTCTTTTTGAGCCTTTAATATCTTTAACTTGCTTGCCTGTTTTAATTGCTGTTGTACGGTTTTGGGTTTTGGGGGCATTTTTTTTCCTCTTTTATTAAATATTTAAAAAAGATGCAAATTGTTAAATATTTTTGATCAATAAACAATAAACGGTTACGTGAAAAATAAAAAATGTCATCAGGAGGGGTAAGTTATCATGGTATTGTAGGGCATACTGCCAAGGCTACTTTACCATCAGTAAGTTCTTGGGGCACAAACCAAAATATATTAAAAGACCCTCCAAAATCAATACAAACATATAGAAGAGATAGAGTAGGACAAACTAATGAAGTTACGCGATTAATAGATGGGGCAGGAGATCGAGCATGTGAATATATAAGAGTATATCCATTGGGACAAAATCCCATGGTGGGTGTATCCTATCAAAATTCAGGTAGGTCAAGTGGAAGCGGAATCAGTGGCACAATTTCAGGTATGGGTCAGCAAGCATCTCTTCCTTACCGACTTTCTGATAATTTTAGACCTCCATTGCTTCCTCAGGAATATACCTTTCCATTGTCTAGATTGCCAAGGTTAACCACTGAATATAGGACAAATCCCGCTAGCGTCGATTTTACTAAAAAATTAATGTGTCCTTCTGATCCATCAAGTTCTAATGGTACTGCTACAGAAGGAGAATTTAGACAAATCAAAAAGAATGTGATTCATACTAATATAAGACCTACAGTAAAATATAATATAGAAAAGCCATTAGACCCTCCATTCCAAGTAAAAAATGTAATACAAAATCCAATACAAATCAGTGCTAGTAGTGGTATAAGAAATATATATAAAAATGTAGATGTAGATGATGTATCACAAAATTACTTTAAAAATGTAGATAATCATGCTACAACTACTAATCCCAATCTAAATACAAATATAAGCATGGGAGAAATGATTGGAGATTTTGATACCGATAGATATATTCAAGAAACTCCGCATATATATTATGCTACCCCTATATGCGGTAATGAAGAAAATGCTAGATTTTATCAAGATGGAGGAGAAATTCAACTGGATAATAAAACTCCAAATTATAGCATGAGTACAAATATGGGACAAAGATTGGACTTTAATCCCAAGCCTGAATATATTGCTGCATTAGAAAGAAAAACACCTATAGCCGAAATGTATGCAAATTATTCAGGAAAAGGAGAAGAACAAGTTTCTAGTAGGAAATTTAACCTCCCTGAAAAGCCTTCTTATGGAAGCTTTAATAATTCAGGATTCATCCCTCAGGGTGCCAGGTTAGAAAAACATCGCGAAAGTCTCTCTACACAAAAAGCCAATATATCTAAAAATGTAATGAACCAAATGTTGAATAGAAAAACTGTGTTTGGTACTGTATAAAAATTTTTCTTGAAAATCTCATTAAATTAGGAAAACCCCCGAGAAAATCTAAATGAGATTCTCTTGAGATTTGAAAGAGAAAATCTAAAACTGAATTTTTTATATTATTTATAAAATACAAGGAACAAAATGGCTACCATATTATCCTTTATAAATATAGTATATAATCATTTTCTAAAAACATGTAGACCGTATAGATATACTTTACAAGATATAAATGACTTTATAAATTCAGACCCTGAAATGAAGAAAATGAATGAGATTTTAGAGGATCCTGATTTTTCATGTATGCACATGGGAAAAATGGGAAATTTTCAAATTGAAAAAATCAATGCATTGAAAAACGACATTCATAGGTTTTTATCAGGATTAAATTTATTAGCTATAAAATTTGAAAATTATATACGAAAAATAAGAAGGCCAATATATTTATATAAATTAGCCAATAATATATCTAGCAAAACAATTAGAGGATATAAAAAGGCAATGAACAAGTATAAAAATTATATAGAAATTCAAATGGTAAAATATAGAGAAAATTCCATTACTGTAACAAATAGGGTAAATGGCTTATTGACAATTGATATGAAAAAAGTAAGGGAAAATGAGAAATTTCTCATTGAATCTTTTACTTCTCCCAAGAAAATTTTAAAGCCCAAAAGTTCACCATTGAAAAATGAGATTAATGTTAGTGAATATCTTGCTAGAAAAAACCCAATGAGGAGTAGGAGTAAATCATTTAGTTAAATCTCATAAAAAAATAAATTTATATAGTTATAAATTTTATATTAATTTGATAATGCATCAATAATAGGTAAATATCGAGGTGATTCTACGACGGATTTTATAAATAATTTTGTAGAGAAAAACCCATTTTTCATTAAAATCTTTAGTATTACCGGAGAAAATCCTGAAATCATTATTACACCATTTTCATCAGGTTCACAAGGGGTATGACGAATATTTCCTGTTAAATTCCAGAAAATTATAGTAGGAAGGGTATATCCTGATTCTTGGTATTTTCTTTTTATTTCGGTTAGACTACTATTTCTATTAACAGCACAGTCAAATTCCATGTCGGAAAATATAAATAATTTCTTGGGTAAAAATTCATCGGGAATACCGTTAGGATTTTCCGGGGTCCCTGTTTTTGCAGTGTTTAATATCAATTCAAATACCTTTTGTAAATTGGTATTTTGTTGCCAATTTGCTCTTGATAAATTGTATATTTTTTCTCTAATAGAGGAAAATGCAGATAAATCCACAAATTCAGGCTCACTTGAAAAGGTAATGATTTTTTCTCTAAAATCTCCCTTTGTACATTGACTGATCAATATTGATAAACCTATAGAAGCGTGAATAGGAGCAAATTTATTTTGGGATATTCCTCCCATTGATCCACTAACATCACAAATACATGTAGAATTTTCCAATGATCCGGTGATACACGTTTCTTGTACAATGGTTTCCCACTGTTTTTCTAGAGTGATATCCTCTGTAGATAACTTGCAAATTTCTATTACCAATTCATGGGGAAATAATGTCTTGCCACATATCTTTGTTTCTCCTGTGACCAATTTTCTTTTAAATTCAGAGAATCTTTCAGCATCTCTTTTTTGAAAGGCTTTACTCAATTTTAACATGCATTTTGCAGGTACCTTGGAATATTCTATTTCATTCCATTTTTTCTCGCACATTAAACGCTCTGTAATATTGAGGTATTTTCTCAATGAAGAAATCATCTTTCTATATTCTCTTTTAGTGAGAAAAGTATAGTCACAAAAATTTGTTATAAAATTATGTTTTTTATCCAATTTAGAATTTTCAGTAGGGAGCCATTTTCCTAGCAAAGAAATTTTCTTTCCTGAATCCATGTCATTTATATCTCTAAATAATTGAGTAGTTATCACTCTCATTAATTCTGGACCATTTTTCATTATTTTAATGAGATCGTCCCATCTTCCAAAAGTAGGGATTAATTCCATTATCTTGTAAAATCTTTCATGGTCTAATCTGTAAAGTAATTTAAACATTTTCAAACCTACTTTTCTCTCTCCTTTACCTTGTCTACAATCTCTAGTATAAAAAGCAATGATAAATGTATCAATGGGATTTTCAGCATGAGATTGACTGACCCATTTTTCTATATTTGTTTCATCGGTAGTTCTATAAGCTTGTGTCACTAATTCTTCCATTATTAATAGGGTTATTATACTTTTAAATGGTTTTTTTGATAATTTTTTAAAAAAATTCTTTCAAGGACCTTGAAAGAAAAAGGATGATTATTTAATATTTTCTTTTTTTGGCTAGATACATGATATTTCTCTTGATTTTAGATTTCTCAAGAAATCAAGTACTGTAAATATACGGTATTGCTGTGTGTATCCAAAGGGGAAATCCAAAGGGAAAAGGTATCAAAAAATAAATATTTCAAAATTTTTGGCTAGATTCATTTTTTTGATCTGGGGGTTAGTCAGTACCATTTACATAATTGTTTGCTGTGTGAATCTATATAAAAAATCATTTCTTTAAATAGTTTTCTATTTCATATGTTTTGAGAAAAAAATGAAAAATTTAAGGGCCCCCAATGGATCAATTCTCGTCTTTCAATCCTCTTGAAAGAGATGTTTTTTGCTACCACAAACTAAATGTATAAACCTTTGGTATCTATTGCTGTAAGCATTATTTTGTGGTAGGTTTTGTATGTTTTTTGGCTAGATGCGTTTTTTTGAATTCTAATCGAAACCTTATAATGAGCACAAGGGGACATTATAATTCTCTTTCAAACTCGGTTTGGACCTTTGGATACCCCTCTCAGGGTAATCTGTGAAGATTACCAAAAATGTCATATCCTCAAGCCCGATTTGAACCCGCTATATCATAAGCATGTTTCCATCCAAAGATCTATGCGGTTTCTCTCCTTTATTGTCTTGGTTTGCTGGGTGCATCTATGATATTTTTTAATCCTTTAAATAGTTTTAAAAATTTAATTTATTCAATTTTCTATCTAATCTATCAATAATTTTCCCTGCCCTTCTTTCCCTTTGTTTTTCCAATCTCTCCCGCTTTTTTTCTTTTATAGCTGTTTTTCTGGTTTGTTTGGCTTTCCATTCTATAATTTCTTGTTCTTCTATATTTTTTCCTTCTGGAAAAACAATGACAGGATTATCAGCTGATGAAAATAGGGGATTTCCATGCTTGATCCTATTTCTCCAACATCTGAGACAATCACGGCCACATCGTGTATAATTTTTGTCGGGCATAATCACTGATAAATTTTACAATAACTTTTTCAATGACTTTTTATCAATGGAGATAACCATTTAAATATTGAATTTTCTCGTTTAATAAATGAATAGATCAATTGGAAAACAAAGAGGTAATACCTTGAACAGTATTGATACCGCTATAAAATTCCTTTTCATGAGAAAAAAATCAAAAAAGGAAAATGATGTAATTATATTCGATATTGATGGAACATTAATACACGATGAAAAATCGTGTATCACTGCAGTGGTGAATTTTTATAAAAAATGTATATCTCTAGGCTATAAAGTATATATAATTACTGCAAGATTATTTACATCTGAAAATTATATGTTTACAGTAGATATGCTTACAAAATGTGGAATATTAAATTATCTAGGGATATTCATGAGACCAGGAGATATGCAAGATTTATTTGCTTATAAACAGTCTAGAAGAGAAGCTTTAGTAAAGCATGGATATAATATAATAATGAGCGTGGGGGATCAACTCTTTGATTTCGGCCCTCATAGTGGGATAAATATATGGGTTTTTTAATTATGATTTCAGTAGAAAAAATATTTTTTAAAAAATCAATAAAAAATCAATAAAAAATAAAAACAGGGAAAATAAAATAAAATGACTCTTTTGAAAACATTATTAATTGTAGCTATTGTTGTTATCGTGTTAGTATTAATACTGGTAGTGGTATTAATGTGGAAAAAGAATAAGGATATCAAGGACATGAAAGCAGGTGTATCAAAAATGCTAAAATCCTTGGGCAAACAAAATGCTGATCAACTTGCGGCCTGTTTTGTGGATGCATGTGTAAAGGCAGTAGGATATATGCGATTTAAAGACCTTTACAGTGGAAATGTCACTCCAACAGCCGATGAAGCGGTTAAATTAACCAAAATATCAATCGATTGTAAAATCACAGATGAAATTGCTTCAGGTGGATCTACTATTGCAAATGCCGTGAGACAAGGTATAAATTATATGCAGGGAAATTAAGGGGAAATAATCTTTATAAATTATAAAGGTTAAAAAAGATTTCAAACTGAAAAATAATGAAAAAAACCTTATTTTTTACCAAAATATTTTTTATAAGTAGCTCCCCCTACTTTTATACATCTACCAGAAGGAGAAAGTACTGTACCGGAAGGGCATTTTTTAGAGGATCTTTTAGATCTATTTTTCCTTGATCTAGACCTCCTAGCTTTACTTTTCTTGGCTGGGGATTTTTTGGTCGCTCGTGAGCCTGATTTCCCTCTTTTTCTTTCCCTGCATTTTTTAGTAGGAATATCATAGACCAATCCTCTCTCCTTGCATTCAGCCTTGATTTGCTTTATTGTTTTTTTGGGGGATTTTCCTTTTCCATTTTTCCTTGATCTGGGACGAGATCTCCTCGCCTTACTTTTTTTAGTAGGGGGTTTCTTGCTCGCTCGTGATCTTGATTTCCCTCTTTTTCTTTCCCTGCATTTTTTAGTAGGAATATCATAGACCAATCCTCTCTCCTTGCATTCTCTTTTAATTTGCGCAATGGTTTTCTTGGGGCTCTTTTTAGGGGATTTCTTGGGACTCTTTTTAGGGGATTTTCTAAGTGGTGATTTCTTGGGGCTCTTTTTAGGAAAAGATTTCTTTGGTGATTTTCTAGGCGATCTCCTATAAAGAGATAATGTAGTAGTTTTTACGGGAGATTTCTTGGGAGAAACATGTATGATTTTTCCTTTTTTATTATCCCAAAAATTCTTGACAATTTTATTTCCATTATAATTTGTATAGTCAATTATCCAATATGGAGCTGAAGCATATATTTCAGCAATACCAAAATCTTGAATCATGTCAAGGAAAATGCCTTCCAAGTTAAATGCATCATATTTCTCAGCATACATTAGGTCATAATCTTCTGCTATAACCATGTTAATTTTACCATGCATATCAAAATATATAGTAATTTCCAGAAAAAATTGAGGACCTAAATTTTTTGTAGATGATATATAAATACTAGCATGAGGCATTCCTCCCTTGTCCATTATATATAAATTTTTCACCTTGAAATTAAACATGAAATATCTAAATCTTTTGTATTGTTCATGGAAATAATCATTATTCTCAAAATTTACAGCATTTTTCATGATATCATTTCTCACTTGTTTTCGCGTCTCTTCCATTTCTTTTTCTGTAGCTGGAATATCGTGATAATCATCAGGATGTACATCTTTCATACATTGCTCTTTGATCACCATGTCATTACAATTGGATAATTCTGTGAAAATTGTATTATATTTATCATATTCTTCAGGATGTTTATCTGGATGGTTTTTAAGCATTAATTTTTTCATTATTTTTCTAGCTTCGATATAATCACAATCTTGGGGGCAATCTATACCATATGATTTTAACAATTCATGACATGCAATACATTTATCATTCGCTTCCTTGTTATTAAGGTTTCCCATTTATTTATTTATAATCATTATAAAAAAATATAAATAATATCAAAAAATTAAAGCCAATTTTTTCTCTTGAAAATATAGAATAAAAATATAGATATTAAAATTATCAATATTAGGAGAATTGAAATAGAAAAAATACTAGCTCCCTTGTGTATAGGTAATTCATTAGAATTTTCTGTATAACCCTCATATCTTCCGAATCCCTCATTTCCCTCAGGTCCTCCGGAGAACCCCTCCCTCACATTTTTATCCCCGCTATATATATCTTGCCTAGTTTGTATATTATTCATCTTTACCACATCTACAGCTGGAATTTCTGTATTTTCCATTCCTATAATTTCGATATATCCTTTCTTGGGAGGATAGGCATAAAAATATGAATTCAATGAAATGGTATGAAATTCCTTGTTTTGAAATTCGGGGAGAATACAATTTGGTCCTAATACAAGGCTATCAAAAACCCCTGAAATTACCTTGCCATCATATATACTATCAGTTTCTATTATTCTCACTGTTAAATTATATCCTTGATTTTGAGCGAATTTTAACAAGGAAATATCTGGTTTAATATATATCATTGGAAGGGGATTTTGAGAACCCTGAGGTTGAATCTGATCCCATCGATATATAAGATAACGGTTTTCCATTTATTTTATTTTTCTTTATTTATATCTCTTATAAATAATTCTTTTTTCTAGTGTTTAATCGAGAAATATCAATCGCCATTTGTGGGAACACATCCTCTTTTATTCATCAGATCGATAAATTGCTTACGGCCTTCCTTGACAGCATACCTCGCATTACAAGGCAATATTACAGAGCATGGATATTGAAAACAATAATCTGTATATGATTTATCTATCTGACATTTAGTGGCATAACAACCATTATTCACCTTTCTATAACCAGCTTGTCTCTCCATCACTGTTGGTTCTGTACTGTTGTAACGTCCTCTGAAGAAGCGAATGTAGGGAAACGAATCCATATCTGTACGTACATTTCCCGCGTCAGTCAATGTAGCATAGAATGGAGAGTTATAGTTTAGCTTATTGACAATTTGTCTCCTCACATTTTCCACATTTTTACTATTGATTTCTTGTGAATACATTTTATTTTTATATATTTTTGATTCCCCTTTATTAAAATTGAATATTTAAAAAATCCATAGAAAACATAACTTGTTTCATAGGATTTGGTATAATACAATGGAAGAAAATGCCATTGCTCTATCAGATAAAATATCAAAAGAAATAACTGAGAAATTTGTAGGGTTATTTATCAGTAAAATATCAGAAAAATATAATATAGAAAAGGAGGATATATATAGGGTATTTAATGATTCAGACCCCATCAGAAAACCCTCTGTAAAAAAGAAAGAAGAAAAATCCCCCTTTGTGCCCACACCATTGATCCTTAGACATTATCAAGTGGGGTGTGTAGAAAATGTATTGGATCTATGGGAAAAGGGAATACCGGCTGTAATATCTTCTGATCCTGGCTCAGGTAAAACATACATGGGATCAAAACTTGCAGAAATATGGAAAGCAGATTTTGTAGTGGTATTAGCTCCTAAAACTTCTCTTTCCAAATGGAGACTTGTATTAGGTCATATTTTACCTCTAGAAAAAATGTATATTTCTACATATGATGGTTGGGCTAAATGTGGTACAAGGATGCAAATTAAAGAAAAACAACCATTTACCTATCGTGTAGAGAATACCATTAATGAATTGAGGGTAGTCGATTTTTATCCCACGAGAAAATGGACAGACATGATAGCTACTCAAAGGGTAATAATGATCCTAGACGAATTTCACAAATTACAAAAGCCAAGCCAAAGAACAATGTCCGCCGCTGCAAATTCTATACCATTAATAAAAGAAAAAAATAGTAGATTATTGGCCCTCAGCTGGACTCCATGTGATAGATTAGAAGATATCCCCATGCATCTCTATTTATTTGGCATGATTGGCACAAATAAATTAGTCTATTATGATAGGTCCATTGAATTATACAATATTGATGGTCTATTAAATGTAGTGGGTTTAGCAGAATCTTTTGGTGTAGATTTATCTGAGCAAAGACATGATATCGAAGCCATTCAATTCATGAATGGGAGATCGGTAATCAGAAAAGCCAATGAGATTGCAGGAGAAATTTTTCTAACCCATATTCGCCCAAAAATAGTATTTACTTGCAAGCCTGATTTTGTGTTAAATCAGGAATTAAAGCCGGAATATGTCAATTATTTTTGTAGAGTGAATAAACAGACAGAACAAGAGATATTTTCCATTGTCAGTGAAAGCTTTGGTGGAAATGGAGATCATGAAGAAATTTCAGCTATAGAAGGAAATAGGGCTAGTATGGCTATTCTCACATGGATACAGAAAAATCTAGAAAAAATAAAGATACCTTTATATGTCAAGGTAGCAAAGGAATGGTTAGAAGAAAATCCCACTAATAAAGTAGCTATAATGGTATTATATTTAGATACTATTGGATATGCATATTCAAAATTAGAGAAATATGGTGTAAAGATAATTCAAGGGTGTATGAACTCTCGAGAAAGAGATGCTAGTATTTCCGCATTTCAAAAAGAAAATTCTGACTGTAGAGTGATTATAGCTACATTGCCTACAGGAGGAGAAAGTATAGATTTACATGATATTTCTGTAGGGGGAAGATTTAAACGAATGATCCTAATTCCTCCAACTTTTTATTGCAAGTCAATGGTACAAGCTGCAGGTAGAATTTTTAGAGACGGTGTCACGAGTAGCGGAATTATTAGAATTGTATATACTATTAATAGCACTGTAGATTTTGATGCTGAAAATGATGAATTAAATTTGGAAAAGAGATTTTATGATGGAGTAAGAAAGAAAACCAATACCATAAAAAGATATCATGCAGATAACCAAGATAGCATTCTTCCTTGTAGCTATAAAATGGAGGTTTCTAAAAAGGTTTATAATGGATTGGTAGGGTTAGAGAAAATTACTGATTATAACAAGATTGTGAAAAAGGGATTGTGAAAAAGGGATTGTAAAAAAGGGAGAAAAATTGAAAATTCTAAAGAAAAATAATTAATAAAATTTATAGGGTCTATAAATTTTGGCAATAAATTAATGTTTTATAATATATTTCATTTAATTAGATTTCACAGTCAAAAATGTCATTTCCTCGTGATTCTATATTAATTTCTTCTGAATCTTCAGACTCTGTGTCCAAAGGGTCATACAGAGAAAAATCAGAATCATAGTCATATTTTCCCTCTTGGTGATATCCGTATTTTGTTTCATTTGTTTCAGAGGGAATTTCCTCTGGGGATTTACCTGGAGATTTTCCATATTTGGAAACATCCTTTAAATCCTTGTACTTGTCTAGGCAAGATAATACTTTTTCTGCAACCTCTGCAGGTAAACAGTCATATAACCTCTTGTATTTTTTATAGGTTTCATCATCATATCTAAAATTAGTATACTTGTTAATGGGAATTGGTATATATTTCATTTAAATATAAAAAAAAAGAAAAATTCCCTGTTATTATTTTTTTATAATATTTTTTTAATTCAATTTTAACAAATATTAAAAATGTCAAGAAATATTAAGGAAATCCAAAGGAATATTAAGAGAATAATGGATTCTCTCGCTATAAAAAATATTTATTGGAAAAAAGAATGGAAAATACCAGGTACAGAATGGATCATACGTGGTTATTCTAGAAGCGCTTATAGAACAGGTTTCTATATTCCTCAATTGGATATAATGTTAGATGCAGGCCCTCAAAATTTTAATAAACCTAGCCATATTTTTATAACTCATACTCATATAGATCATGTAGCTTGTTTACCTTTGACAATGATAGGAGATATACATGGGGATCATGTATTCGAAATATATGGCCCTGGAGAAGCAGAGAAATATATACATGATTATATCTCTAGCATGTTTTCATTAAATGCAGTGGAACAAGTTTTAGAATGTAGAAATTGGTATAATTATCATAGCCAATATTCCAAAGAATTTTTCCCTATAAAATGTAATGGAAAATCGATTAAAGTAAATATTTTTCAATGTGATCATAGAATACCTACCATTGGATATGGATTTACTGAAATTAGAAAAAAATTAAAGAGTGAATATCTATCTCTATCTGGAAAGGAAATTGTAGAGTTAAAAAATAAAGGTATAGTAGTTACAGAGATAATACACATGAAAAAATTTGCCTATATTTGCGATACATCAATCAATGTTTTTCAGCTGAATGAAAATATCCTAAAATATCCAGTAATTTTCATAGAATGTACATTTTTTCTACCAGATGAGATTGAAAATAGTATTTCAACTAAACACATACATTGGAGTCAATTAAAGGGAATCATAATGGAAAATCCTAATATAATGTTTGTTCTCTTTCATTTTAGCCAAAGATATTCTGACGAGGAAATTAATAGATTTTTTGATAAGGAAAAAGAGGATAATAAAATTACTAATATTTACTGTTGGACATGATTAAATTATTTTATAATGGTATAAAATATGGTTTTTCCTAAATTATTTCTTTAATGATATCAAACCTATAATACACTACATTTTCACATAGATTTTTCTCAATTTTCTGTATAGCATGTTTCTGCAAAATTTCAAATAATTTTTCTTTATCTATAAATTTATCACAAGTATAGTCAATATTTATACAAGTCATATGGATGCTTTTTATATCTATCCTTTTCAATATCATTTCCCTAAAAAACCAGTTATAAATTTCAGCCCCTCCAGCTACAAAAACAGGCAATGGAAGTTTCTCTATTTTTTTTATATCCGTCTCTTTAATTACTGTACAATTATTTTTTCCTATTTTAATTTCTCCGTTATCAAGTGTCTCTGATAATACATATATTTTTCTATCCTTTAAAAAAGGCAATGTTTCTGCTGTTTTTCTACCCATTAAAATATTAGAATTCAAAGTGAGATTTTTAAAGAGTTTTAAATCCTCTGGACAATGCCATGGAATTACACCATTTTTACCTATACCATATTTTTTATCTATAGCTAAAATAATCTCCATTTTTATATTAGTACAAATATTTTAAACCTAGTTTAAAATAATATCATTCAAAAATAAAGATTCCAGAAATGAAACTACATGTTTTTCTAGACCTGGATAATACCCTTATTTGTAGTGAGCCACTAGATGAATTTGATGTGGAAAAAAATAAAGAAAAAATAGAGACATTAAAATTCTATAATATTGATGATTATTATATAACTTTTGAAAGGCCTCATTTACAGGAAACTCTAGATTTTTTATTTAAAAATTGTCTTGTATCTGTATTCACAGCTGCATCAAAGGATTATGCCTTGGCCATTATAAAAAATAGCATTCTTGACCCATTAGGGGATGGATCTAAAAATGATAGGAAATTGGAATATATTTTATTTGACTATCATTGTTCCTGGTCAAAATACAAGAAAAATGGAGATTGTAAATCATTGGAATTATTGTGGAATGATATCAATTTACCCAATGTAAAAAAGGAAAATACTATTATTATTGACGATCTTCCAGAAGTATCAGAAATACAGCCTGAAAATAGTATCAAGGTAAAACCCTTTGAAATTACAGAAAAAAATGCAGAAAAAGATAATGAGCTGCTAATTGTAAAGGTCAAGGTAGAAAGTTTCATTAATAGATTAAATGAAAAATTTAATGAGAAAAATCGGTAAAAAATATAAATTTTATATTGGTTATAAAATTAACTGAGAAATTATTCTTATAAATCTCTACATAGAGACATTGTATTATTTCCCAAGGCTAGGGTACCATTTAAAATCATTGTAGCCAATCCTGACTGAATAAATTCAGATACACTTTCATAGCCATAATACCTGAGAATATTAAAAGTCATTAAAAATATGAAATACGCCAAAAATATAAATAAAACATGAATAGGCCTTATTCCATCTTTTTTTCTAGTATCTATATCGTCATCAGAATCATTTAAATTTTCCTCTGAATCAGATCCATCCGGAATTTCCTCATTATTATCTGAATCAGAATCGTTAGGATTTTCCTCATTATCATCTGAATCAGATCCATCTGGAATTTCTTTATTTATTTTAGGGTCATTATCGGAGTCAAGGATTTCTTCATTTTTAGATTCAGGGATTTCCTCATTTTCTGTATCAGAGCCATTATCAGAATCTTCCTCTTCAAAATGTGTAAAAGTAGGAATATGATTTTCCTCGATAATTTTTCTTTTCACCCCAATGGTTACAGTATCACCGTTATTTTCTTCCATTTTCTTTTTTAATTTTTTTATTTCTTTAAATATATACTTGTAAAAATAATTCTCGTAAAGGATTATTCAATTTTATAATTCTTTTCAGTAGAAAATCAGATATTTTATTATCAGGGTTATCATTAAATATATTACAGATTTCATCATAATTAGCATATCCAATAATTTTCCTTATAACTTGTGTATCTTGGCCCGTTTCAAAATCGCATATTACCTCTTTTATCTCTAGTTTCTTGACTAAAACACCACATCTAAATTTACCTAACAAGTCCGAGTATTTTTTACCATATTTTTCTTCTACCATTTTTATTGCATCATTGCTATTTACACCTCTTAATTTTTTTTCAGAGAAAAAATCACGGGCAAAAGCCATTTTACTATTCTTGACACAACTTCTATTTCTCCATAGGATATTTAATGATACATCTTTTTTACTAGGCATGATAGTCATTCTAGCATCAAAATATGCATTGCCTTTATTCACAAATTCTATCTGCTTTGAATTACCAAATACACCTTTACTCATATTACTATTGAATTTAGCAGAACAATGTGATGAGGCCAATGTACATATTTTCACCATTCTACCATTAAAAGGTAGAGATTCCAAAGGTTTTAGCTCAGGAAATATACATGTTATTTCATCGCTAAAAACATATGCTGATGAACAGTTAAAATTATTTACTAGATTTGCAGCAGCAAAAATCATTGCATCAGCTATTCCTTCATCAAATGGCTTGAGAAAAGATTTTGTATAGGTACGGAAACAATGGCCATCCAAACGCATAATTACTAGATCATTATGGTTAAAGCTCATGGGCATGTTATTTTCCAATCTTTTCATATAATCTTCCAATGTTTCTTTTTTAGGGGTTTTCTCTATTTTTATAGGAATAGAATGATCCTCCAATTCTTCTAAAATTTCACTTAATTTTTGACCATTATTCATTACAGTATCTCGTGTATTATATTCTCCACAAGTATGAGGATGAACGTCAAAAGTATAATTCATTTCGTTAAATCCTCTTAAATTTCGTTTGATTTTTTGTTAATCAGATATTTTAACAATTGATTTTCCCTTAAATAAAAATCAATGAATTATACCATTCCTAATAGCTATACTCAGCAAGACTGGATAAATGCAGGGGTATATGCTAAATATAAATTGAACAAGGTCAAGAGTGAAAATGAAGAGTTTAAAAAGGCTTTTCCAGGTACAGGGTGGGTAGTAGATAAAAATTTACAGAGTATAAATTGTCCTTCATCCCTTACTGATTGTCCCAATGTATTTGGTAGAAGTAAATTTCTGACAAAACAAGCCTGTCTAGAACAGTCAGGGGATTACAAGGATCAAGGACAGGGAAAAAAACCATATTTAGAATGGAGGGAGCCAGGTACAGAACAAGGAGGGGAAAATGGTAAATGTGTATTTGGTAATTTTTCATTGAGAAACTGGTGCGAAAATCCTTCGAGTAGAAGAGCAGGACAAAAAGTCAGGGGTGTCACCGATGTTCCCCCCTTTCAATATGACCAAGAACAAGGCCAATGTTTAATGACAAAGGATTATTGCAAATATATGGGCACTGATTTTAAAGATTCTGTACCCCCTGATTGCAAGATTTCTGAAGCTCAAAAATGGGCAGAAAAATTTACAGGAAAAACATTATTCAGAGGAATGAAAAGGGGATTATTTACCAAATTTTTAGAGGATATAGCTGTGACAGGGGTTGAAGGACCTTTTGGTTATTATGAATTATACAAGGGGGTAAGATCAGGAAAATTCAGGGATGATTTGGGATTGGGGCCCATAAATGATAATTCCGAGGAAAACACCCAAGGAAAAAATGAAAAAAAAGATTTTATTGAAAATTTTGAAATGAAAAAAGTAGTAGATGATACAATTTTATCAGATATTTTTACTGATTTTTCTAAAAGTAAAGAAAAAAAGGAAAATTTTCCTCCTGACCCTCCGAATCCTCCGGTAGTAAATGGTATAGTAGATGATTTATATATTACAGAGAAAAAATTGGTGGTAAAGGATTTTGCTGGAAAAAATGTAAATTTATACCAATTAGTATGGAAAAATGGAGTGATAGGAGTTACATTTGGATTTATAGCTAGTGAAATAGAATCCGAATATCCATTTCTCATTAGAAAAATTAATGAGAAAAAATATATAATAATTTTACCTGAATTAACAAGAGAAAATAACTATATAAAAAGAATGTATTATTGTTATCTAAATAATGAATGGTTTTCAGGGTTTATTTCTAGCAGCATGTTATTGGATATATTAATAAAAAAAGGAAAGAAAAAAGGATAATAAACAGGTAAACAAATAGAAAAATGTCATGTACTGATTCCAATGAAATTTATATATTGGGAAATGAACCTCAACCCAGTGTGATAAAATGTGATAAAAATCCAAATAATGATTTTATATGTAAAAATCCTGGGGACCCTGGAACCTCAGGAGGAGATAACGGTTTTTGGAAATTAAAGAGAAATGAAACAGGATGTAAATGGTATAGATGCAAGACGCCGTTTGTCAAGGATGTAAATGGGAATATAGATTATTCTGATTTTTCCGATTGTATAGTGACAAATTATCCGTATTATTTATCAAAGGGGGAAAAGGGGGCTTGCCAAGTAAAAACTCTAGACGGTAAAATTGCAGAAAATTCCTGTCAAGATGATAATTGTTGTGTGGAAGGAAAGAAATGTAGTAGTTTTGACTGTCTAGAATTTAAATCAGGGGATAGGTTTCTAATCAATAATGAATATAATTATAAATGTAATGGTGTTTCTTGTGAAAAAGTAGCCAATGGCAAAGGTGATTATACCAATCCATTTTGTGACTATCAATGTGCTAGAAATGCCTATCCTAAAAATTATGCATGTGTACCTTCCCCAGATGGTTCAGGTAATATATGCAAGCAAGTATCAGATCCAGAAAAATATCCCATAGATCAATTATACGATAATCCGTTATGTGATGGGCATTGTGTATCTGATGATAATATTTCTTATAATTGTATAGGTTCAGGAAATGATGCTAGATGCCAGAAAATAACAGGGAAAACAGGCAAGTATGCTACATTCTATGATTGTTATCAGGAATGTGGTGTGAAAAATGAGGGTGTGATTGAAACTGTGAAAGAAAGTAAATATACGGTTCCTGTGATAATTGGCTTGAATTTTATATTAGTTTTCCTTATATTATTTTTTATAGGGAAATTCTTAAAAAAATGAAAAAAGAAAAAATTTTTTCTTTATAGGTTATAAAGAAATCTAAAGAGATTTATATCAATAAATTTAAGAGATTTATATCAAGAGATTTATAGAAAATCTACCGTGATAAATATACTCACTAAAAAATAGGTTTTTTATCATTTTAATTGAGATTTTCCCTTTTTCCCTTTTTTCAGAAAAAATCGTAATTAAATCCCTGATTATTTTGATATTTTCTTTTTCAATATAATTTGCTATAATATACCGATACATTTTCTCTGTAAAATATAACTCTATAAAATAAACTATTTTCTCTTTACAAAAAGGACATTCTTTTTTCTTGTGTTTTCTCATTTTTTTGGCACATTCTACACATAATTTATGATGACATGTAAATGTAATGGTTTTATGATCAATTAATTTTTCAAGACAAATTATACACGATTTTATATTGAATGGGTTTTCCTTTTCCTTTTTCAGTATTTTTTCATGGAAATAAATCATTAGAGATTTTTCTTTATTGGAAATTTCAGAGTCATTTATACCTAGTAATAATTTGCATTGATCCTCTATTTCTTGCCTAGTATGAAATTCCATTTAATTTTTCTTGATATTTGGTAACATTTCTTTATATATTTTATAAAGAAAATATATTGATATTATTTATTTTGGTATATATTGCACATTTTCCCCTTGATATATTTTACCCTTTGTTCCTGTGAAAAATAAGTCATTATCTTTGGTTTTTATACCTGAGATATGGTGTTCTTTTAATGGTTCAGTTTTCAATTTATATTTGCGATAATAAGATTGATAAATCACTCCATCTTTTATCAAGAAAAAATGATCTTCATCATTCATAGAAATGACTGATAATGGATGGGAAAAATCTATCTCATTAGAAATTTCCCATTCATAGAAATCTTTACCAGAAAATTTCAAACTCAAAACTGTTGCAGTTATTTCACATGATGTTTCAGCATATATTTTACTGAATTCGTGTAAAATTTTCCAGTTAGAATATAAATAATGATCCTTGTTATTATTTAACCAAATTATATTATCATGTTCCATTTTAGGTGTTTTTGAATGACTATATTTTTCTATTAATTAATTATTCAATTTTATATGAATTTTATATGAATTTTATATAAAATAAACAGGGTAAAAAACAATGCCCTGTCAAAATAACCCAGAAGGAGACACCATATATGCTATAGATAATCTAGGTATTTCTATCCCTTGTAAAAATAGGGGTGATGGCCAATATATATGTGACAGTATTTTATATGGAAAATTACCTGTATATGACTCTGATCTTTGTGGGTTTAAATTATGTGATATAGATGTTTCTACAGGAAATCCAATAGAGGATGTAGCTAAATATAAACCGTCAACAGTATTTCCCTATTATATTGATGGGACAAATTGTGAATTGACAGACTCTAGAAAAAATGACGGAATTGCCAAGCTGGATTGTTGTTCTGTTGAATTCACTGAATGTTCAATGAATGGAAATACCATTGATAATAGATATAGATTATCTCCGGATTTTAACCCAGAAAAATCAATCAATAGATTTACCTGTAGTGGTCAAGGATGTATAAATATTCCAAATGACTATGATGAGAAAAATCCTGATAAAATGAAGAGTAAATATCCAAATGTATATTCCAATATAGAAAATACCACAAATAAATATGGTATAGGAATATTCTATGGAAATACTTGTAATTGTATAAAAAATAATACTGCATGTAAAAATGTGGGAAATTGTGAGCCAGTGATGGGGTGTGGAATATGTGGTTCTGCACCAGGCGATTATAGCTGTGTATATTCTATAGATCCTAATAACCCAGATAATAGAGGAGTACCATCATGTAAAAATACACCGGGAAAGGGGGTATTTAATAGTATGCAAGATTGTGTGAATAATTGTAGCAATCTGAGTAGATATAGCTGTGTAAATGGAAATTGTGTAGGGGATTCTAATGGTAATTATTTTTCATTGGATTCTTGTCAAGGTACATGTGGAAAAAGTAAAGTCAATTCTTTGGGTAAAATAAATATATTTTTAATAGTCAGTATAGTTGTAATGATTTTTATCATGTTTTTGATATTACTAGTAATTATAAATAGAGCAAGAGGAAATTAATAGGATTTTAGTTCTTTATAGGTTTTTATAAAGAATTTATTGGGTTATTTTTTTGTTTAATTTTTATATTTTTTCACAAGAATCACAATTATCGGTCTTTTCGTATCTTTCTACATTTATACATTTTTCACAGGAATATTTTTCACATGTATTACAAAAGCAAAATTGTCTAGGAAAAAATTCGTTGGGATCTTCGTCATAATATCCTAATATTCCACAGACTTTACAATGTAAAAGTTCTATTCCGCTTCTATCTTGAAATATGCCAAATTCCAGCATTTGCATCCCAAGCATTTCTACCTTTTGTTCGGGAGTCAGATTTTTCCATTGTTTATATGCGAATTCCATTTTTAGACAAGATACAGTATTTTTACCTGATTATTATATAGAAATTCAATTTTATGGGATCTTTATAGGTTTTATAAAGAATTTATTGGGTTATATTTTTTTTTATATTTTTAATTATTTCTTGATACTTTTCAAATACGAGATCACACATTCATGATCATAATCCTTGGCCATTTTTGAAGCTTCTCTATTATTATCTTTTGCCCCTTGACTGATCAAATATTTTACCATTTCTAATTGTCCTTTTCTCGCGGCCCATTTCAATGCTAAATTATTAGCCGCAGATACACTGGCTCCCAAAGAAACAAAGTACTTTGCCATTTCCAAGTGTCCAAATTCCGCCGCCCAAGCCAGATAGCTACTATCATTGGTGAAATTTCCCCCTATCTCTACCAAGTATTTTATTCTCTCTAAATCATTGTCCCTTATCAGTTCATATGTTTTTACATGAGTATGGCTAGATATGGCATTTTTCTTTTTTTCCTTTTCATTGCAAGAATCACATTTACTGGTATTTTCATACATTTCCAAATTTATACAATTTTCGCAATATGAATCGTTACATTCTTCGCACCAATAAAATTCCACTGGAAAAGCCTTTGCCATTTCATGATCGAAATGACCCAATATATTACATTTTTCACAGTGGCATGGACCGATATTATCTCCATTGATGGAAAATTCATTCATTTGTCTTGCAAACATGTGCACCTTTTCTTCAGCAGAAAGTTTTTGCCATAAAGTATATACGGATTCCATTGTAGATTAGTGATATAGGATGATATACAGAATAACTGTACTTTTACCTGCTTTTTATATAGAAATTCAATTTTACCTAATTATGCTTGATCTTTATAGGTTTATAAAGATTTATTTTTTATCATTTTATCATATTTTTATCATAATCAACAATGATTCTTACAAAGTCCTCCTACCTTTACAGTCTTTCCGCATGATCCTCCCCTCCTTGGTCCCCTTAATAACTTGTGCGAACAGCCTATATCATTTAACCTTGCAATTACATTAGAAATATTTATAGGAGGAGACTGAAATTGTGTAGAGAGTGGAGAATCATTTCCGGAATCGTCATTAGATCCATCTCCAGAATCATCAGGAATCAAAACAGTATAATCATGAGGATAATACCCATTATGCTTCACATATCCCTTTATACAATATGACCCATTCCCAACATCAAATTGTACAATCACATTCCCCCAAGAAGTGGATTGGGATATATTTGTAATAATGTTGTCAATCAAATGATTGAATGAATTCAGATCATTAGAATGTTGATGATCGTATTGACAAAAACTCCCATGCGAATCAGTAGAATACATCCTTACCCCAAATGATTCACCGCATAGGGCAGTCTTGCTCACTTGTACTGACAAGGGGCCATGATCTGTATCAATGGTTATATCGCAATAAGAAATATTTATATTTGTTATCGTTATCATTCTGCTTTAGTTTAGTATATATACTGGATGTATATCACTTGACCATTATATGGAAATTCAATTTTATATGGGCTGATCCCCATAAAGTCCATATAAAATTGAATTCTAAGGTATCTATATAGGGATAAACACCTAGTATCTATATTAATCTAAAGAAAACCAATAATGTCCCTTAACAATGCTATCACCAAACTGATCAATGATCGAGTTGATCAGTTTATCGCCAAACTCGCTAAAGAGTATCCCAATGTAGATATATCCGCCGCAAAGAAAATGTGGGAAAATATCAGCGAATGTACCCCTGAGTCTCCTAAAGAAAAAGAAACCAAAAAACCCAAGGATGCCCCTAAAAGGAGTAAAACTGCATACATGTTCTTTTGTGCAGAAAAGAGGCCGATTATCAAGAAAAAACATTCTTCCTTGACTGTTGGAGAAATTAATAAAATGTTGGGAGGAATGTGGGAAATCGAAAGAGACAGCGTTTCTAATGATTTTAAACGATTTGAAGAAATGGCTAAAAAAGAAAAGGAAAACCCAATAGAAGTGCAGAAACCCGAAAAGGAGAAATCTGAAAAGGGGAAACCCGAAAATAAAAAAGATAAATGTACAGAAATTTTAAAAACAGGAAAAAACAAGGGAAGTGAGTGCGGAAAACCAGTGAAAGAAAATGGCTTGTGTGGAAGGCATTTTATCCTGAATAAATCTGGAAATAATTCCGAGGATAATTCTGATAAAGAGAAAGAGAAAAAAGAAAGCGAGGATACGCAGGAAATTGAAGCTGAAATACCAAAGGAAAACCCCCCAAGAAAATGTAATTTTATATTACAATCTGGAAAAAACAAGGGAAGTGAATGTGGGAAACCATCCGGGGAAAATAAAATGTGCGGCAGACATACAAAATTAGTACAAGAATATGAAAAGGCTGAAAAGGATATTATCGATAGAGAAAAAGAAAAGAGAAAAAATGAGGAAAAAGCCAATGAGGTTAATAATGATAGAGAAAAAGAGATAGAAAAACGTGGTGAAAAAATATCAAAACTTACACAATCAATGAGAAAAAATGGAAAAATTGTGGAAGCTGACGAAATAGATAAAACCGTGAAATTAATGAGGGAAAGTGGAAGAGAAGTTCCAAAAGAAGTTCCAAAGAGAAACCCCCCAAAAAAATATGATGCATTTGAAACTTTTGAGATAGAAGAATTAAATGAAAAATTGACCGAAATATACCAAGAGAAAATTAACTGGATAATCATTAGAAACATGGATCCAGAAAAAATGTACAAGGGAAAGAAATTTAACTATTACATTATATCGGGATTAGAGGACGGATTATTTTATATTGAATGTGAATTATTTGGAGGAGAAATCGAATTGATTCCCGGAAGCGAAAATACAGCTCAAATAATTATCGATAATCTCAGCAATGTTGACGAGTTTCACACTGTGCCCAAAGAATGTAGCCATGTTGGATTGAAAAATATTTTAGGAGAATTTATGAGGGATCCAACTGTTGAAATTAAATAGCGAAAAAGATAATTTTTATAATAAAACTATTTAAAGAGGTGTTTTTCTTATAAAATATACATGAATACAAATTCTCAATGGAATCCCCCATAAAAAACTCTTGGGCTAATACAAGGGATTTGACTGTCCTTAATAGGGAAATTACAGAGTTATTCTACAAGCTAGAAAAAAAGCAAAGTTATGAACCTTTTTGGGATGACGAAAAAGAACAAATTTCAAATAATATTTGGTTCCCAAATGGAAATGAAAAAATTAATACAGTGATAAGAGATCAAAGTTCTAAACAAAAAAAGGATCATTCATGGTTTTCTATTAAAAAGAAATTTTCCTCTGAAAAACAGGATTTTAATCATAAAGAATATCTATTTCCTAAACCTGAAAAAGTAGATACATCTATAAAAACTCTTAAAATAAGGATATTTCCTACAGATACTGAAAAAGAGGATTTAAATCTGTTATTTCAGCAGTATATTTGGTACTATAATGTTTCAGTAGAAATCTTTACTGATTTTTATGAGGATCGAATATTAGATAATAATAAATATCATTTTTCTAATGAAAGGGATTTAATGAAAAAATATAGATATCAAGTAATAGGTGATAAAAAGAAACATGTTTTTGACCCTAAATGTAATGAGGTACCTGTACCAGATTTTTGGAAGGGAAAATTACACAATAGGGTCCCTAGAGGTGCAAATAGAAAATTTATAATGGCTGTTAATAGTGCTTTATCGAATTTAAAAGCGGGAAATATTTCCAAGTTTGAAATGAAGAGAATGAAAAAGAAATATGACAGGGAATATATTTTCTTTGAAGATTCCTGTTATCCTGGCTTTATAAATAAAATTAAAAGTCATTATTGGTATACTGATAGGGATCATAGGAGAAAAAAGGTTTCTTTAAAAGAACTTGAATTGCAAAAAAAGGGATTAGAAATTATCCATGAAAAAATGACTGATAAGTACTTTATACATTATCCGGTCAAAAGAGATTGGTTTCCAGAGGATGATAGACGGAACGAGAAACAAGAATCGTTAGTCTCCAAAGGAAATCGAGTCATCTCTCTAGATCCTGGAATTAGAAAGTTCCTAGTTGGTTATGACCCCAAAGGAAAAGCAATTTTTATAGCTCAAGATGCTAAAAAAAGGCTAATAGAATTGTTACTAGAAATCGATATAGAAACTATAAAAGGGAAAAAAATGACTAGAAAAATAATAGAGAATTGGAAAAAGCTAAAAAATTTGGTTTCAGAGCTACATTGGAAGGTCATTAATTTCCTAATTAAAAACTATGACATTATTCTATTACCTGACTTTAGGATTTCTCAAATGGTCAGAGGTTATAAATTGGCTAGAATTACTAAAAGATTAATGTACATGTTCTCCTTTCACAGTTTTAAAGAGAAATTAAAGTGGAAATGTTCGATCCATGATAAACAGCTAATAATTGTAAATGAATCCTATACATCGAAAACATGTGGTTTTTGTGGGATTTTAAATGATGTAGGAGGGAATGAACATTATTCTTGTGATAACTGTAAAATGGAAATTGATAGGGATGTCAATGGGGCTAGAAACATTTTTATAAAAAATATAGCCTTACGCTGAGGCTAAACACTGAAAAAACTAGTTTTTTCAGTGTTTTAAAAAGCGGATCTCTGAAAAAATTATGAGGGATGAAAGGAAATTTGTGAGGGTTATTAAATAATATAAATAAATCAAGTCTTTCACTAAAATTGAATTTCTATATATTCCCTATAAAAAAATACCATTCAAATGAATATCTCTGAAAACGATAAAATGTTATCCACCCTCACTAATAAAGAAAAAGTAGAATTAGTCAGGGAAATTTTAGAAGAAGCTGATATCTCTGAAAATCCCATTTATTGTTGTGCTGGTTGTGATAGGATAGCAGATGCAAATGATGAGGGGTTTTTCTGCGAAATATGTGACAAGGCAGTCTGTCAAGTATGTGTCAGTGAAAATTTTTTCGAAGAGCAATTATGTGAAACTTGTATGGAAAGGCTCTGTTGCGGATGCGGTGTGAAAATATGTGAGGAGTTGTGTAGGTTCAAGTGCAAAGGAAATAAAAAAGAGTGTAATGAAATTTTCTGTGGAAACTGTAGAAAGAGTGGTTTGAATAATGTAGGGAAACATGTCTGTAAAAAGCATTAGAAAATTTAAATAAAAAATAAATCTTTATAAAACCTATAAAGATTTCAATAATTTTTCCTTCTTTTTTATTGCTGTTGATTGCACATTTGTGTAGTAAATTGAGAGCAGTTATTATTCCCTGGATATGCTTGGGAAATTGAATAGTACCCATTACAACTTCCATTAGGAGCCGCTGCCATTGGATCAGTAGTGTTATTAGTATTTCTATAAGCAAATGACCCATAAGCAGGCACAAGGGAAATTGTTTGACCCATTGCCCTAGAAGCTAGAGGAGGTAAAACTCCCTGTGAATAACTGTTATTATAACTGCAAAGATTGCTATAGGCACAAGGTGGCCCTTTATTACTTCCATTATATTCATGTACCATTTATTTTATTTTTTATTTCTAGAAAAATCTAGAAAAAAATTTTTAGTAAATTTTGGTTTTCTTTTGAATTTTTCCATTTCATGACATTCAATACCTTTAATACCGTGAGGAAATATTGGTCATAAAATTGAATTTAAAGAAAACTATTAGGAAATAAACACTGACAAGTATTAAAAAAGTATAAAAGTATTAACCCATTAAATGGCTTATCAATCTGACTCTGAATGCGATGATTATCACTATGATTATAAACGTGATAAACTGAGATTTCCCAATGATGAATCATATGATTACACCAAGGAGGAAATGTACTTGGCTGAACGATATCCAGTGGATGTGGAACCATATCTACCTACAAAGGAGGAATTGGATGAAAGGGATGATCTTTCCATCAGTAAACGAAGCAAGTCTCAAATGGTCTTTTGGAAAGCCCCCAAACCCATTGTCGCTGATCAAGTGAAAAAGGAAGATAAAGTAGTGAGATCATCCAGCTGGTACGATTTAGTAGAAGATGAAGAAGGGGAAGAAGAAGAAATTTCCAAGCTCTCTGTGGCAGAAATTTGCAAGCTTCATAATTGGGGAACTCCCAAGACCACTACTGTACCGAGCACTCCCGATTTTCCTGATCTAGGGAAAATTGAGACCCCCAAGCCCATTCGGGAAAAATTCCCCACTCCCAAGTTTTGTAGGAGATCTACTAGAAAAATAGACATGAAGGAATTTTTAGCTCCCGAGACCAATCATTCACCTCTTTCAAGGGAAGGTTCATTGGAAAATGCTTCCGAGGTTCCTCACGGGGAACCTCACGGGGAAAAACCCAAAAAGAACAAGGTCTGTAAAAATTGGGAAGCCGGATCTTGTGTCAGGCCTGATTGCGTGTTTCTCCATTATTATCCTCCTTGTGTGTATGGAGACCGATGCAAAAATCCCCATTGTAAATATGTCCATGAAGAAAAGCAAGAAAAACCCAGGCTCTACAAGACTAGAATATGTAGGCATTGGCTCAAGAATGGAAAATGCCAAGTACAAGATTGTGGATTTATCCATGATCTCAATGATCCTGCCATAAAATACTGTTTATTTGCCGATAACTGTATCAATGAACAGTGCAGATTTTTCCATGTACCCAAGGATTTTCCCAAGAATATTCCTGTGAAAAAGGAAGAACCCAAGAGGGACCCTAAAAGGGAAGTAAAAAAGGATTCTAAAAAAGACCCTGCAAGGGAAGAAAAAAAGGGAAAAAAAGCTACCCAAAAAAAACTCAGTGGTGTAGAAAATTGTGAGAATATTTTTTCGGTATTGGTAGAGGCTAATTAGATATGAAATATAGCATGAAATATTACATGAAAAATTACATGAAAAATTACATGAAATAAAATAATAAAAATAAATCTTTATAAAACCATATAAAGATTGATACCTTGGCAATAAGATGAGCATAAAATTGAAAATAGAGATAACTGTTAGGATAATTTGCATCAGAAATGAAGCTTACAGAGTATAAAAATGTTAAAAAACCTATAGAGTATTTTACTACCATTTCCAATGAAAATTATTTAGTGTTTTTTCCCTTTATAGATTACTATATTTTATTGGAAAAAAATTTGGGAATAGTTAAATATTACATGAAATATTACATGAAATATCATTTATCCACTGGAGAATTAGTACCTATTGTCAATGAAAAAAAGGATTTATCAATTTTTGAAAAAATGAACTTGAATGATGATTATGAAAATACTGAAAATATCAATATATGTGAAATGATGGATCTTGAATCTATAAATTTTGCTTACATGTTTTCAGCATTTTTAAATAGAGAAAATGTGTTACAAAAATTTGAGAAAAAATACCTGCCAGAGATAACTGAATTTAACAAGGAATTTCAAGATGGACAATATCTAGAAATGAAAGAGAAAATGAATGATAAGTCATTTAACTTTGAAAATATCAGTGATAAAGATATATTGGAATTTATAGGAGAAACAGACATGTATGATTGTAGAGAAAATAATCTGATACCCTCAGGGGATCATCCATTTCAGTGTGTAGAGCCCAATGGTAATGTCATTGGATGGAATACAGATTTATCACAAAGATTATATGAACCTTTGACAGAAGAAGAAATTTCAATGGATTTACAATTGGAAAAAGAAGCTGAATCCGAAAACATTATGAGTTATACTATAATTTCCAAGGAAATTTTACATGGAAAAAATATAAATGTAATGAGAAAAAATATAATGAAAAAATATAGCACTGTTAATGGTATAATGGATTTATTGGTATTGGTAGAGGATGAATGTACATTGAATATAATGGCCGAAAAAGGTATGATTGAATGGGATGCTAGGAGACATTTAATGGATAACCCTGAAATTAGATATAGTCTTTTTCATGAAAGAGCAAAGGAATATTTAACAATAGATAATTAATAAAAAATATCAGAATGTAGAACCATTAAAAATAAACCAATAAATTTTATAGCCTTATAAAATCTTTTAAAATCGAGTAAAATTGAATATTCTTACAATCGCTATTTATGATCACCCATTGGATCCATATATCAATCATCACCCATAAAATGGTCAAGAGAAATAAAGTAAAAAGAGCTGGATGTATTGTATGCTATGAAAACCAAATATTATTGGTACATCAAAAAGAATCAAATTTTTGGGGATTTCCCAAGGGAAGATTAAATAAAGGAGAAAGAGAACAAAAGGATGAGGAAAATGTCTATAAAAAATGTGCAGTGAGAGAATTGTATGAAGAAGCAGGAATAAATGTAAAGGAAACAGAATTAGGAAATTGTATAAGATATAATGAGATTAGATTCTATGTATTAAAATTAAAGAAAAAACCGTATATAAAAATTGATAATTTTGAGATAAATGACCATATATGGATTGATAGGGAAAAAGTGACCTGTTTTAATATATCTAGCCCTACCAAATTTGTATATAAAAAAATTAAAAATTGCAAATGAAAATAACCAATAAATTTATAGCCTTATAAATTTTCTAAATAAAATATTCTGTGATTTATCATTAAAAATCACTAAAATTAAAATTGAATTTATTTAAAGAAATCTCTAAAAAATCAAGAACACAATTAAATCTCTATTAAAATTACTATTAAATTTATCAAAATGCAAATCTTTGTCAAGACACTCACTGGTAAAACAATTACTCTAGAAGTAGAGAGCTCTGATTCTATTGAAAATGTAAAAGCCAAAGTCCAAGATAAAGAAGGAATCCCCCCTGATCAGCAAAGATTAATTTTTGCGGGGAAACAATTGGAAGATGGTAGAACATTGGCAGATTATAACATTCAAAAGGAAAGTACCCTTCATTTGGTACTAAGACTCAGAGGAGGAACATTCAAGCCAGTGGGTTATTTTAATATAATTGGATCGCCCGAAGGGGAAAATAGTCAAAATATCCCATTTGGAGAAAAAACTGTATTGTCTTGTGGTTTGATATTTGACATTTATAAAAATTGTTATAATCTAACAGAGGAACAAACAGAGACCCCAGAGGCTGTTTGGGATTTTTCCAAATGTAGAAAAGCAGAGGAAATAATAGTACCCATAGAATATGGAGAAAAATCTTATAGACTAGTAGAACTAGTTTCCTATTGTGAAAAAATTAAAAATGTAGATTCATCTTATAAAACATTGGCAGAAATTAGAAAGAAAAGAGAGGATGATCTCGAGTTAGTTTCTTTTAAAGAAATAATGGAATTTTTCAATGAGGATTTACCTCCTGTGAAAAATCCTTCTGAAGAACAAATTAACAATTATATAGCCATCATCGAAGAATATTGTAATCGTATGATGTGCCCTAATTATCTAGGCAATGAAATCATATTAGAAGGAATGGCTGAAAAAATAGCTAGTTATATTCATGAACTCCCTGTAGATGTAATCAGAGAAAGAATTAGTATATTTTCTACATTGATAAATACCCCTGCAGAAACTCCAAGTAAATCTACAGAAAAAATTATGGAACCTCTTAAAACGCCTGAACCTCATATCGATCCCCCTATATGTATGGGGCATTAAAATTTTTATATTTTATAACTATATAAAATTGAATAAAAATGTTGAAAAATATATCAACTAAATAACCATATAAAAATGACTGTATATAAAATATGTGTATGTGGTGATTCAAATACTGGTAAAACTTCTTTTATTCGTAGATTGGTTTTTGGTACTTTTACAAAGGAATATTCACACACGACAAATGTAGACTCGCATACTCTCCTAGTAGAAACCACATATGGACCCATGAAATTTGTTCTCTGGGATATTCCCTCTGATTCTTCTCCTGAAAAGCTTAAACATCATTTTCTATGTATGAATGGAGCCATAATTTTAGAAAATTTTACAGAGCTAGGAAAATGGGGAGAATATATAAGAGATTCTAATTCAGAATGTCCCATAATAAATGTAATAAACAAGTGTGATCATATGAAAAATGGCTCTTCTGGTATAAAACAAGTGATGCCTGTATCTGTTCTCAATAATTTTCAATTAGATTTGGTCATTAATACACTATGTAGAAAATTATCGGGAAAAAATGACCTTTTCATTACAAAAGAATTCTAGTTAAAAGTAATGAAAAAATAATAATAAAAAAATATCATATTTTATATTAATATAAAATATTCTGTGATTTATCACTAAAAATCGCTAAAATTTAAATTTAATCTACATTTACCGTAAATATATTGGTTTTTTCAGCCTTTTTATCAATGGTTATAAACAATATACCATTTTCCATTTTTAGCTTTATATTATCTTTATTTGACACTGATATAGGGAGATTTATAACTTGGGAAACATCACTATAATTTATTAGTATTTTTTTACTTGTATAATTATTGGGATCGTATGGGCATTTTTTCTTACACACTAATTTTAGCTTGTTATTGAATATTTCTACAGAAATATCAACCTTGTTAATTCCTGGGATTTCCACATAGATTTCAATGGTGCTTTCATTCTCTAAAATATCAAATGGTTTTTCATATTTATTTTTTGATATAAATTCCTTGCTCATTCCGCTAAAAATACCACTAAGCATATTTTGCATATCATCTTGCATAGATGTATAGTCCATTTAAAAATATTTTTAAATGGAATAGGTTTCTTAAATATTTTTTTAGAAATTTTTAGTTTCCTTCTTTTTTTTTAAATTTTTATCATGAATTATTTCTGTTTTTTTCTCATTGATACATGAGGGTTTTCCTCTGGTTGTTTTTCTCTTGATTTGCTATTTATTAAATTTTCACATCTAGAGATAAATTCAGAGAGATAATAAGCTCTAGCTACCTTACCGCTGAAAGGTACACAAGAATCGGTTTCGTATAATTTATTCCATTTTACAGTTTTACATATCCAATGAGATTTTGAGTCCATTAATTCAGTTATTTCAGATAAATATTCTTTAGGTAAATCACATGGTTTTACAGGACAAGGAATAGTAAACTGTAAAACAAGCTGCAATTCATCAATACTAGCTCCACAAGATGCATAATATAATTTATCTGGAAAATTTGATGTTTTATGGCTTTCCTTTGAAATTGTCAGTAAATCGGCATCTTTTTTAACACATTCATATTTTCTCACATGAAATTCAGTATCAATAGGAAACGTATTCAAAGGGGAAAAGGAGAAGACATGCCAAAAGAAAAAATGCAAGTCTGTTTTTTCCATTTTTGGATTTAATGAATTCATATAATAATCTTTATTATGAATTTTTCTATCATTTTCACATATTTCATTCATTTCTAATGTTTTTTCTATACCAATACGCTCACATCTGGAAATATTATATTTTGGATCATTCCAATGAGCGTCTCTAATGATCCAATCACTATCTAAAGATGTATGTCCAATAGATACAATATTATAGTCATAAAAATCCATTCTTTATCAATTAAATATCTATTTAAATATTATTTACATTTCTTTTTCCTAGAAATATGGGGATTTTCTTCGGGTTGATTGCTTCTGGTTTTAATTACCTTTATTTTTTCACATCTTTCAATAAATTCATGTAGGTAATATTTTCTAGATTTACTTCCATTAAAAGGTATAGATGGATCAGACTCTCTTAATTCTATATCATTTTTAGAGGTTATATCTAAAATAGCCTGTAAATGGTCTATTGGCAAGTCAATATCTTTTACCACTGATGGAATAGTAAATTCTAATACCATTTCCAATTCATCTAATCTGGCTCCTTCTGGAGTGTAAATATAGGAACCACCATATACAGTACAATCACGCTTTATACATTCATATTTACGTATATGAAAATCTGTTTCCGTTGGTACAGTATCTAAAGGATTAAAAGCGAAAATATGCCAAAATTGAAACTTTAAATCCCTTATTTTTGGTAAACTAGGGAAAAATGACAATTTCCAATTTTCCTTGTATTTTTTATATTTTACATCATAATCCTCATTAATTTCCTTTAAACTCATTGTTTTTATACGTATTTTTTCTTCACGGTATTTATCTGGAATCCATGACACATATCTAATGATCCAATCTTCGTCTAAATCGCTATGACCAATAGATACAATATTATAGTCATAAAAATCCATTTTCCTTTTTTTTGATAAGAAAAATGTCTATTTAAAACGAGTTTAATTAAAAAAATAATAAAAAAAGAATGGTAGATATCAAAGCAGAGGAACCCAGTGAAAGTACATCTGAGAAAACAGAGGATAATACTGAAGAGAAATCTGAAGGGGGAAAACGAAAAGCAAAAAAGAAGTGTAAATTCTTTGATATTTATATTGGAAGAATATTAAAGACAATATACGATAAATATAGCATAAATAATAATGCCAAGGAACAAATGAATAATGTACTAAAAACTATATGTAAAAATATAGTAAATGATAGCACAAAAATAATGAGAAATGAAAAGAAAAAAACACTGACCATGAATCATCTGAGTAAATCTCTAAAAAAATATGTCAATAGAATTAGCAATGTAGAGAATAATTTAATGCTAATTTGGGATATTGGCTATCAAGCCGTAGAAAAATATAATAATGACCTAAATGAAAAAGAAAATGAGAAAAAAACAAGGAAACAAAAGGCAGATGTTATTGATACTATTATTCCTCCTCATTTGACAGAAAAATATCTAAGGGCATTTGGCAATGTTTTGATATCAAAAGATGTTATAATATTTTTTGCAGCTTGTATTGACTATATTGCCAAGCAAATTTTAGACAAGGCAGTTTCTCTATTGGAACATTGTCAAAAAAATAGGATAGCCATTAAACACTTGGAAATTGCGATAAAATCTGACATTTCTCTATCAGTATTTTTCGAGAGAATGAATATATCATTGATAGGCATTCCTAGAATCAATAAAATATCAGCGAAATCTAGTAAAACAGCCATTGCTAGGTATAAATCTAGCCTATGCATGTGTAAAAGTAATTTTGAAAAAACTGTTAGAGAAATAATATTCAATATTTCCAAACAAGATAGAAAAATCAGTAAAATTGTCATTATTCTCCTACAATATTATATGGAACAGGAAATTACAGAGCTTTTATTTAGAACAAATGTAATGACTAAACAATTTGGAAAAGTCAAGATTACAGGGGATAATATTTTATTGGCTAAATATCTAGGTAGTAATATGAATAATATTTCGGCTGATAGATATTCCCATTTTCTAGAACAATATGGGGTGAGAGAAAATATGGGGAATCTCCGAGATCCTAATGAGGAAGATCTTGATGGAGATATTATCCCTGAATTATCCGAAAGTTTTTCCTTTGCTTCAGAATCAGAAGATGGTACAGAAATTGACTCGGAATAAAAATAAAATTGAATTTTATAAAAGTATATAAAATAAGAAAAATGAATACAGAAACAGTAGAATCTCCCAATTTTGATATAAAAGATATCAAAATTGGTACATGTCAAAAATGTAATATAAAACAAGAATCCCCTGGAAAAGGAGGAATTTGGCTTACTCGCAACGATAGATGGATATGTTATGATTGTAAAAGAAATCATAAGATACGTAATTATCCAATGGAATGTGAATGGTGTCAATATAAAAATGTAAAATGGTATCAAGGAAATACCTATGATTGTCCCAGATGTAATGCCTTGGGTTTGAAATTTTTTCAATAATGAAATATAATGAAATAATTTATAGAATCTATAAATTATATTTTCCCTTTTTTTTTTTATTTCCATTACATTTTAAATTCATTTATATCAATAATTTCTACCCCTAAATCCCTTGCCTTTTTTACCTTGCCAGTTTCAGAGTGAATATCATTGGTTATCACTGCGCTTGTATTTTTAGATACACTCCCTACCACACTTCCTCCTCTAGAAATGATATTCTCTTCCATTTCCCTATTTCTAATCCCTGAAAATACATACTTTTTTCCTATTAAATTCTGAAAATCTTGAACCCTTTTTTCTCTAAAATCCTCAATTATTGGAGGGGTATAAATACCCTTTATATTCTCCAAAAAAAGCTTGAAATCAAAAATTCCTCTATATACTTTTTTTGCTGATATTTCACTGAATCCATTTATATTTATAATTTTAGCCAATAATTCCCTTTTTTCTATAACCCCATATAGTTCTAAAATATTTGGTATATTTTTATATATTTCTCTCAATTTTTTAATACCTATACCAGTTTCGCAACATCCTAGAGCTGTCATTAATGTAGGCAAATCAGCCTTTTTTAATTGGGAATGTATACTATCATGAATTCTATTGGCCGATTTTTCCTGTATTCCGGGTATAGTCAATAAATCGGCTACACTCATTTCTAATATTCGTATTATATTTGAATAGCCTGAATTATATAATTTTTCAATAGTTTTCATTGCAACATGTTTTGCTTCAATAACAGAAAAGAAATTGTATATAATTTTGATATTCATTTTAGCGCTTCCATTTTCAGCATAAATGTCTATATTGGTTTCTCCCCAATAAAATGGTATATCTGGCATCAATGGAGTTTCACTATTTTTCACTACTGAAACTATAAACGGTATCACATCTCCGCTTCTTGTTATATTAATTATACTACCCTTATTTAGCTTATTTTTTTCAATGAATTTTGCATTAAATCCTGTTGCGTGGCGAATCTCTATTCCTTGCAATTTTATGGGTTGTATTTTTATTCTTGGTTTTAATGCTCCTCTTCTAGAAACATTCCATTCAATGTCAAGAATGATTGCTGGCACTATATTTTCTTGCCTTAATTCTTTAAATGCAAAGGCATAGTCTGGATTATCTTTAAAATTCCTAATATATTCAATATTTGATTGAACGATTATACCATCAATTTCATATTCTCTGGTATTATTAAAATTAGCTAATATTTTACTCAATTTTTTAATTCTGAGATTTTTAGCTATTTCATATCTCACTGTTTTTATCCCTATAGATTCTAGATATTTTAACTGTGTAAAAATTGGATCTTGGTTCTCTGTAAAATTATCATTATTTTCTCTAATAATTTCGTATCCTATAAATTCCACCTCTGATAATCCTTTTTTCACAGTCTTGGATTTTACCATCCCGCAAGCCATACTTCTGGCATTTGAATATTCACTAGAATATCTCTCTTTTTCCCATGTATTATATTTCACTATTAATTCTCCCCTTATGATCAAGGACAAATTTTCTCTTGATAAATCACCTTTCGGGGATAAATCAGGAGTTTTTAAATATTTTAATACATTGGAAATATCTACACCGATTTCTCCTTTTCCTCTAGTATATAATTTTGGGTCTTGATCCTTTTCTAAAATTAAAAGAGCCGATATACCGTCTAATTTTTCTGAAACGATATATGATCTTGAAGGGTTTTTCATAATCCAATTATTTAGCTTTTTCTTTTCATTATTTTTTATCTTGTCCATTGATCCCATCCATACAGGTAATTTCACAATGTTTTCCCCATCTCTCAATTTTGCCCCTACAGATATAGATTCACCCCTAGATATCAATTCTTCCTTTAAATTATCATAATCTGCATCAGTGATAACTGATTCCCCTATATTATAATAGAGATCATCATATTCATCCTTTAGCTTTTTCAGCTCATTTGTCTCTATTGTTTTCCAGTCCATTTTATCTGTAGAAATATGTTACTTTATCAGTATTTTATAGAAAAACCATTTCTATAAAATCAATTTAATTTTTAAATGAAATTAAAAGAGGAGAATATTATAAAATCAATATAAAATGACAGAAACAAATTTTGTATATAAAAAAAGGGTTTCAAAGGATAGACAGACTATTGTATGTAATAAACCAGACTGTTGCTATCTAGAATTAAAATTAGAAAAGGATATTTCTAGCCCTACATTTCATAGATGTTACAAGGGAAGCCAAAAAAGTGCTACATCAGGTGTATTTATAATTGACTATGAAAAAATGGCTGTTTTATTTGTACAATCATATGGAAAACATTGGGGGCCTCCAAAAGGAGGTAAAGAAGATAATGAAATTCCCCAAGAAACAGCCTGTAGAGAATTATATGAAGAAACAGGGATATCTCTGGATAAAAATCTATTAAATAGAAAGGTCAAGATAAAGGGTAATATTTTTTATGTTGTGGCGTATAACAAAATAAGAATGGATATTCTCAAGGTAAAAGGTACAGAAATTAGTGGAATAGGTTGGTTTTCTATAAATTGTCTAGTAAAAAATTTTAGCACAATTTCTGATATATTAAACACATATGGTAGATATTTCATAAAATACCATAATAATATTGTATATGGTAAATCATCTTTTCTCCCTTTTCCTCCAGGTATCCCTCAAAGATTCTATAATTTTCAAGAATCTACAGGTACTGAAAAATTGAAAAAACGTATAACAATATTATTTGATGAATGTTTAGAAATAACCATTAGATAAAATTCCCAAAATTATAAAATAGAATTTATAATTTTACATTTATAAAAAATAAATTTTTTAATGGAGAAATCCCCAACAGAGCTCCTAAAGGGAAATCCCACTGAAAATATAAAGATTACAAAAAATATAGAATTGGCCCCTGATTTATTACCAAATTATAAACAAGAATTATTAAATATATTAACTGAATATTATAGCGGAAAATGTTTTAGCGAATACGGTCTTGTAAAATTAGTAGATCCCTCTATAAAAGTTATCAGTAATGTCGTTTCAAGAGTAAATTGTAATATAATTTTTCATGTAGAATTTTCTATAAATACAATTGCTGTTTCTATAGGTAAAAAATTTATAATGCAAGTAGATAAAATTAACTCGAAACATATAATAGGAAATATAGAAGAAAAAATATCTGTATTATTACGTACAGAAACATTGAAAAATTATACCTTTGAAAATGACTATTTCATTAGAGGAAAAAGTAAGATTGATATTGGAACTAGATTGATTGTGCAAGTGGAAAAGGTAAAATATAAAAATGCAGAGGAAATAATGGTTATAGTAAAATACTGTAAAATTTTACAGTAAAAAAAAAAGAAAATTTTATAATGTATAAAATTGAAATTATGGATAATTCTTGGATAATTCTTGGATAAAATTAAATAATGGAATCCATTGATATTTTACCAGTCGAAATATGGTATATGATTCTTTTTAAAATAGAAAATTCAAATGATAGAATTGCTTTTGGATTTGTATGTAGAATATTCAAGGAATTGATGCTTAATGATCCTAGATCGTTAAGGATAAGAAACAAAAAAAATATTGGGTTATTAAAAAATATAAAAAATATAGATCTCTCATGTACTAATATAACAGATGATTCTTTAGAGGCTTTAAAAGGGGTTCATACTATAAATCTTTCAGGTACTAAAATAACCGATGAGGGAATCAAGGTTCTAAAAGGAATACACACTATAGATCTCTCATGTACTAATATAACAGATGATTCTCTAGAGGTTTTAAAAGGGGTTCATACTATAAATCTTCGTAATTGTACCAAGATAACTGATAAAGGAATCAAGGCTTTAAAAGGAGTTTACACCATAGATCTTTCATACACTGATATAACTGATAAAGGAATCAATGTTTTGAAAGGAGTACATACTATAAACCTCTCAGGTACTAAAATAACTGATGAGGGAATTAATGCTTTGAAAGGAGTACATACTATAAACCTCTATAATTGTATTAAAATAACTGATGAGGGGCTCAAGGCTTTAAAAGGATCAAAAATATATAAATAGAGAAATAAATGGGGAACATATGTAGCTTTGAAATCCAAGTAGATAATGATAAAATAGATAGGAATAAATCGTGGTATTTGAAAAAGAAAAAACTCCCACTGAAAATCACAGAAAATACAGAATATAAAATAGTGTTTTATAAAGGACAATACTATTGGGCAGGATAATTAATAATTTTATAGGTATATAAAATTAAAATAAAGGGAAAAGAAAAAATGGATCTGTTAAAAATTTATAGCGAATTTGATGAATTAGAACTGAGGACTGGAATCTTTGATAAAAATAGGTTTATTCCAGGTATAACAAGCTACATGTATTATTTCTGTGTAAATTATCTGTCAAAGGGAGAATATAAAATTTCCAGAGAAATACAAGAAATATACATGTACAATAGAATAAAAACTATAAAAAATTTAACTAATGATTTAGCCATTATTTCTATAGAGAAAAATCTCAAGGGAAATTTAGATATACCTGAAAAGGGAATAAGGGTATCATTAAATAAAGAGGTGGTTATAGACACAAAACAAGAATATATTGCCAAGGGAAAATATAAATATAGAAACAGAACTAGATTTACCCCTATAAAAGATGAGAATTTTATTATCGAACTCACGATGGATGTTATAGGAAAAAATTATGAATATAGCATAGAATTGGAATTTATAAAAAAACCTGAAATTTCTCTTTTAAATAACAGTATAAATTGGCTATCAAATTTTGTAAATTATTTGGGTTATTTTCAAGAAATAGCTAGAGAATATAATAGGTATTTTTATGGGGAAAAAGGAGGGAAGGGAAACCTAAAGGGAAAAGATCCAAATATCCCATTTACAGGGGAAATCATGCCTAAAAATCTAAAGCCGGAAATTGTCAAGGAAATAATGGGGGCTCCGCAAGGGACTCCGCAATACTCCATCATTAACAAACCCAATGGAGTTAATTTTGTACTCTATTTTTCCAAATATCATAAAAAGGCTTTTCTTTTAAATAAAACAGAAGGTATTGTTTTTCTAGAAAATCATTCATTGACAAATGATATTGCAATTTTTGGAGAATATCTAGATAAAAAATTTTATGCTATAGATTGTTTGGTTTATAATGATAAAAATGTAATGAATTTAGATTACCCAAAAAGACATGGTCTGCTAAATAATCTCCCCAAAAATCATGAAATAGGAGTGATCCCCATTTTTAATACTGGAAATCTATATAATGATATTTCCGCATGTTTTGACTATATTAACAAGTATTGGAAAAAAGATAAAAATGATGGTGCAATATTTAAACCAAATAATTTACCATTTAATAACTCGTTTACATTTAAATGGAAACCTGAATGGGAAAATACTATAGATTTTTCTACAAAAAGAATTGGAGAAAATATCTATAATTTATTCGCATATGGACAGGATAATAATATTACTCCATTTTATGGGAGTAAAGAATATAGAATAAACCCAAATGTATATATCAAGGATTCTGATATGAAAGATATTAACAAGGGAGAAATCCCTATTGATATGAGTATAATAGAATTTACCTATTCTGTGACTGAAGGTAGATTTTACCCAAAGAGAATTAGAATAGATAAAATCAAGCCAAATTTTATTGGAGTTTCATTGAGTATATGGCATGATATTTTTCAACCATTTACAGCAGATAAATTGTTAAAATTAGTTAAACAAAAAGACTATCAATCTTTAGAGAAATTACCATTGCCTAAATTAACAGAAAAAATATGCCAAGAAATAATATCGGGTAATACAGACATTTTAGATATGCTTCCCTACATAAAAAGAGGAATAAGGATACTCGATATATTGAGAGATTGTGTAAAATATTCAAGAGAAATGAATATAGAAAATAATAATGTAAAAATATTGGAAAAATATTTTTCCTAGATTTTCTCATGAAAATATTGGGTTTTTCAAAAAAATCATAAAAAATCATAAAAATGAATTAAGAAAAATATTTTCATTAAAAAAAGAAAATGGTAGGAAGGATCAAAACCTGTTTTTTACTGAAAAATATAAATGTACAGAAAATTATTGCCAGGTACAATTTAGGCTCTGATGATAGTGTTCCTCAAGCCAGTACAAATATCCAAGATATTTCTTCTGGAGGAGCCTTTTTTTTAGACGATGCTAAAAGTACTCACAATATCAAGTTTCATACTATAGATATATCAGGAAATAATTTAACAGGGTTAAATTGCTATTGGGATAAAAATCCTACAATTGGAGGCCGTGGATGCCCTATAGATTTTGTGTTTTCAGAGAAATTAAATGCCATTGATACTGGGTTTTATTCGTTAAAGAAAAAAATGGAATCCAATGTTTTTCCTGATACGGAAATTATCCCTGCTCCTGACCGGAGAGGATTAAAGAAAAAAATGGATAAAATGGGAATAGAATCATACTATATAACAGATGGGAATTTCTGTTCATTGAATTGTATGGCAAAATTTATCAATGAAAATGCAAGTAATCCTCTTTATAAAAAGAGTAAAATGTTGATGTATAAAATGAAGAGGGAATTATTTGATAACGTATCAGAAATTATCCCTGCTCCTGACTGGAGAGAATTAAAGGAATATGGGGGGAAAATGACCATTGAAGAATTTAGAAAAAGCTTTGATTCTGTAGAGCATTTAGACAAGGGGATTTTTATATGTAAATCTCTAGTGAGAGCATATGAGAAAAAGTATAAATTATAATGTATCCATCCTCTGTAAAATATCATTTTATATTTGATATAAAATATTTTAAGAATGAAAATTACTGAAAAACATGTCGGCCATTTTTCCAGTATTACCCCTAGAATTAATAGATTTAATATGCGAGAAAATCAATACAGAATTATTGATAAAAATAATGCTGGAAAATGAGGTTGATTCTAATGATGAGTTATATAAAAATTTATTATCTAATCCGTTATATAACCTAAATAAAAAAAGAATAGAAAATTATTGGGAAATGGTAAGTCTCAATCAATTAATATTTAATAATGATTTGTATGGTATAAAATATACAGTAGAAAAACGTAATGGTTTTGATGCATGGAAGAATTTATGTTTAATATGGTCATGTGACGTTGGAAACCTAAAATTGGCAAAATATTTTATATCATTAAAAGCTGATATCAAAGCTCAAAATAATGATCCTGTAATATCGGCAAGTGAAAAGGGTAATTTAGAACTAGTAAAATATTTAGTGTCTCTAGGCGCTGATATTACTGATAGAAATAATAAAGCCGTCAGATTTGCTAGTAAAAATGGTCATTTAAATGTGGTAAAATATCTAGTATCTTTGGGTGCAGATATCAAAGCCGAAGATGATTGGGCCGTAAAATATGCAAGTGGTAACGGCCATTTAGAAACAGTGAAATATTTAGTAGAGCAAGGTGCAAATATTTCTTTTCCTTTCAATAACAACCAAGCACTAGTATGGGCCTGTGAAAATGATCATTTGGACACAGTGAAATATTTAATAGAAATAGGAGCCAATGTAAATAATGATAGAGGCGGATTTCCGCTAACAGGAGCCTGTATAAATGGTCATTTAGATATAGTAAAATATCTGGTAGAAAAAGGAGCAGATATTCAAGCTAATGATTATCATTCTTTAATAGTAGCAAGCATAAATGGTCATTTAGAACTGGTAAAATATCTAGTATCTGTAGGGGCTGATATCTCTGCTCAGAATAACAAGGCTATAATATCAGCAGATAAATATGGTCATTATGATATAGTAGAATATTTATCAATGATTTAATGATTATGAATGATAAATAACCATGAATAATAAAAGAAACAATATTTTATATTAAAATATAAATATAAAATAAAATGCCGCGAAATAGTTATACTAATATGACTGGTTATAAAAATAATAGTATTTCCCTTCCACAATCTACCATTCAAAAGGAGGAATATACACCAAAACAATTGACTATACAAAAAACTAGAAAAACAGTTAAAAATACTAGAAACCCAAATGTATGGGGACCAGGGCTATGGTCATTTCTTCATATTTCTTCTATAAATTATGTGCCAGATTCAATAGAAAAAAGAAAAATGACTAGAGAGTTTATAATTTCCCTACCCTTTATGCTTCCATGTAATGACTGTTCAGAGCATGCTAAAAAATATGTAGGAGATAATCACGATAAATTAAATGAAATTTGTTCATCTAGGGATAATCTATTTAAATTCTATGTAGATTTCCATAACTTTGTAAATTTTAAACACCACAAGAAAATGTACAGTTATCAAGAGGCTTGGGATCAATGGGGCAATGGGGCTGAAATTTTAACGTTTACTTTTTAGGATATTTCAAGGCAAAAAGAGATATTTTATAATGTTATAAAATATTTAGAAAATATTTAGAAAATTTATTCCAATGGTTGTATATAATTATTTATATCTTTTATATGTGCCAGTAGGGAAGCTTCTCTAGTATCTTTTTCATATTTTTTTATAGCACAGTAAGTAGTCAATCGACTGGCTCTAAAATTTGCTACATGAAAACCTTTTTCTTTATATGGTATCATACAACGATAGGGTCTATTAGAAGTCCAAAGTACATAAGGTCCAAGTCTAGATTGATATTCGTCAATATATTCAAAGTTATATAATTCTAGTAATTCCCTCAATTTAATATCCCATTGTTCACTATATTTTTCATTTTGAAACCAATAGTTTGGTCTGAAAATAAACTGTAAATTTAATAGTGTTTCCATTGGTGTATTTTTCTGTTATTTTTTATATTTTTAAATAGAATTCATTTTTAAATAATTTTCTATAGATATTTAGGATCGTATAGTACATCTACTAATCCAGTACCCATTGGAGCCAATTTACCATACATTATATTTGAGGCTACACTTTTTAATGCATCTTTTTCTCCATGTAATCCCGAATAGAGAAAATTTGGCAATGGTATCTCAAATGTGGCCTTGGATATAGGTCCTGTTTGTTCTCTCTTCATTCCAAACCTAGATATACTAGTCAATGTACCGGAATAGGTCATTGTATCTACAAAAATCTGTATATCTGAATTATTATTTTCAGCCATTATATTTCCCAATTCTTTTATTAAATATTCTCTAGAAGCCTCTATTCCCAATGTATTATAAATATCCCATATATGGGTAGATATTGTCCTGGTACTGTCAATGATTGGATTTGACAGCAATTCTTTATAGTTACTCCCCTCTGTATCACAATACCAATAATTACTGGTTTCGGTATTCTGCGAAGCATTCTGAGAAGCATTCTGTGAAGCATTTTGTGAAACATTCTGAGAAAGATAGTACAAATTTTTAATCCCTGGAATACCAAACAAATGAGTATTTTCTATACTTTTATCTAGATATAAAATATCCTTTATTTTTCCATTATGCACTATATGAATTTCAGGCTCTGCTGTAATTGGGGAAAATAATACGTATATATCTGGATTATCAATTATTCTTATTAATTTTTCTCTTATTACATTTAACGAAATTTTATATTCGTATAGCAATTCTTTTCTCAATTTATAGACCATTATTTTTCCTTTTTCCTTTTTAGAAACCCTTTTTTCAGGGTAATATATTTCTCTTGATATTTTATGCCAAATTTTACTAGAATTATTTAATTCATCAAAATTTAATAAATTAAACTGATAGGTCAATTTTTTAAAATGTATTTCCATTAACTTTAACCCTATTTCATCTCGTAAATCTTGTAGTTTTTTGTGGCTATTTTTAAAATATATTTTTGAGCTAATGACTTTGGGGTCTTTTGTCATTGTTAAAATCTCGTTAAATCTCGAGATTCCCCCTACTAATAAATTTTCAGATGTTCCTGCTTTATGAAAACTATCAAGGGTGGTTTGAGTCTGTTCTTTACCTATATTTTGAGCTGCTATTATACCTACATTGTCTCCAGGTTTTGCTAGGGATTTATAATATTGTTTCTCTATAATTTCTTTTAATTCAGGGATTTTACTAGGATATATATAAATTTCTTTTAATTGAGAATATAATGACGCTTTATTTTTTTCTATTATACTCTTGGTCGATTCAAAGGGCACTCCAAGCTGGGGCTGTATAAAGGAGAGAATATCGTTAATTTCTGACTCTTTTAAATGGCGTTTTTTAGTGGGTCTACCCAGGGATGGGCTTCCCGCCGAAGAAGGGCTTCCCGCCGAAGAAGGGCTTCCCGCCGAAGAAGGGCTTCCCGCCGAAGAAGGGCTTCCTGACGGGATTTTAGTTATTTTACTCATTATTTTTGTTATTTTTTTGATATAATGATTATTTTATAAATTTAATATAAAATAATTTGATTTTATTGAAATTTTTTTATTTAATTTTTTGGCTTTTTTTATACAATTTTTAATGATAGTTATTTATTCTTTAATTTTAGCCTACATCCCACAGTACGAAAATCTCGATTTGCGCCCAAAGGAACTCATCCCTTTACCCTTTTTCATTTCACAAATCAATAGGCATAAAATTGCGACTATAGTCGCGAACAAAGCACTATAAGCGACAAGCTTGTCCCAAGCTACCTCTTTTTTCATTGAGTCCTCTTTTAAGGCAAACTTGGGTTTTAGAAAGTAAATCACTACCATAGTGATCACCATAACCACAACAAGAACAATAATAGAGGTCAATACAGGATTTTTTGAATTGAACATTTTAGAGATTTTAATTTGATATATTTATTTTAGATTTTTTCACAAAAAAATTTTCTAAAAAAATTATAAAACTCCCCATTATATAAAAATGATAAAATAAAGAAAATAAATGGAAAAAAAATCTTTAATCTATCTTTCTATAGGATTATTGCTAATTTTATTAATAGTCATCCAAACTATATATTTCTATCTAAAACGTAAAACAGTTAATCCCAATTCGGACGCAGGTTCTGAAAGGAGAATACAGACTGTTTCTCAATTATTGAGATCATATCTAGGAAATAGCTGGGCGATAACCATTACCATTATTTTACTATTAATCATTCTTATTCTAGTACTATTATATTTTAGTATGAATAAATTGGGAGGAATAGATATAAATATATCCCCTTCATGTTCCACCACTATAATGATAGGATCATTAATATACATGGTTATTTACACAGCATTTATAGTATATTTATTCCTACGAATAAGACAAAAGGAAGTTGATGCGGATAAAAGGAAATTTATTGATATTTTATTATTTTCCATTAGTTTCATTATTGGATTATTACTAATTTTTGGAGGAGGATTTTATATATTGAAAAAGAGTAGAGGAGAATAAAGAAAAATAATCATTTCTTGATAAAATTGAATGTTTCTTATTATTTTATAAAATATTATAAAATGGCTAATATTTTCAATGAAACCAAAACCCTATTTATCGAGGAATCTAACAAGGCGGATTTCACACTAGATAAAATTATCAATTTTTTAAATGAAAAAGGTATAGAATATACACGACTCAGTGACAGAACCATAAATATAGGGAAAATAAGTGAAAAAGTAATAGTATTTTATTGCTGTGAATTTACTAGTCCAATAACCATAGAATGTGAATTGGCTATAATTATCCATTGTAAATGGTCTAAACTTTTTAGTAATGGTAACATTATCATGTTATCTGACAATATAATTAAAAATATTTATACAGATAAAGAGATATTACTGATAGCCAATGAGTATTATAAAATAATGGGTAAAGGTGGTGTAGAATGGGAATCAACTGTTAAAATTAAATAACGAAAAAAATAGAAATCTATTTTTTTTTATTTAAAGAAATAAAAATTGTTTAAAATATACATGATTCAAGAGAGTAGATATCTCAGCCCTGAAAAAGCTTGTAATGCCCTCTGTATCACCAGGAGAACCCTTCAAATGTGGGAATCACAAGGAAAAATCGCTTGTATCAGAACAAAGGGAGGACACCGACGATTCCTTGATAAAGACATTATTGCCCTCAAAGGAGTTAAAAAATGTGCAAGGGATATTTGCTACTGTAGAGTCTCAACTATCGGACAAAAAGGAGATCTTGAAAGGCAAATTGAATATTTTAGAGGTAAATTCCCAGATCATGAAATTGTCCAAGATATTGGATCAGGCCTCAACTTTAAAAGAAAAGGATTTAACTCCATTCTGGACGATGCACTCAAAGGAAATATCGGAGAAATTGTGGTGTCCCACAAAGATCGACTTGTCAGATTCGGATTTGAACTCGTTGAGAGAATCGTCACCTCCCAAGGGGGAAGGATCTTGGTTCTCGATCAACAAGAAACTTCCCCTCAAGAAGAACTCGTTAATGACATTATTTCGATCATCACAGTTTTCTCTTCCCGCCTCTATGGACTCAGAAGTCACTCCCTCAAGAAAAAAATCAGAAATCAATGTGAAACCTATAAAAACTCTAAAGATGAGGATATTTCCGACACAGATTCAAAAAGAGAAATTGCAGGAAATGTTTAACCAATTTAGATGGTGTTATAATTCTGCATTAACAATTCTATTCAATCATTATGGGTATAAAAATGTGTTGAAAAGAAAATCATTTTCCTTTTATACAATTAGAAATCTCATTAAAAAATATTCTTATAGAGAGACGATTCAGCAAGGAAAAAACGTTATTTTAAAATTTATAGAATTTATATATGATGAAAACCATAAAAAGGGACCTCAGCCTCATTGGTGGAAAAAAATAAATGATCGATTATATAGAGGAGCTATAAAGAAATTTATAATGGCTTTAAATTCTGCATTATCAAATTTAAAAGCTAAAAATATAAAGAAATTTAAAATGAAATATCTATCAAAGAAAAACCCATTAAAAACACTTCATTTTGAAGATTGTAATTATCCCAAGGATATAAAGGGTTTGACTGGTAGATATTGGTATACTACAAGGGACCGTAAAAGAAAGGCAATTGAATTATCAGATATTGATTGTCAAGAAAGAGGCCTAGAAGTGATATATGAAAAATCAACAAGAAAATACTTTGTTCATTATCCGGTGGATAGAGATTGGTTTCCAGAGGATGATATACGAAACGACAAACAAGTGAAGTTGTCCATCCAAAAGAAACGCATTATTTCTCTAGATCCTGGAATTAGAAAGTTTCTAGTTGGTTATGATCCCAAAGGAAAAGCAATTTTCATAGGTCAAGGAGCTCAAAATAGGTTAATTAGTTGTTTATTAGAAATTGACGAGTTAATTTCATTGGGAAAAAATCCCCATAAAAAATGGAAAAAGCTAAAGAATTTGGTTTCAGAGCTACATTATAAGGTTATAAATTTCCTAATTAAAAACTATGATATTATCCTATTACCAGACTTTAGAATTTCTCAAATGATTAAAAAGAAAAATATAGGGAGAATGACCAAGAGGTTAATGTGCATGTTTTCCTTTCATTCTTTCAAAGAGAAATTAAAGTGGAAATGTTCAATATATGATAAACAGCTAATAATCGTAGATGAATCTTACACCTCTAAAACATGCGGATGTTGCGGAGAATTAAATGAATTAAAAAGTAAAGAGACATTTACTTGTAAGAGCTGTAAAATGGAAATTGACAGGGACGTTAATGGGGCTAGAAATATTCTAATAAAAAACATTACCTTACGCTAAAAGGTTAAAATGTAGAAAAAACTAGTTTTTTCTACAGATAAAAAAGCGGGTAAGAGAAATGGGAAAAAAGGAGAGAAATTACAGATAAAAAATATCACAGGGGAATTAAAGGAAAAAAACAAGAAAGATTTCCCTAAAACACTATAAAAAAATTCTTTATAAAATTTATAAAGAAAAAAAGAAAAATAATGAGAAATTATAATATTCCGCTACGTATAGGACAATCTGAAGCCTCTTCCATTTGATAACCATTAGCTATCACATCATAGGGCCATTTCATGTTTTTAGGGCCTCCCTTGAAATTCATATTTTGTTCTGTAAATTCGGCTACCCCTGCAAACATGTCATCACAATCTTTGCATTCCCTATAAATTTGTGGTCCAGAACATAGACACATTTTTTCCTTGTTATATATCCTATATGAATACCCCACTAATACTATTAAAATAATGAGGTATATAACTAGTAATAATAGATGCATTTATTTAATGTAATAAATGAAAAATAATGAAAATTTATATTCAATATAAATTTATTTTAATGCTATTTTTTCACAGTATTTTTTATGACAATATTTTTCATTTCTTAATTTTATAACAATTTCAATATTCTCTTTTCTAGGCTTTTCTTTGTACCATGTTTAGGTATGAAAACCTCTACATAGTAATAATCGTCGCTATCATCTATCAAGGGTATCTCTGTTTCATAAGGATGTCCTTGGCTACGCAATACTGTATAATCTTTCCATGGTGTATTTTTTAGCTCATTTATCGTTTTTGCAACCCTTTCCATTGTGACTGCAAATTTTCCATTGAAATTGTTATATACGGTTTTTTCTCTATTGGAAAAAATGTACATTAAAGGATATTTCAGAGAATATTCAAAGGAATTATCTCTATCCAATTCTTTTTTTAATTTTTCCCCTTTATTCTTTTCCATGTAAAAACTTAGATACGGAGCCTGTTTTTGATCTACATATCCTTGAGCATAATCGGACCATTCATTATAAGATGTACCTGCGGCTCCAGCCTGACCATTCACCGTTAATATTCCCTTGTCATGTAAAGCCAAGAGATCGTCTTTTAGTGTTTGAGAGTCAGCTTCCAAGGGACCATAATGATACGGTGTTTCCTCTATTTCTCCTCTTATAAATTTCTTGTTCACCTCTAATAATTCTTTATAGGTTTTAACAGTGAAAAATTCTTCCATTTTGTTTAATGGATATAATTGCTAAAATTATTCAATTTTATATGGTTATAAAATTTATTGTTATTTTATTGACATTAAATACTGCAATTTTTCATTCCAGAAACAATATCGGGAAAATTATCTTTAAAGTAATTTTCATATACGGTAAAGGCTGCTATAACCTCTTTACATTTCTCTGTATCACCTCCCTTGTCAGAATGATTTTTAATGAGCCAATTTTTATATTGTTTTTTATGTCGTTTAAAATTATCACTTTTTTTCCCTGGTATAACTTTTTCAAGAACAATTATACCATGTTTTATCAATACCATTCCAGCATTTCCAAATTCCCCCATTGTTACTTTAGGTTTCTTTGCTTCTTCATTTGGTATTTCTTGTTTTGAATTGGTATTTTTTTTCTCTTGACGTTTTTCAAATGTTTCTCTGGTATTTTTATGTGCATTATTTTTTCTATTGATTTCTTCATTTCTCTTTTTAATTTCTTCCTCATAATTTCCCCCTGTATTTTTAATAGAGATATCCAATGCATCGATTTTTATATTTAATTTTCCAATTTCCTCGAATAATTTTTTCTTTTTCTCTTCCAAGGCCTTTTTTTCATCTGTCAATTTAATTACATCCCTGGCTAAATCATACTCACGAATTTGATCCAATATTTTTTCTATGGTTTTCTTACTTGTTACCACATCTTTATAGCTACCGTCAATTTGTTTTACATTTTTCTCATAATATTTCTTTCCATTTTTATGGATTTTATAATAGTAATTAGTAGGATCCATTTTTCTTGGTATTTTTATATATCTTTTAATATAAAAATAGATTTTATTGGGTTATTTTATTTATCATGTTTTACAGCATGTTATTTGGATTTTTTGTAATACTAGAATTAATGGATTTTCAATTTCAGGGAGCCATATTTCGGTATTTTCTCTTTTTCTAGAGGATAAAATATTATAATTTTTTTGTATCTCATTTTTGGTATTTTCATCAGACAAAATATCACCTTTACAAATAGCAATTGATACAGGTTCAGAATTAGCAAGGGATGTACATATATTGTCAATGGAATTTTGGGTATGGATATCCTGGAATATAAATCCATTGGGATATGGTATGGGGTATCCATCTTTCCATATATCGATTCTATCAGGGTAAATGTCTATTTGGGTCACATTGTAAAATAAATCACCTTTTTTTCCACTGCATAAAATTTGTCGTATTCTATGGGCTTCTTCTGAACATTTATTCTCTGAGATTTTAGAGAGGTTATTATAATCTTCGGAATACACTGAATCAAACTGATTTATGGCCAAGGGAATATAATCCAAATTTGATTGTCTTTTACGCTCTATTTCATCTTTTATTCTTGTCATGCGAGAAAAACTATCGGGATGAGGATCAAATTTAGATGCAAGTTTACTATACAATTTTCCAAAAAAATTGCCTTTATTTATATTTTGTTGAAAATCATTGTAATGTGTCCTGAACATTGAATACCCATTAGCCAAATCCAGAGAAGAACAGACCGAAATTGCACCAGAGTCTGCACGTGATTCGCATATATGACCAATTCCTAACAAACATAGTTTTACGGCTGGTAATATAATTAATGGTCCAAATCTTTTTTGAAGACCTAATATAACACCTAAACTTGTACCAATTGTGATGAGACTATGACACTCTTTCAAATGGGTCAATTCATGGGCAATAGTGAATGCCTCTGCATCATTAGGATCTAATGCTAAAATATTCACCCCAAATAAACCTACTGAAAAAGACCCGGTAGATGTTTGAGTAATGTAAAGGTTTCTAGGATGATAATTGAGTTTTTTTGATATTTCCGAGACTTGGCATTTCAGCCTATCAGATACAGGTTTAAATGTATAAAAAAAATTAGCTGCTGAATACGCCAAATAAGTAGCATAACCACCGATAACGACATTGGCAATGGTATTTAACTTCATTTTGATAGGTATAATAGACTGTATCTATGGTCTATACGTCTATATTTGATTGGCGATTCAATTTTATAACATTATTTCACCTCAAATTCCGTGATATTTCCATTATCCTCATACATGACTAATTTTGCCCCTTGGAAACAAGACCATTCAGCCCTTGATAGACAAATGGAATTTTCAGGGCTGCATGTAGCATTGCATAAAATATCGAATCCTGTATTATTTTTCCGTTCAAAAGAAATGTCTATAGGATTTTCGGGGGAAATTATCTTTGTTAAATTAGGTAACCTGATTATCCCCTTGTTTTCCGATTCAATTCGTGTAATATGTTTCCCCTTTATTTTCTTATCTAAAAGAGACATGTCTAATATTTTTATAGTGTCAAATTCTTTCCCCATTTTTCAGCAAATTATTTATTTTTAAATAATTTTATTAATATTTGTTGTATATTTTCATTAGATATCAAATTTTTCATTAATCACCCATACACCACCACTGTTACATTTTCTCCCTTTAATTCTTTAACGATAATCTTTTCAATTTTTTTCCAATCACCTCCCGCTAAACCTGCACCTATTTTAGGGAGACCAATTGTTTCCCCTGAAAAATTCTCTTTAATATACCTCATACATTTTTTCAATGCGGAATAATCCAATGAATTCTTTTTTCTATAGTCATATTCTGTATAACAATTTACTATATATTGATCACCTACTGTAAATAATCCACAAGTTCCTAGCTTTTCAATATCTCCTCTTTTTGTTTTACAATCAAGAGTATAAACGCCAGGGTATTTATTCTTGATTGTTTTAGCTATTCCGCCGCCCATTACACAAAAACAATTACATCCATGTCCTATTACGCTAAATTCTTTTTCAGCAAACATTTTCAAGAGATCTCCATTTACATATTTTAGCTTCCATTCATTGCTAGATTTCTCTTGGGGGTTTTCTAATTTTTGATATGGCATTTTACAGTATTGTATTAGAAATCTGGTGATAATCTATTTATCTATATTCTTCAATTCAATTTTATCAGGATCTTTACCGGTATCTTTATCAGCATCTTTTTCTGGATTGAGATTATTGATAATTTCCTGTACTTGTTCTATAATTTCATCATCAGCCAATTCATCTGAAATTTTGAATATCTTACAAAATTTATCCAATTTATATACTTTTAGGCCATTATAATATCTTTCTGATAATTTTCCTTTTTCCCTAAATTTATTATCCATTTCTATTATATATTTGGTCAGAATGATTATATCATTTTCTATATCAGAAAAATCTCTACATTTTTCTCCTGATGAGTACTCTATACCTAGTTTTCTACAATATACCTGTAATTGCGGTTCTTCCAGCACAGAAATAATTTTTCTACTAATTTCCTTTTTTCTTTCTAGATTTATAGGTTTGAATACAGAATTTTGTATTCTTTTCTTCATTTTTTCTTGTATTTTTATTTTTTAAATGTTTTCAATAAATGAATGGAAACAAATTATTGGCTGTGATATCTATAGTGATTATAGTGCTAGTTGTGATCACTGTGATTCTAGTATTTTGTTTCAGTAAGAAAAATGAGGGATATGGGATTAATAGAGAATTTAATGGAAAAATTGATAGCAAAAACTATAACAAGAGGTCTATCGAGAGATCATACAATAATAGTGTAGCTATTTCTTGCTTGACAAATCCTTCCCCTATTGATGCACAGTTTGGTAGTGTCTTGTATATTGCTGGTAATACCCCTATACCAGCAGCGAAACGTAGATTTTTATTATATAATTCCTCTAAATTTACAATGAAGGTAATTTCCTTTACTTTTGGTGGTTATGATAGAAAATATAGCTCAGTAACTGAGTTGATTGATGAAAAATTAATGAATCAATATAATTATACAAATATCGTTCTTCCGGGCAAGGTATTTTCTCTTGATGAAATGAATGATAAACATGTAATGTACAAGGGATGGTATAATTCTCCTATATGGATAGCCTATACATTACAAAACCCCTCTTTAGCTGCAGATATAGCAAATGGTTATGTTTCTCAGCCATCAGTATCATCTCTAAAATACCAAGTCATTGGATGGTATCAAATGAGATTACAGGATGAATTGAGTAAATATTCCGGAGGTCCCTTTGGAAATGGAACAATGATTAGAAATGCTTGTATTCATTGGAAAACAGGAGATAATATAGGAGATGCTAGACCGTTGGATTTAATAGGAAGTGATGGTCAATGTAAATATTATACAGAATTATATACATTTGATCCAGTAAATGTAAAGAGTACAATTTGTAATCTAGGTATCGTTTTCCCCAATACAGTATATCTTAATGATCCCATGAATTTGGCTACATGTTTAAGAAATATTGCAATGTCAGGTAGCGCATTAGCAATGAATAGTACAATTGATCTAGATAATTTCATGAGTAAATCAGAGCTGGGATCAAAGCTCACCCATTGGATAGATAATATTGACTCTTCTGTTTCAGCAATTTTATGGTTTTATACTCAAATAGGAAAAGTAATGACAAATAATGGCCTGTCTAAAATGTTTAAAAATGCAGTGACGAATATTAATATCAAGGATATCTCCCAACAACAACTTGATTTAATAGCTACACAATTTATCAATGGAAGTACAGCGGAATCAATTGGAAATAAATTTTTGGAATTCCTCGGAGTTTTTCTTGATATTATAAAACATTATATTTATGAGAATATGGATACTATATTTTTCTCTATAAAAAATGTAATTGTAAATAGCATAATTTCAGCTATTGATAACCTGAATATTTTTCCCACTGAAACATTATTAAAAATTGAAAAATTTCTAGATAGTATAACATTGGAAGATCTAAGAGAAATTATAATCAAATATAAATTCCCTTCAAGAATAACATTGGAGAATGTAAATGACTTTGGAAATAAATTAAATGATACAATTTCATCTGAAAAATTCCAAAAATTATTTTTAAACATTTCATCTAAAAAACTAGGAGAATTGATAACATCACAAATAGAGCTTTGTAAGGCCAAATTTAATATAATTTTACCATCATTGGGAATATCTGAAATTTCATATGGAAAATCGGGGAAGGAAAAATATGCTGTAAAAAGAAGAGGATGGATAAACTCGGAAATGAAAAAGGGAAAAATAGGATTAGATGCTAGATGTAGTGGGTTATGGCAAATCGAATACTATTAATTTTTTTTGCATGTTCTTTATAGGTTTTATAAAGAATTTTATATAGAATTTTTGTTTATTACTTTTTATTAATTTAAATTTTCAAGATCTGCATCCATGACATAGATATCCATCGGGATCTGAATAGGGATCATAATATCCCTTGCAATTATCACAACAATAATGCTCTTGACATTTTTCACAATAATAAAAAAAATGAGGCATCATGTCTCCAAAAATAGCATATCCACGATTTTCACATTTTACGCAAAAAAATAACTCTACATCAGCAGTGTAATCCATTAATAATTTTTCAGCTAGAATATGCTTTTGTTTTTTACTGAGATTATCAATGTTTTCCATTTAGTTAGTTGTATTATCGTAATTAACTGTTAAAAACATGCTAAAAAATTCAATTTTATATGGTTCATTTACATATCATTTTTTAATTGATTTCTAGATAAACTTTGGATGATCTTGGCATTTGCTATTGCATGAGGCAATTTTTGTACATTTACATATTCTATTTCTACTGCATATTTTTTCACACCATTTACATACATTATTTCTTCATATTGACCGCTTTTAGAAATGTAGAAAAACCTAGGTTTTTCTACATTCCCACCTCCAAGCGTAGGTTTTTTATTAGGATGTTTCTTGCTCCATTGACATCCCTATCAATCACTAATTTACAGCTCTTACAAGTGAATGTCTCTTTGCTTCCTATATTATTTAGCTTACCACAACACCCACATGTTTTAGAGGTATAAGATTCATTTACAATTAACAGCTGCTTGTTATAGGTTGAACATTTATACTTTAGATTTTCTTTAAAAGAATGAAAGGAAAACATGCACATTAACCTCTTGGTCATTCTACCCAATTTCCTTCCCTTTACCATTTGAGAAATCCTAAAGTCAGGTAATAGAATAATGTCATAGTTTTTAATTAGGAAATTAATGGTCTTCCAATGTAGCTCTGAAACCAAATTTTTTACCTTTGACCATTTCTTAAAAATTTCCCTTGTAAGACTAACATGTTTATCTGGATGCAATTCCCTCTCTGAACATAGACCGTCAATTTCTAATAACAAACTTGATAGCTTATTTTTTGCCTTTTCACCTATATTAAATGTCCTTCCTTGCGGGTCATAGCCAACTAGAAACTTTCTTATTCCTGGATCTAGTGAAATTACTCGATTCTTTTGAATGTTAAAAGATTCTTGTTTATCGTTTCTTTTATCATTCTCTGGAAACCAGTCATTTTCCACTGGATAGTGAATATAGTATCTATCAGTCGTTTTTTCATGGATCACTTCTAATCCCTTCTTTTTCAAAGCTAATTCCTTTAAAGAAACACTAATACGTCTATGGTCTTTTGTGGTATAAGTATAACGGCTTTTAATGTCATTAATAAAAGAGGGATAATGCCAATCTTCAAAATGAAAAAATTCAGTGTCAGCTTTTTTCTTTAAAAATCCCATTTTAAATTTGGTTATATTTCCTGCTTTAAAATTGGAAAGGGCACTATTAATCCCCATTATAAATTTTTTAACAGC